AGACTGGAATTACAGACCAGAGTCCTGCGGGTAATGATGGAACTTATAACGGCGGTATGGGGGTCACAGACGGCAAGTTTGTGTTTGATGGGACAGATGACAATATCTCATGCCCTATCGTCACCCCCACATCGTGGACACTTGCTGCTCGAATCAACAGTGACAACCTGTCGGCAAACAGACGACTAGCTTTGTATGTTGGTGATGGCGGATCGAATGGGTTTGGAATCGCTTCTAGTGGAAACGTGACGGGTCGGATCTCTGTTCTGTTTGGCGGCGTAGCATGGAATGACTCTGCTTCGTCATACACAGCAGGAGTAGACACACACATCGTAGCCACATGGGATGGCACTACATTAACGATTTACAAAGACGGCAGTTCAGTGCTTTCGTCGACGCCGACTGCCCCAATCACGCCTACAGGGCAAGTCACTGTGGGAGATGACAACTCTACGAATTCTGCACATATAGGAACTGTAGACGACATCCGAATCCTAGACCGTGCCCTTTCCGCCGCTGAAGTCCTCTCACTCTACAACAACGACATCAGCGATGAATCCGGAAACGGTAACGACGCTTCTATGAATAACGGAGTCTATGTCGGAGAAAACAACGACATTGTATTTGAAGGGGGAACTGACAATATAACCATACCAAACACGTCAGTATGGGGAAGCTATGCGTTCTCTGCGTGGATCACACGAACAAGTACTGCTGGGTTTTGTTTAGTGTCTAGCAGTGTTTACTACGTTGGCCTTGGTTTAGACGGAAGTGCGTCTGCCAGTCAAAATGGAGCCAACTACAGTATGTACGTAGATGGGGTGAATATAGGTTATAATCCGAATAGAGATGCCGTATTCGACGCTATACCTGTGGATCAAAGGGTTCACGTAGTTCTTAATATTTCAACTACTACAAACTGGGGAACTGTTCCTCTGTATTTTGGAAGCTACAAAACTACGTCGTTTGGACTAGTAGGATCAATGGAGGATGTCCGGTGGTTTGACCGTTCATTAGTAGAAGCTGAGAGACTATTTTTAGGTTCAGAAGTTGAAGTTGAAGTCCCAAACACTAAAGGCTCAGCCCTATCAATCGTTCCGAGCTATGACGATTGGGGAAACGCAACTCTGAACGCTCTGGACTTCAGTGGCGGCGGGAATGTCGGAACACTTACAAACATGACGGCCAGCGAATGGATTGCGGATACGGATAGCGGCGGTACGCGGGCTTTGGATTTTGATGGGACGAATGATTATGTGGATATAGTTGATTCATCTACTGCTGATTCTAATTCTCCTACTGTTACGTTTTGGTTTAAGACAGCGGGGGCTGGAGCGGGGTATCGAGGCGTCATTGTTAAGAAATTAGCATATGGGATATTCTTTAATGGTAATGAGCTAGGGTTCTATGATTGGACCGGAGGATCATGGAGAGGTAGCGGCTCATCCTACACTGACGACATCTGGCATCATGCTTGCTTTGTGTTCCGCAACGGGGTTTCCAGTGGAACCGATATGTATGTTGATGGGGTACTACTTGCTTCCGCTTTGAACACCGTTTCGAATCAGAATGCCGGTTTATGGCTGGGAGGGGGCGACACTCCCGGACAATATGCAAACGCAGACCTCGATGACGTTTACGTCTGGGACCGTGCCCTATCCCTCGACGAAATCAAAGCACTCGCAAGCACACGAAACTATTTCGACCCTTCCTTGCTAGTTGCACCAGTTGCACCAGTTGTTCCACCTCTTACGACAATCTGTTCAGAAACACGTCAACTCAAAGACACGGTCCTCAATCTGAGGGCCTCTACCGGCGTGACCGATCAGACGAACTATGGGAATGATGGTACATATCAAGGAGGGATGGGTGTCACTGATGAGGCATTCTTGTTTGAAGGTGTGGGAGACTACATAAATGTTCCAAATGTTGGTGAGTTTGCATCAGGTGAAAGTTTCACATCGAGTGCGTGGATAAAGGTAACAGCACTACCACCTTTCGCGTCGTCAATCTTAGTAAAAGGGTATGGGACTGCGGGGCAGGTTAACCCGTGGTGGATGTTGTTGATAGATGGGGCTGGAGCGATTGGATTGCAAACACGTAACGCAGCCTCAGCTACGTCTACAGCAACTGGTGGTGATGTCAGTGACGGGGCATGGCATTTTGTCACTGGAGTTTACGATGCTGTTTCTGCTACTTTGACCACCTATATAGATGCGGTTTCGGTTGCAACTGCATCGGGTGTTGCGGCGGGAGCTTATGGAACCAATTCGGGAGACTTGGAAATTGGCGGCACTCACTTAGACCGATGGTGGACAGGCTCCATCAAAGACGTTCGCATAATCCCAAGGGCCATCACAGTTACTGAAATTCGAGAACTCTTCAACGCCACTGCCCGTCCAGATATCGCTGGGACTGTCTTGCACCTGAGACCCGAGACGGGATTAGTTGATCAGAGTGGAACGCAGGATCCAGCGGCATACAACGGTGGGATGGGGGTTGTTGGTCGTCGGTATGTGTTTGATGGGACGGATGATTATGTTCGGGTGACCGCCCCCACTGCTGCAAGCGAAATAACGATTTCAATGCACCTCACCCCTGCGTCGATAGGTTCGCTAGTGCTGCCTTACGCTTTGGTTCCTGGGGGGAATGGACATCAAATTAGAATTGAGGCCTCTGGAAAAGTAGGGGTGTTGTTTAACAACATTTCCGTCATAAATGGAACAACCATTCTTTCTGCCGGTACAGAATACCACATAGCCGCAACAAACAACGGAACGACTTCTAAGCTCTACATCGATGGAGTGGAAGAAGCCAGTGGGTCTCAGACGTATTATGTGCCCACAGGTGAGGGTATAATTGGTGCAGCGTCAAATGGGACAGGGTTTTACTTAAACGGCTCCATCAGAGACTTCCGAATGTTTGATGTAGCCATCACCGCCGCACAAGTCCTCACCCTCTACGAAGGTGTTCCCGGCTACGAGCCAGCATTACCGACACGCCAGATAGCCGATACGGTACTGCACCTGCAAGCCGATTCGGGCGAACGCGATTTATCGAACCACGGGAACTACGGGACGTTCACTGGGACCGATATCGCGGCGAATTCTACTGATACGGAATTCGTGTTTAATGGTACGGATGACTATATCGACTGCGGGGAAGTAATCTCGGGTACTGGTTCGTTCTCAGTGTCATGCTGGGTCAAGTTTGATGTCGTCACATCCTCCTATCAGGGAATCGTTGACCAGTGGCATAGTCTTTCTGGTTCACTGCTATGGCTAAGTAATAACAACAAATTCCGATTTGAAATAGACGGTTACGCTGCTACCTATTCCACTACGGTGGCCGTTGCGGACACGTGGTATCACGTGTGCTGTGTCTACGATGGGGTTACGCGGGATTTATATGTGAATGGAGTATTAGAGGGTTCAGTGAGTCAAACATCACGTGTCAACGCCGCCTTAGACTCACTTATCGGCGACGGTAGCCGAGGCGGAGGCGGGTATTTAGACGGCGAACTTGACGACATCCGAATCCTCGACCGTGCCCTCTCAGCAGGCGAAGTAGCCCTCCAGTACAACAAAGGCGTCAGAGGTTATCGCCCAGTCGGATTACTCGGCGGCGAAGTCCTTGCATTGAACATGTCCCGCCACGATGTAGGTGTACTGCCGGATACTGTCCTTCAACTGGATGGTAAAACGGGCGTGACCGATCAGAGTCCGATGGGGAATGATGGAACTTATAACGGCGGTATGGGAGTGACGGATGGGAAGTTCGTATTCGATGGTACGGATGATCACATCTCCGTCCCCGAAACCGACTGGACGTTTGCTGGTGATTTCACCATATCTGTCAGGGTTAAATTTAATTCTTACATTAACTACCAAAACGTCATATCAACAACTACAGATTCCAATGCAAACTTTGGATTTTGGGTGGAGTTCGGGACGGGTCGTGGATTTACGCTGACCTCAAATGGTTCATTCGTTCTGCAAGACAATCTCGTATCACTTACAGCATTGAATACAGGTCAATGGTATCATTTTCTGATTACTAGAGTTGGCACAGCAGTGTCTGGGTGGATGGATGGGGTTCAGTTTGGATCAGCTACCTCATCAGCAACAATTGGCAACACGGTGAACCCACTATTGATAGGGAAGTACGCAGCGAATCATTCTGCAAACCGAGTAGACGGCGAAGTGGACGACATCAGGATTATGCAAACAGGGTCCACTACGGCTCAGATTAACACCCTCTACAACAACGATATCAGCGATGAATCCGGCAACGGAAACCATGGCACTCTGACCAATGGGGCTTATGTCGGTGAGAGTGATGAGATCGTTTTTGACGGGGTGGATGACTATGTGAACTTCCCCGATCAGACGTTGCCCACTGGTGTGACAGACCTATCAGTTTCGCTTTGGTGTAAAGCCGACGACACAGCCGCAGAATACAGAGCGTTCGCATACAACACGAACGATGTCTTCATATCGCTGATAGTAAACCAGGGGGGAACTGCCAACCGGATACAGGGGTTAGTCCATGCGTCAGGCTCAACGGCAGTAACTACAGACGCCTACACTGTCACCGATTGGATACATATAGCTGTGACGGCTACTGAAAGTGATAGGTTCGATTTGTATGTCAATGGGGTGCTTGTTGGATCAGACTCTTCTATTGGAACATTCGCCGTAACTTCTGGAAGTCCTACATACAATAACTTTGGGGCGTCGAGGATCAATACAATCCCTTTCCGTGGCTCTATGAAAGATTGTCGCGTCTTCGACCGTGCCCTCACCGCTGCCGAAGTCGCATTCCTCGCATCAGAAGCTGAAGTTGAAGTCCCAAACACTAAAGGCTCAGTCCTATCAATAGTACCCAGTTATGATGATTGGGGCAATGCAACTCTGAACGCTATGGATTTCAGCGGGAATGGTAATGTCGGAACACTTACAAATATGACGACTGGCGACTGGGTTGCTGATACGAGTGAGGGTGGTACGAGGGCGTTGGACTTTGATGGGAGTGATGACTATGCCCTCTTTGGTGCAAAAATACTGGATGGGGCTTCTACATTTACGTTAGCTGCGTGGGTTAGGCCAGATTCATTTACCAACAATGGATACATATTCGGCAACTCTAACAGTGCAGCCACTGAATCTTACTACATGTTCCTCAGGGCAAGTCCGGCAGGCTCAATTGATGTGCAATTTGGAGACGGAAGCACCCTTTGCGGCGATTCTACTAATGACGGAACAGTAGTTCCAACAGGTTCCTGGTCTTTTGTTGCGGCTGTAGTTGACGCCTCTAATATCACGCGGTATTTGGACGGAGTTCAAGTAGGGACGATAGATAGTCACTCTTGTTCTGGTGGAGTAGTGGCAAATGGGAACGATTATATTGGGAATATAAATTTCAATAATTCAGGACCACAAGCCAGTAGGTATTTTGATGGTGATATCGATGACGTTTACGTCTGGGACCGTGCCCTATCCCTCGACGAAATAAAAGCCCTAGCCTCAACACGAAACTACTTCGACTGCCCCATAATCACAGCCAATCTCTTTGGAGACGCCGTTAAAATGCTAATGGGACAAACTCACTAACAACAACCTTTTTAACTTTTGGAGAATTACAATGGCTGAACGAATTACACTTACTTTTGGAGCTTACTCACGATCATTGGACGTACCCGATGGCGTGACGAGCATCATCCACGACGCATTTTCTGATGCGTACAACCGACCCGAAACCGTTGAAGACCCTGCTGATGCAGAGGCGACAATACCTAATCCAGTGACTAAGGAGGATTTTACGGCAAAAAGGATTAGACTTTACGTCGAGCAGATATTAGCAGGATACAACAAAAAGCAAGCAGTAAGTGCTGTTACCGAGAGCACCGCCGCTAGCACTCAGGCTATCTTAGACGCCGTAGTGATAGACCCAGTATAAATGAGATGGTTAGACCCTCAGAGGGAGACCTTTCTCCTATTTAAGGGTCAAACCTCTAAATTGTGTATATTACTTATGAGTGGTAAAAGTAAAACCTTGAGAAAGAGGGTTATATCATGATTTACGGAGGAGCAACTTGGTCTGAATTACCCCTATCTACCCAATGGCAGATGATGCTAAATGGTGATCAGGTGGCATATTCGGGTATTATCAAAACCGTACTAGATGAAACACTCAAGATTGAGACCCAGAAAGACTTTACGTAGGGTGAAAAATGGCTTGTAATATTCATGCAGAAGATGTGGGAACTAAGCTACTTATTACGGTCACAGACTGTGGTACGGTGGTTGATATTTCTACAGCAACTAGTTTGTCAATTTTTATCAGGAAGCCAGATTCCACTGTTCTAAGTCGTACTGGGGTGCTATATACTGATGGTACGGACGGTAAAATGTACTATGCGACTATAGCTGGGGATCTAGATGTAGCTGGATCTTACAAGATTCAGGGAAAAGTGGGGCTTCTTAGTGGAGCCACTCACTCTACCAGTTTGTCTACTTTTAGGGTAGAATGTAATCTATAGGGGTAAAATATGTCTTGGCAAGGTCAAATGAGCACTATTGTGCGATATCTCATAGATGATATCGACTCCGATAGTTATACTTTTTCGCCCCATCGTATTGAAACAACGATATTGGTAGCTGCACAGTTAACACAAATGACTGTCGAGTTTGGTAAGACTTACAGTGTAAATGTTGAAAATTGCACTCTAAGTCCAGACCCAACCGTGGAAACAGAAGATCATGCTTTTATTACTCTCATTTGCTTACGTGCGGCGTGTATCATCGTGGGTAGTCAAATACGTAGTGAGTCAGGAAATGCTATCTCTATCAAAGATGGCCCCTCTGCTATTGACCTACGTGGAGTAACTAACACCCTTACCGTTCTCTATAAAGACTTGTGCGAAAAGTACGAGAGGGCGGAAATGGAATATCGAGCAGGTAGTAGTATTGCGGGACAAGCTATCCTTGGTCCTTACAGTCCCGGTTCAGACAACGTTTCAGGAAGTAGCACTGGTGGTCACAGGGGCACCGGCGGATTCTTCGATTATTAAGGGAGAGATAAATGCCTAGCCAATTAAGTTCAGGCGATTTAATAGCGAGCATCAGTGCAGACCTTGCAGATAATAACGCTGGGGGTATTTCCGCATATGATGTGCGTCATAATATGGAGGACATTGCGTTCTCTATCAATAAGGTTGTAGCTAGTGGCGACACTGAGGTGGAATTTCCGTTCTTTAACTCTGTAAAGGTTAGTAGTGCGGATTCTTCTTCTCCATCTTCTAGTGCTAGTTATGGTGATCTGATTATCGATTCTGGGGTGTTTTTCCCCAACGCTACAGACGTGGCTAAGAGAACTCAGCGACAAACTGAGCCGTGGCTTGGAGACGCAGGTATCGATCATGATAATCTACTTAACCTGAGCAATGATACTCATACTCAGTACTACAACCGTCTCGGTGTAGATGCTGCTCGTGGTAACGCATTGCTTGGAAATATGGCTACTGATCAACGGTGGATTAATACATCTGGTATTGCCAATGTTGGGTTTCAATTTGTTCAGACCAACGGCACGGCTACAGAGCAGGATATCAACACTTCTGGTAATATCAAGTTTATGAGGGATAATTCTATTATTCCAAATACTGCTAAGGGTGTTGCCAAGGCTTGGTGTACTTTTGACGCTAGTGGAGTAGGGAATGTCCCCGTTGTGAGATCTTGGCACAATATTGAAAGTATTGAACGTCTAGCTCAGGGTAAGCTAAAGTTGACATTTACCTCTGGTGTTTTCGATGCTAACTCATATGTTGCCATTGGTTCTGCTAATGCCACAACGGCTAGCGGTAGTCAGGAAGACTTCTCAGTAAACACGGTGGGTCTTGTTCTACGCGAAGGTAACGCTGGCCCGGATGATGGGTCAACCAAGAGAACTATAACATACGTTATCAAAAATGAGAATGGTGACTATGTAGATTCTGAAAGATGTGACTTGGTCGTATATGGCTACTCACCATCAGAAACTTCCGGCACTCCGCCTACAATGATCGGGCTTTAAAATAACAGAGGGTAAATATGTCCACTTTCTTCTTAGCAGATAGGGTAAAAGAACTATCTAGAACAACTGGCACAGGGTCTATCGTACTCGACGGTGCCGTCAGTAGTTTTAGTGGGTTTGGTGATTTCTACGCTTCTGGTGACGTAGTATTCTACGCCATGACAGATGGTGTCCAGTATGAAATTGGTTCTGGTATTTACGAGAAAAGCGGTAGTGATCGTGTTCTTACACGTAATCCCTTTCGTAGCTCTACCATTAACTCTGGACCCTACTTCCTTAATGGCAGTAGTGATTCCGGTCCAACCGCTGGTACAAGTGGTTACTTTTACCCTCTTTACTTAACACGGTCGGCTGCAATCAGTGGTGTTGGATATACTGATGGTCCATACGCAGGTGTTATGGAGCACACGTTCTCTGGAGATCCCGGTACAACATTCTATATGCCTACCGATCATCAGGGTCACGCTACTCAGCTTCACGGTGGAGTTAGTGGAACTGACTACGAAACGGCACGTAGCCCTATTAGCTGGACAACAGGTCTAAAAGAGGTTTTCGTTACATACCCCGGCAAAACCTCTGTTTATAACGGTTATGGTCTTGATGGTGATATATCTGAACCTAAGCATAGTGGACTTGCGTTCTGGCGTAACGAGCAGATCATCAATCATACAGATGACATGGTTTGGGATGATGTTAATAACCGCCTAGGTATAAGTCAGACGGCTCCCCAATATGCCCTAGATATCGGTGGTGAAAGAGCTTACTCTATTATAAGGGTTTCTGGTATTGTAGAGGGCGGATCTGGCATTATGTTCTCTGGTGGTCAGCTTACGCACACTGGTGCTACGGCTTCTGGTGGTAAGCAGCTTGAACCTTTCCTAAGGAATGAATTGGGCAATGCCTCTAACGGAGTGATCGAACTAAGTGGTATTGTAGATCAATATATTGGTCTGGCTAAACAAACTCCGGGGACCGTGTTCGCTGGTCCTACGGTAAACCACTGTGGTACTCCACCATGTTCTCCAGATGACCCCTCGTTCCGACTTTTGAATATCGACGATATTCCACTAGCCGCTCTTACTACTAGTGGAAACTTTGTTCTACAGAAGAATGTTGGTCTGGACGGTCAGACCGCTAACATTACCCCTAATAACTTCACATTAGGAATGGTCGCTATTTATGCTGGCAGTGGTAGCGTCACGTATGATAGCGGTATTCTCTTTGATTACAACAATAATCGCCTACTGGTTGGTGGTGATGCCTCTACGGATTCACCTAATTATAACTTAGACGCCCGTGGTACTCTCGGTTCTCAATCTGGTTATTTTAACCAACTGATATTCACTGATGGTTTAATTAGAATTGGTACACAAGCTGGTACTGATGAGGGCAATTCGACTGAGAACTACCATTTAGTAGGAGTTGGTGACTATGCTGGTTTTGGTGTTAGTGGTATTTCTGATGGTGTACTTATTGGTCACTTCGCAGGATTCAACTCCCAGTTAATGTCTGGAGTTGTCATTGCTGGTCTCCATGCTGGCGACGGCGGTTATGATATTGATGACTCCGTAGGAGTGGGAACACAAGCTCTCGCTTTTGCTACAGGGGTTGCCGCTTCTCAGGTCTTAGGTAGTGGTGCTGGTAGTGGACTGTTGGATTCAAGTTCTGTTTCAGCTATTGGTGTTGGTGTTGCTCAGGGTGCCTCTGGGCTGGCTAATGTAATAGCTGTAGGTACGGACTCAGCTAATGGTGCGTCAGTACTTACTAACGTAGTAGCTGTAGACCTCCGCTCCACATACAACTCGTCCAATCTAACCGACGTATTTGCGGCTGGTAGAGATTCTGCGAGTGAATCAGCGGGTCTTACTAATTGTTATCTTATAGGTGTTCAGTCAGCTAGTGGATCTGCGGCTCTACAAGAGTTGATTGGTTTGGGTAGTTCAGTCGCTAGAGAAGCGTCTGGAGTTCAAAACTCTGTGGCACTAGGTAATAAGACCCTAATGTATGCTTCAGGTATAGACCAGTCTAACTTTATAGGTGAGCGTGCTGGACGATCTGGCCTTAATCTCATCGACGTAGTAGGTATTGGTACTGACGCTGCTGAGTCTGCTAGTGGTACCAACAATATCTACATAGGTAATAACGCTGGTGTAGCCGTCTCTGGTAATGAAAACATTGAGATCATTGGTTCTGGAGCGGCGGCTAGTTTTCTGGGAACAGAGGCTAGCGGTAAGATCAACATAGGTAATACTATCGTTGGAGATATTTATGGTGGTAAGGTTGGGTTTGGTAACCCATCGGATGCTTCTCCGGGAGCGACCGTCTTTGTAACACCTAAGGAAAATGATGACGCAGCGTTTATCGTACGTCATCCAGCGTCTGGTAGCTCTACTCCTTATATGCAGTTGCAATCTGGTGACGCTACCACGTTCTACCACATCACAAACAGTGGAGATGTCATCACCAGTGGATGTATGAACCCTAGTGGTGGTCTACTACTAGAAGCTATAACTCCAGCAGATTGGATGAATACTACTACTAACCGCCTGTATAACGACGCTGGAACACTGAAGTTTAATGGCGTTGCTGTATCTGTTGGTGGTGGATTTTCCAGCTTTGATCTTCGCAGTCAAATTGATGACACTGCTGACTCTGGCGTTGAGATTACTACTGGTCAAACCGTTTTGTTTAGCGGTATTCACGTAGATACACAAATTGATTCTGGTAACAGACATATAATAGTTGATGCTGGTAATCTTTCGGGTGTTCTTCAAAACCAAATTACAGCTTCAAACTTCCAGTTCTACTCAATGGCTAGTGGGGTTGATGCTGGTAACAACTCATTGAAGCTAATGGAGAAGGACTCTGTTATAGCGTTCTCTGGAGTTAGTGGTATACATATAGACTTCACCGACCTAACAGATGGTACGAATAGCTCTGGCCTTTATTCTATTGGATACGACCCTTCTTCAAACTACACATTCAACGTTACCAATGGTGATGTTGCAGACGATATCATCACAAGCACTGAGACGGTAACGATCAGCGGCGTAAGTGGTGTACGTGCTGAGTATGATGCTGCCAGCAATACATTCCGGATCGGTGCCAGCGGTCTTTCTGGTGTACTTCAAGCAGGAATAGACACCAATACAGGGTTCTTGTCAAATGAGAATGGTCCCATTTCCGTCAGTGGTGTTAGTGGTATTGCCGCTTACGCATCCGGTCAGGTTGATCTAATAACGCTAGGCGGTGCAACTAGTGGTCTTATTCAACAAAACAGTAACTACATCATGGACCCAGCGGGTAGTGGTAGCTTATCACGCCTAGGTATCTCCAATGGGGGATTTGTTACCTTTAGCGGTAGTTCGCCTATTGTTATAAACAAAGGTCTATCAATAGGATATAGTGGAGGTCCGGGTAGTGTTATTATTGGCGAAAACATTGCTAATGTTGCTGCTAACGATAGTAGCTCGACAAATTCAGGTATAGTTGCTATCGGTAGCTATGTGTTGACTGAACCTCTAGCAGATCAAGAACAGTGGGCTGGCATAGTAGCTATAGGCGATCTAGCTATGAGTGGAGTTGGCTCACACGCCAACTTGAGTATAGGTTTAGGTTACAAAAGTTTGGTTCATTGCTCTGGTAGTGCCAATATCGGGATTGGTGTTGGTGCGGGACATCAAAGAAGCTATCTCACAGCTAATCAGGGTAGAAGAACCGTAAACAATATATCAATAGGTACTTGGGCCGGATTATATCAAGATGGTGCGGTCGATGGGTATGATATTAGCATGGGTTACTATGCTGGTAGTCATCATCACTCTGGTGTAGACAATATCAATATTGGAAAATATGCTGGAGGAAAGTGGATAGAAGATAACAACTTCTCTAACGAGCATATGGTCAATATTGGAGAGTACGCGGGAGTAGGATCTACTGGCGTTAAGTACAGTGTTAACCTTGGAGCATCGGCTGGATATTTCACTGAAGATGGTTTGGGTAATGTATACATTGGTTATCAATCTCAATACAATACCTCTGGTCAATATAATGGTACAGCACACTGTGTAGGGATAGGGTATCAAGTCCTAAAAGAAGGGCAAGATATGGACTACACCGTAGCCATTGGATATAGGGCTGGCTTAGGTGCTAGTGGTACTTATAATAATATCCTAATGGGTAGACAAGCTGGTCAAAATCGTAGTGGCAGCGATTCTATTATTCTAAACAGCAAGTTCCTCACTGGTTATAGTGCTGATTGGAGCGATGCTGATGAAGACTACGTACTAGACGTTGGAGAAGCTATTCAGGGCGTAATGAACCCTGTAAATCTTCATGTGGGTGCCAAATTAAACAACACCTACAGAACCATTTCTGATATCCTGCTGGCAACCGTAAATATCACTCCAGACTCAACGACTGACTCTGCACTACTGTTAAATCTACACTCCTCAGACGGCATTGTCTCTAGTCAGGCTGCTGGCTTACTGAAGACTCAAACCCTAAGTGCTACGACCTCACTAAATTCCGCAACGAACGAAATCGTAAACGAAAAAGGTTGGCTGAGATTTCCACATGCTGTCACACTCGCCGCAACGTCGTATCCTAACACTACTCTCGTGAATTCTGCGGGAGATATTATCCCAGTGGGAGAGGGTGTAGTTGCTACTTACGACTTCGGGACAGATCGAGGTCTAGCGATTTGCATTCTACAAGCCGGTGCCTATCATTGGCACAAAATACCAACAACCACTTTAATGTAACTTTTCTGTCTACTTAACGTAGATAATCATACTTTTGGAGTAAAAAATGGCACATCCATACGTAGTTCAACCAGCTAAATCTTCTGGCGGTGGGATTCAGAATGGATCACTCGTTGTCATGGTGACCGAAACTGGTTCTGGGTCTTTACAGGTTCGAACACCTGAAGTCAACTCATTTGTTGATTCCGGTGTCATGGACATTAGGCTTAGTGGTAGGTTCGACGAACACTATGGCGGTGGTGCATCTTAATAGGGGTTACTATGCCTATCAATATCCCAGAAAGTGTTTTCACAAAGTACTATGATATCATTGACTCTACGATTACCGATATCTTCGGTGTCGATTGCACATTGGTATTTGTAGAGAACGTAGAAGAGATTTCAAATACGTTTGACAACATTCCTCAGAACAAATCTATAAATGCACACAGACAACATATTGGTGACTATAAAAGGGAAAATAAGACGTACAAAGAGGTGGAGACCACGGAGACTATTAAGCTCAAGGTTTATTGGAATAGTAAAGACTGGGTCAAGGTTGGTAACAACATAGTTGTCCCAGACAACAGCATACAAACCATTTTCTTTGCGACTGATCTTGATAAGATAATGAGGGCTAAACACTTACTTGTCCACCAAAATATTGAGACCCTAAGAGAATACAAGTTTACCATGTTCGGTGAACCGTGGCCTATGGGTCTTAGGCAAAATAGATACTTTGGTTGTTTCTGGGAGAGGGCGGCATGACCATAAATCTCAAATTAGTAGATTCTGACTCTCAGATAGAGAAAAAGATCAACGAAGCCATTGCTAAAGAGTTGAATAAACTCGTGAATAAAAGTAGTAAGAGGGTTTCCGAGAGAATTAAGATGGCCCTAGAGGGCTGGATTACTTCTCAACCAGAGATTGCGAGTTTACAAAGTGAGGGTGTGGCCGGTGAACTAAACGCACAATTTGGGTTAACTATGGGTCAGGGTGCTATTGCGTCGGCTGAAATTATCCAAGCGGTATTGTCTACCCTAGAGGTTAAGATAAGACCAATAGATAGTAGACTACGTGGAGGCGTGGATTTCAACATACAACCTTCCAACTTTCGAACTCTACTAGATTTGCCTAGTGGGTTTGTGGTTACAGACAGTTCCCCCCTTCACTGGCTGAACTGGCTCTTGATGGAAGGAACCAAGACTATTGTTTACGGTTATTCTTACACTCCTGATTTCTCTGGTAGATCGGGCGGTGGTACTATGAAAAAGGGTGGAGTATGGCGTATTCCTCCTCAATATTCTGGATCTCAACAGGATAATTTCATAACAAGAGCACTTAAAGGTAGAGATAAAGAACTCTCTTCAATCCTGCAGGATGTCTTCAAATGACAATTTATTCCCCACTCAAAGGATTTGACTCTGTACACGACTATTCCCTGAGTAATAGTATTCAGGACGCACTGGTCGAGTATTGGGATTGGGCACTATTAGAGAAGGGTAATTATTTCAACGTAGACTTAGCTGAGACCTCTCCTAACGGTCAGGATATGAGCAGGTTAAGAATGTCGTCCAACGACGCCTTCGTCTCTGGGCAGGTCTGGGAGGGTTTCAGAGGCAACTGGGTGTGGCAGAGTGGAGTATCTGGTGTAAATATGCCAGCACCAATTGTGGGCAGTGATGCAAACTTCCCCGGAATTAGCGGGGTTTATATTAATGACACATTTGAACCCTCTTCAGGAGTTGGTACATACGCACACAACGTAGACTACTTCTATGGCAGGGTTATCTTCGATAGTGCCCTTCCTACTGGCACAAAAGTTCAAGCAGAATTCAGTTATAAGTATATCAATGTCGTCTATGCAAACAATATCCCGTGGCTAAAAGAAGTTCAGTCTAGAACCAATCATCCTACCAGTAGATTTTATGATGTTAGTACAGGAAAATGGGATTTACCACCAGAAAGTAGGGTTCAACTCCCCGCTATAGCGGTGGAAGTACTTCCCAAAAGGGGTTTCAAGGGTTACCAGATTGGGGGCGGTCAGTGGGTTTATACTGATGTTTTGTTCCATTGTATAGCTGAGGACGAGTCCACTAGGAATAAACTGGTAGACATAGTTTCACTTCAAAGTGACAAATGTGTATACTCTATCGATGGAGATAAATTAGATTCTTCTGGTGTTTTCCCACTAGATGCGGGTGGTTCGCCTGTTCCCAGTGCCCTATTGTATCCAGATCTCATCGAAACATACAACGCAGGAAAATTCAGACTACAACAGGCTAAGTCTGAGGAAATGGAACTAACTACACCGGAATTGTTCGGTGGAGTAGTGCGATTCACCACAGAAGGCATAAAATCAAATATTTAGTGCTTTTGTGTATAATTTAACAGAGATCTTCCACTTTAACAGGAGAGATATAGATGTCATCAAACAATAGAATATTTTACGCTTGTCAGGGCGTTGCAATCACCAATCAAGGTGATGATGTCTTGGCTATTGGAGATATGGCCCACGGCGTTCAGAGCGTAGGTGTTAATACAAGTTTCAACCTAGAGCAGGCGTTTGAGCTTGGTCAGATTGAGATCTTCGAGAATATCGAAGGAACTCCAGACGTTGAAGTGACCTTGGAAAAGGTATTCGACGGTTACCCACTTCTTTACCATATGGCTACTAGTGGAGTTGCTGGAACAGCTAATAGTGGTCTGGCGGCTCGTGCTGCTGAACAGTGTGACCTTCGACTTGGTATTTTTGACGAGTCGGCTAACAATATTGCTTCTTCTTCTTCTAACTCTGGTAAGGCGGTAGTTGAGGTTTATTGTTCTGGTATGTTTGTTTCAAGTCTTTCCTATACGGTCCCCGTTGAAGGAAATGCTACAGAATCTGTTACACTAGTAGGTAACAACAAACAATGGCTTACTGCCGGAAACGTAAAGATCCTCGACGCTACCGTTGCAGACTTTGATGGTAATGATAGTCCAAGATCCTTTGGTGTTGCTGGTTCTGCTTCTGGTGGTATTCAGCGTCGTGAGGATGTTATGCTCTCAGCGTCAATTCTTCCAGCCAGTATTACTGGGGTTGTTGGTAGTGGATATGGTAATGCCATAACTGGAACTACACCACTTATCCACGTTCAAAACTTCTCCACAAGTACAGACTTCTCTCGTGAAGACGTTCTGGAACTTGGCCGTAAGACTCCTTACTACCGTCCTGCCAACTTTCCTATTGAAGTAAGTACAGAAATCGAAGCTATCACTACCTCTGGTGACTTCGTGTCTGCCTATGAGTTTGGTGATCCTACGCTTTACGGAACTATCGACTCTGGTAATAATACGGGTAGTGAAGTTATCTTCCTGACAATGCGTTGTGGTTATGGCTTCGACCTTGGTAGTAAGAATCGTCTTGCTAGTATGACATACGGCGGTGGAGATGCTGGTGGTGGCAACGTAAGTATTACCTACAGTTATTCTAACTTTAACAGCTTGGACGTTCAAGACCTTCAGAATGGTTATTTCGGCTTCGATTCTTTAAATGCTGGAGTAGACACCAACGGTTTTGCTAACGACACGGGTGCTGGAACATTCCCGTCTGGTGTCTTCGGTGGATATACAAATCCCTAAGTAACAGGTGCTGGCAAGTTTTTGTTGTCAGTGGAACTACATCTCGTTTTGCGATAGCGTTTTATTCGGACAGCAAGTGAGATCGAGATGTAAGGAAGGATTATCAATGAATACATACTACTCCCGCACTTGTAAGGTTTAATTATGAACTCTTATGAGCGGGAGTATTTTGTGTCACGACTGAGATCAGGGGTCTACTACATTAAGTTAGAGGGTATTCTGGTTAAGATTTTGACTCCAACTATTGAAGATGAGTTTCTATCAAACGAAGTCTTCAAAGAGTCATACGAACAAGCACAGATGGACAGCATCTTCACAGAAGAAGAGATGTGGGAATGGATGAAGGAGCGTGATCTCTGGTCTGAGGAAAAAGACGAGAAGATAGAGGGTATTCAGAAAGATCTTGACAAACTAAAGGTTGGCATCTTTGAGGGTAAAAATGATGAGGGTCGTGTAAACATGATCCGTAAGTATCTCAGGGCGGGAGAGACTTCGAAGTCTGAGTTGGTAGCAGAGAAAAACGAACTGTTTAGCAAAACTTGTGAGGGACTCGCTTCACAAGATAAGTCACTAGCTCTCTTCGAAAGATGTTGCTTTGTTGGTTCTGAACCGCTAGACTGTGAAAACATTGATGTTTCTTCTCTGTTCTACGACTACAATAGGATGCTACTAAATGAAACACAACTGAGGGAACTAGCACGGAACGACCCTTGGCGTCTGTGCTGGCTAATGAAAGACCACTCGGCCCTCTTTAAAAACATAGACGACCGTGAGTTATCCAATGATCAAAAGGGAATCTTGATCTGGTCAAACATGTATGACAACATACAAGAGTCAATGGATTGCCCCACGGAAGACGTGATAAACGATGACGACATGCTAGACGGCTGGTTTATCCTCCAGAGGCAAAAACAAGAGTCAGAAAAAATCAAAACAGAGATGGAAAAACGCTCTAACAGTAAGATCGCCAACTCAAGTGAAATCCTTATTGTTACAGACTCAAAGAAAGAGGCAGAATCTATCCATTCTATGAATGGTATTCATAGCGACATAGTAAGAAAACAAAGACTAGCTACGGCTAAAAAGAAAGGCGTTGCGGTTGACCTAGATTTTCAGGACAGACAACTGGATATTAGGAAACAGCAGCTTGACAATTTTAAGGGAACTGGAGGGAGATAGACATGGGATATGACGACCTGATAAGACAGCAGGCGGAATACAGGGTGCAAAGAGATGATAAGTATAGACAGGACTCTAATGAGCGACTGTCTAAAATCTTGAAGAAGAAAGTGGAAACTACAATGATTGGAGCACTTAGCTCACTTGAAGAACACTTTTCCTTCTTATGGAACTCGGGTGACGGCGAGATGTCACCAGAACAGAAGATGATGTATGATACATTTCAGAAGGTAAGATCTGAAATTTTGGATAAGGGGAATACACAAGCCCGTAATGTTGATGCTGAGTTGGCTCAATATGAGGTTAAGTGGTTACGATATTCGACCGTACTACCGGTCAGAACTAAAGAAGGCGAGGAAAACTAATGACTCAGAAGAAAGTGGAAAGCAAGGTAGAAATTGGAGAGGGTGATAACAAAAAAGAAGTTGACATCTATGTTACCCAACCCAATAATGACGTTCTAAAACGAGCAGAGAGGTATAAGTCTCGTACTTGGAACGAAGCAATTCAAGATGGCGTACTTACCAAGAAAGAGGTGAGTATGGTTATGGAGAAAAGGGGTATTTGGGATGAGACTAAAGACAAGAAAGAGAAAACCCTCTCGAAGGACATTATTGATCTAGAGAAAAAACTAGCTCACGGTAATGGCAAGCGAAAGCCCAAGCTGTCAGAGGGTAGAGATGTCGCTATTAATATTCGTAAGAAACGACTGGAGCTACGAGATCTTTTAACTGATAAGATAGCTATGGAAGAGAATACGGCTGACAACTTGGCCGACAATGCTCGGTTTGACTATTTAGTCGCCCACTGTACCTTCTACGCAAATGGCAAACCTGTCTATGAAAACTTTGAAGACTATAACAACCAGGGTTCAGACGAGATAGCTTTTGCTGCTGCCACCAGTCTAAGTCGAATGCTCTATAACTTAGATTCTTCTTTTGAGAGAAAGTTGCCAGAGAATAAGTTCTTACTGGATTACAGCCTAGTTAATGATGACCTGAGTCTGGTTAACCCTAATAATCCTGAAGAACTCATTGATACCGAGGGTCGCAGGATTGATGAAAATGGTTACTATCTTGATGACAAGGGGAACCGCATTGACAAGGATGGTAACCCACTGACTGAAGACGGTGAGTATGAGACTGTTGAATACGAGAATGACCTTGTGGACAAACCAAAACCCAAACCCAAAACAAAGAAACCAGCAACGGAAAGCTAATTTGGATAGTGTGCTATTAGTTACAAATCAAAAGGTAAATAATGTCTAGATTCGTACTGACTGCACAACTACAGCTACAAGCACCCACCAACTCTCGACAGGTACTGGGGCAGATTCGGAATCAACTATCCGGTCGCCCTATTGAGGTACCTGTCGAGGTACGTGGTGCTGCACAGGCACAGAGAGCGGTAAGAAACGTCAGAGAGGAAGTTCAAAGAGCTACAGGAGCCGCTGATGCTCTTGGTAGGAGCTTTGGGCTGGCCGTTAAGCGTTTTGCTGCCTTCACCGTTGCAAGCCGTGCCGTAAGCCTATTTACCAACAGTCTAGCTAGTGCTGTTGATGAAGCTATTGACTTCCAACGTGAGATTGTCAAGATAGCTCAGGTAACAGGAACCACCGTTAAACAACTTGACAGTCTAGAAAATACCATTACTGGATTAGCTACAGGTTTAGGTGTTGTTAGTAGAGACCTATTGGCTGTTACTAGAATTCTATCACAGGCCGGTATTCGTGGTGCAGAGCTAGAAGTCGCCCTATCCAGTCTCGCAAAAAGTACACTAGCACCCACGTTTGATGATATTACTCAGACGGCAGAAGGTGCTATCGCTGTAATCCGCCAGTTTGAACAGGGTGTTGGTGCCCTCGAAGGACAGCTTGGCTCTATCAACGCTGTTGCTGGTGCGTTCGCCGTAGAATCTGGTGACCTTATTGGTGCTGTACGTAGATTTGGTGGTGTGTTCAAATCCGCCGGTGGCTCTCTTGAAGAACTGTTAGCCTTGTTCACTAGTGTTCGTCAGACTACTCGTGAAAGTGCTGAATCCATTAGTACTGGTTTACGTACCATCTTCACTCGTGTCCAGAGACCGGAGACCATCCAATATCTACGTGAGCTTGGAGTAGAACTGACAAACGCAGAGGGTCGTTTTATTGGTCCCTTCAAAGCTGCTCAGGCTCTTGGTAAAGCATTTGCTGACCTACCCGCCGGTGATACTAAGTTTATCTCAATAGCAGAAGAACTTGGTGGCTTCCGTCAAATTGGTAAGGTTATCCCCTTACTACAACAATATAAGGTTGCTCAGGAAGCCCTAAACGTAGCGAAGTCTGGACAGACCTCTCTTGATAAAGATGCCGCAACTGCACAGCAGGCTCTCGCCGTACAGATCACTAAGGTTAAAGAAGAGTTCTTAGCTCTCGTACGTGGTATAGCTAGTAGTACTTCCTTTCAAGTATTTACCAGAACTGCACTTAGTTTAGCCAGTGCGTTTATCAAAATTGCGGATACGGTCAAACCCTTAATCCCACTTCTGGGAGCCGTCGCTGCTTTCAAATTCGCACAGGGTTTTGGTTCCTTCCTTGGGGGTGCTGGTGCTGCCGTACGTGGTCTTCAGACTCGTAATCAGGGCGGTCCTATTCGCAAGTTCGCCAGCGGAGGTATTGTTCCGGGAGTTGGTAATGGGGACACTGTACCCGCTATGCTTACTCCGGGTGAGTTTGTTATACGTAAGAGTAGTGTGGGTAAAATGGGTGCTGGCACTCTAGCAGCTATGAATGATAACAAATTTGCTGCGGGCGGAGTTGTTAACGTTAAAAACCCTAGACAGTATGGTGCGTTAGTTCTGGATCAGCAGACTGGTTCAGATATAGCTTCGGGGGCTGTTGAACTGTCTGGATCTGCTAACCGTCATATAAATAGAGTAGTTGGTCCTAGAACTGGATCGATTGACGACAAAGACTTGAAAAGATATGCAGCTACTCTTACTTCCACGCAACAGAGAGGTTTTGGGCTAGACCTCCCTCCGCGTTCGAAAAAATCTCTTACCGCCGGTAAAATCAAAATTGGAACACAGAGCAGAGAGGCACTAACGGAAAGTTATAAGAAAGAAAACGTAAGAAGGAAAAAGGGGCAAGAGCTTGATTATCAGATAAGAGGTCCATTCTCAGTATTTGGAATTGGTAGTCCAGACAGTGTACAGGGCGAGTTGCAACAAGAATTTGCCAAGGGAGCAAGTAAGGCTCTTGATGCCGGGGCACAGTCTATTTTTGATTCCAACTTAGCCGAATCATTGTCTATTGGACCCTTAAAATTTGAAGACGGACATAACTTCAGGGTTAGAGATGTTCTAAAGGGAGCACAATCAACTATTGAGGGGTATCTCTTAGAGGCTGTAATTGGTGCTGCTGGAGACCTAGAAACTGGTCCTGACAACTCCGGACAATCCGGCATTCGTGCAGACTTTGACTTTCCAAACATAACAAAGGGGTCAAAGAAAAAATTAGCTAAACTGTTTGATCCAGATGATAATCTTGGTCCTCTTAAAAGAGGAGACGCTAAGAGGACTAGGACAACCGCTGTTCAGGGTGATGGCAGACTAGTAAACAAAATTGCTAAAGACCTCAAAAAATCAGACTTCACAATTACCAAAGCTAACAAAGGTGGTGGTATAGGGGGAGGTACAGACACTGTTCCAGCCCTACTAACTCCCGGTGAGTTTGTCATAAACAAGAGTGCTGCTTCCAAAATCGGAGCGAGCAATCTAAACTCTATGAATAAGAGCGGTGTTGCTAAGTTCGCTAAGGGTGGAGCGGTTGGTGGTGTCCAAAGGTTTAGAGGTGGAGGAGGAGTTACTGAGGGTGGTGGTATTGGATTTACTGGATTATCTATTGTTATACCTGCGGTACAAGCGGCTATATCATCTCTTGGAGATAAGAGTAAAGAAGCGTCCGACTCTACATTTAAAGCTACGGTAGCTACAGAGAAGTTCTTTCAAGCTGTTACTGCTGTTGGGGTAGCTTTGTTTGGTCTAAAGGCTGCTAATAAGTATATAGATGGGTTTAGTAAGGGCATAGAAGAGGGTACAGTTGGATTTGGTAAAATGAAGAAGGCACAACAAGATGCTACCAAGGCTACAGAGTTATCTGCTACAAGTGAAAATGCAGAAGCTAGTAGTGGAACTGATTCATCTGAAAGTGGGTTGTCAAAAAAGCGTGTTTCTCTAGCGGAACAAGCTATTGAATCTGAGAAACTTGTAGCTCAATCTGCGGAAAAAACAGCTAAGAAAAGAGAAAAAACTATAGTAGGTATTCAGAAACAAGAAGAGGTGGCGTTTGCTGAATTTAAGAAGAGAAAGAAAGCTGAGATAGATTTCGCTCCACAGTTTGAAGTAGCAAAATCTGAACAAGCTACCATTGGTCGAGGAGAAGATAGACTACAGGAGCTGAAAGATAAGAGATCCGCTGCTGCTAAAGATATTCAACAGGGTTCGGAGAGACGTTCACATCCGGGCTTCAGGGGTAAATCCACAAAGGAACTTCTAAAAGAACAGCAAGCACTTTCAAAGGAAATACAATTTCAGACGCAACATGTCAATAATATGAAGGTGGCGTTTAAAGACTCTAGTAAGGTCATTAAGCAGGGTGAAAACTTAACTGAAAATCGAACCGCGTCACAAAAAAGACATAGTAAAACACTGAAAGCGGTGCAGGCTGGCGAGAAGTCTCTAGAGAGAGCGAGGGTTAGATCTCAAAAAGCAGCATTGAAAGCCGCTCAGTCAGAAGAGAAATTAGCCAATAGGAGACGACGATTAGCTGGTGCAGCTAAATTTGGGGGTAAAGCTGTTACAGGTGCTGCTGCTGCTATCGTATCTATAAAGGGTATAGCCAACGCCATAGGTGGGTATGTACAAGAACTATCCCAAAGACAGGCTGAACAAGCAAAAGATAAGGGTGATGTTTCTGGTGCTGCGGATGCCGCTGGGGCTGGTGCGTTTGCGAAAGGTATTACGGATGCGTTCTCTGTGAGTGGATTTGCTCAAATAGCTACCGATGCGTTTTCTGGCACCAACAATTTCTTCGACGGTCTAGCAAAACAGGTTAGGCAGTCTCGTGCTACTACAGCAGCAGATACTGCTACTTCAAATCTCTCAGATCTTAATAAAACCCTCTCTAAAGATAATAACCCATTCAAACTAGACGGTGGAGGGATTAATGTTCAAGCTGCTCTGTCTACAGTACTAGGTGGTACTAATGAAGCTAGGTCTGAGGTTGCACAGTTAGAAGAAGGTAAAAATAAGAAATCACAAGAAGCTAAGATAAATATAGAGTCAGCAAAAACCCTAACTACTTTAATTAGTTCAGGAGCTAGTTTAGCACAAGCTGAAGAAGCTGCCTTAGGGTTAGCTGGTGCTAATCAAGAAACCCAAGAGGAGATGTTGAAACTTGCGAGGGTCTCTATTACGCTAAGAGATGCTCAGGTACAACTTGGAAAAGCTAACTTTGATTCTCTGAAAATCACTTCTGCGTTTGGTGGTGCTAATGCGGCTGTGAAGGCGTTTACCGCTGGACTAACTACTGGCTCTAGTTCTCTAGAGGGTTATATCATACAGTTAGAGTCTGCACGTAAGAATATTGGTGTAGATTCCGGTGCTGCTATTGACGCTATTGAAAAACAACTACTATCTACTGCTGGAGGTGCTGGCGGTGGCGGGTTAGCTGCTGCCCTAAGTGGACAGGCGGATGTCGCTAGGGCTTCTTCTGGGTTCTCACAGAACATAGGTGGTATTGTAAGCAACTTTGATGTTAACAGAGGTAACCCAGCAGCTTCTAAGGGTAAGCTGACAGAAGCGTTGGTAGAAGCTATTCCGGCAGATGCTTCCCCTGAAATCAGAAAGCAAATTAGAGATCTTATCAGTTCGAACGTAAGTGCTATAGAACCAAAGGATCTGGCTACTACTGATATTTCTAAGCTAATCCAGAAAATTGGTACAGACGCTCAAGCGTTATCTTCCGGTTTCTTTGAAGCGGCCAAGCTACAGTCACAACATAACGTCACAATGTCTAAGCTCTACCAAGAGCGTGAGAAGGTAGAAGCGACTGCCGCTGAATCTCTAAATAAAGCTATTGACACTCAGATTGAAGCTGGTAAGGCATTCGAAGCGTTTGGTGGTGCCAGACTTACAACTCAACAGCAAACACAAGCTAGAATTTCACAGTTTAACAACGTCGGCGGCTTGGGTGGTCTTGGAGCTAGCCTTAAAGGTGGAGGTGCTGGCGATATTAGACGTGTGGCTACGGAGATTACTAATACGTTTAACTCACAACAGGGGGCGTTTGTTCGAGACATTGCTGGACGCTCTGCTACTGGTGGTGCTGGTATTTTTGCGGGTCCAGAAGGGGTTCAGAATGATCAACGTCCAGAGGCTCAACGTGCTAATGCTGCACTTATAACTTTCACAAAACAAAGGATCTCACTTCTTAAAGAAGAGTTAACCATTGTTCAAGCTAAGAACAGAGAAGAAAAGAGTTCACTTGAGAAACTGATTAGTGGAGATGTTCAGGGATTTATTGAGGGTCAAGCTGCGGCTGGTGCTGGTGCGGCCCTAAGGTCTGGTTCTTCTGGACTCACGAGCTTGTTCTCAGGGTCTGCACTAGGTGCCGGGTTTAAGAGTTTGAAGGGGCAAGGGTTGTCTGACAAACAACTACGTTCTGCGGAAGATGAAACCCTCAAAAGGTTCGGGATTACAGGAAACGGTGCTTTGTCTGGTACAACTCCCGAGCAAGAAGCGTTCAAGGCTGAGGGTAGAGAGCTAGCTGGGGTGCTTGGTGATTTAGCTGGACAGGGTGCTCAATTTGATGTGTCTGAGATAGCTGTCAATAAGGCTACCATTATTGCTAGTGAGGTTGTATTTACTAAAGAGTTGGGTAATATAGCTAATGCGAATCAGGGACTAGCTAAAGGTGGAACGGTCTATGCTAACAACGGAATGTTTGTGCCCCGTGGTACTGACACTGTTCCTGCTATGCTGACACCGGGTGAGTTTGTGGTAAATCGTTCAGCAGTTCAGCGTGGTAATAATTTACAGATGTTAAGAGCCATGAACTCTGGTGGAGGAGCAAGTGGTCCCGGTTATATGCGTGGTGGAGGTAGAGCACGTCGTAATGGTGGAGGCCCAGTTGAGGGGTCTAGCAACATGCTTACAGATGCTATACCAGCACTTAGAAATGTATTTTCTGATTTTTCTAGTGCTGTAGACAAACTGGCAAACACTAACTTTAGCGTTAAACTGGACACCACAAATGTAAATGTAAACCTAGTAAACGGTAGCTTCTTAGAGTCTATGAAGCAAAACATTAAGGACGAGTTGTTAGCAGAAGTTGGAAAAGAAATAGGTAGGTCCAAATTTAACAGTAGTGGTGATTTGACACGCAAGGGCGGGGTACTCGCTTAAATAGGAAAACAATGAATGTCAGGTGAACATCACGTAGCTTTAGAATGTAGCTGCCTCAAAGCAACGGACGCTTCGTGTTCCGCTGGGGGTGAGTTTACTGCTCACATGATCATTGAAGCTAATATGGGTACCACCATACAGGCTGAGGGTGAGCTTACATCTCCACCTGTAGCTGAATTCTGTATGGACACTGTTTCGGCTGTTGTTGGCTCTGGCCCTCTTTACACTGTGACGCTGAATGGATGCGACTGTACTTGTTTGGATGATACGTGGGTAGCAGAGATCTCTGCCAACTATCAAACCTACTACTACTCAGTGGTATCTATTAATGGTTGTGACGTTACTCTTCAGTACACATCCAGCACAGACGCTGTGGACCGTCAGATTGAGGCATTAGATGCTATCAGGTTAGACGGTTCGTGTCCAGAGACGGCCCCTATCATCTCCACGGCAGCAGCTATGGAGGCGACCCTTACGTTCTTGTCTGAGGTAGAGAGTAGACTTACATCCTTCATCCCAATCGACATATCGCTAGACGCAGAGGGTGAACTGGATGACGGTATAAAGGTAGACTATGCTCTTAGTGAACTACTCACACTTGAGGGTAATCTTAATGTCTTAGACATAGATAAGGTTGCTGGTGAGTTTGGTGATTTCAAGTGCCAAGAAAAACTATATCCTCAGGCTGACTTACCCGTAGCTTCTGGGTTTGGTTCATTTGTAGGTCCACTAGCTGAAACTTCAGGTCTATACAGCTTCATTGATGAGGGTGTATATGAGGGCATCCTTAAGGATGGCGGTGACTCCGTGACCCTTAGTGATGACGTAACCTCTTACATAAACCCTGATACGGTTCATACAGAGGGTCTATTTCAGTATAAGTGCGATCTTACTAATCTAAACGTACGTCCAGACTACACAGCCCTAAGAATGAGGGTAGCTGCACCGTTAGAGAACTATGAATCTAGCGTACCTCCTCTCTACACTGTTTACAATATTCAACTGCTGGACCCATCTGGAAATCTGATTGTCAAGTATAATGATATATCACTGAAGGGCGACTCCACTGTAGATCAATCTAAGTTCTCCACATATTCATCACTTCCTGAATCTAATGCGATAGATGATTATGACTGGGATAGAAGAACAAAACCGCACATGCAAATGGTTAGCGGTTATCAGTTGCACTTCAGTGTTCGTGCTGTATCTCTTGACGATGCGTTTACAGAGGGTTTCAGTGAAGGGTTTGAAGAAAACTATATCCTACCAGATATCCTGACAGATGGTAGTGGTAACAACTATTTGGCTCTAGACGGTGCTCCTCTATCGACCCAAGAGGTCAAGTTTCTGAATCCCACAAACGGTTTTAAAATTTCCGCAATTGAGATCTGTAATAGTGGTGGATTCGGCCCTAGACGCGAAGATTACTTCCCAGCTTACATGGAAGTTCCATCTACTGGTAGAAGACTAGAGAGATGTATACGTGCCCAATTCATGCCTCAATATGATTTTGACACTACTATTTATCCGTCCGTAGACACTGTTTGGGTTGACGATGTTGATTCTGCTGCTAGCCCACTAGGTGTTACAAATGAAGATATATGTGGTGCTCAAGACTTAGTAAGAATCCTTGGGGTTCCGACAGCACAAAGATTCATCAAAGTTCAGTCTGCTTCTGGGGGTGGGGTTGCTGACTCAGGGAAGCTGATGCTGCGTTTTGGAGAATGTTCCACTAATGTAGACGAAATTACTCAAGGAGCATTCAACTATCAGTTTGATCAGTCTACTAATAATATGTGGTTCAGTCCCAGCGGTGCTTTCAACACAGAAAACCGTAGGGAAAATGTTCATAAAAACGACTCAATATTCTACACTGTAGACACCATTACACTTAAAGTTCTAGCTAAGAAAGCGTTTGGAACTAGAGACTATGTACTTGATGTTGTTGGCTACAGCGAAGATAAGCTCCTGCATGACACCTCTCCGTCTGGCGGTTTCCTACAAAATCCATCGGGCGTATTCCTAAACGATCAATACGTTGGGAGTGTTGGATCTCACCCTGTTATCTCAGGGTTTTATTCTGACGATGATGATTACATAGTGGCCGGTGGTAGCTTATCTGAACATGAAGACTACTGGGAAGCTAGCGGTAATTCTGGTGGTGACCATTATTCACTTACTCAATACCCCGTAGTCAGTGGTACAGAATTTGCGTGGTATGAAGTTCCTCTTCAGATTCTGGATGATGATGTACGCCTTGGGTTATCTCAAGACTACTCAATGAGTTCATACCTAGAGAAGATCTATCTAGATATCTTCCCACTTCCTAGCGGTGCTTCCATTGCTTACACTGAACTATGTGTAAGGTACGCACCCTCAAACGCCCTTAATCTCTTCACTCAGGGCGGAAAAAAGTTTGGGAAGGTCCAAGACGGTAGATCGGAAGCGGCCCTATACCCAACATCTATGGGGTCTACAGACGATATCCTAAATGCTGGTAGTGGTTACGGTCCTCTATCCTCAATCAGTGGAATCCATTCTTATACTTCGGATGGTACAATAAAGAGTAACTACGCTAGAAGATGGCGTGGGTCAGAGGGTACGGTTTGCGGCCCATACGACCCTGATATGTTCGGCTTTGGATTTGAGAACCCAATAATTGATTACCCATTCCTATCTGGATACTACCGCTTTGATAATGTTGATGGACTCTACGTTCAATCCACAGAGCTTGGTAGTGGCCTAGGTACGGTTAGTGGTTTGTTTGCTACCACGCCAGAAGTCTACCACAACGTTGGTTGGAGATATTCCAGCGGAACCCTATTCCAAAGTCAGTTACCCGGATATAGTGGTAGTTACACAACTTCTGACTGGACATCATTAGCTAGTGGTGCGGTTAATTTTGTGGGTAATCCTCTCTATGGTAAGATTGCTGACGCTTTTGATCGTTCAGTAAGAATCTCACAAGACACGCAAAATATCAACTTTGGGAATGTTAGTGCTGCTAGCGGATTTTCCGTTTTCGTTCGATTTACGCCAGACCCAACCGTTTCCGGTGTTGGGTATGACCTGTTCCAAAGTGGCGTTATTTGTTCTAAGTGGGACACGCCGTCTCAATTAGATTTCGCCCTTGGTTATAGCGGTGGGTATCTATGTGGATACGCTAGAGATACGTCTAACAACATCATCTCTATTGCCGACACCGTGCCTTACAGTGGGTACCAATTCCCGCTGAATGCCATCTTGACGTACAACGATCATCAGAGTAGTGGTCTTAAACTCTACACTGATAATGAATTTCTATCACCTTTCAATGTACTACGTGCTAGTTCCGTACCGTTCCGTAAGGCAGATACAAATGCTGACCTTACACTGGGATGGTCTGCGGGTTCTGGCGTTGGTATGAACATGCTCGTTAGTGAATTCGGAATTTCATCTTGGAGTTCTGGAGTTAAAACGCTTTATGGGTCTGGTACCAACATTGTAGAGTCCAACGCAGACAAGACATATAAAGGTGTAACGGCAGAAAAATTCCTAGAAAACAGTCGGGTTAAATTCTTTGATCCGAGCGAGTCGTATACTAACGACCGCTACAAATTATGGGATAGAGTTAATGAAGACACATACAACGATTGGGCTTTGGGTGCTTTTGAGCACTGTCAATTTGGTATGGGTTATGACCAATGGCAGCTCCGTCCGAATACAGAACATATCATCTTTGATATTCAACATAGCGGCACCAGTTATTCTAATTCTGTGGACCTTCCTACTCCTTCTGCTATTGATAGTGGAGTATCGTATCATACGCAATTAGAGAATGATTTCTTACGGTTCCACCTAAGTGATATTCCCAACAACTTCTACGCCGTTAACCGTCGTATTACAAAGAATATACCTTGTGGATATACATTCTCAGAAAACGCTATTGTTGTAGAGAGTGTGGTATCTCACAAAACGGGAATGGGTATTTCGTGGTCTGGTTGTGGAGATGTACTTCCATCTGGCCCACGTATGATTGTCAGCCTATACACAAAGAATCAAGACCCTTACTGGACTCCAGATGAGCCAAACTGGGGACTGGTAAACCGCAAGTCTCACTATCTGAAACCCTCTGGTTGTATTCAAAAACTAGAGTCATCATTTACCTACGATGATATCTGCGATGAGACAGAGGCTTGGTCATTATTTCCGTCAGAACCAAGGGTCAAAGATTTCTCGGAGAGATATTTCTCCGATGATGTGAACGATATGTTCGTACAATACGACCTCGTTTATCCATCAGGCCCAGCGTATTCTTCTAAGATAGAATTACATTCCTCACATGTAAGAATGGAAGATGCGAACGTTTGCGATGTTGACGTATCTGGCACTATGAACCTGTATGCTAGCGGTGCCTTCCCATCAGAATCTCAGCTTAATCTGAATGTTGGTGGATTTCCACAGGATAGCAGTGGAACCCTACCTCTTACTATGAATATTCCACTGCCGTACGATGTATTTGCGACGGCACCTAGTGGGTTCACGCTTAATCTTCAGGGTGCTTTTGTTTCTACGGAAACGCTTCCGCTATTCACCCCTCATCAATCGGGAGTGGAAACGTTCACCCTAAATATTAGTGGTGAGATTCCTTCAAGTCTATCTAATTCTATGTCTCTAGCACTACCGGAGATTCTAGGTAGACACGACACCTCTGATGACTTTGATCCTCTGACTACATTGGGTGGTAGTGGTACCTTCTTTGGTATGCCGCTTACTATGTTTAATGCGGATGTAGCCACAACTCCTACAGGTCCAGTCCTAAGACTTAACACGTTTGCGTCTTCAAGTGGAAGCACCGGACTTCAGTCTACTACACCTCTAACTCTATGGAACTCAATTCAAGATCTGACCACGAGCAACGCTAGTGGAGATGTCAATCTAAACCTACTCGGCGGCAACACAGTTACCAAACGTCGCTTTGTTGGTTCTATGCCAATGTTCATTAACGCTCCAAATGTTATGAACGTTGAAGTTCCTCTTTACTTACATAATCCTGCGGTTGAAGCATTATCTAGCGGAACCATGAATCTGGTAACTGCTAATTATAGCAGTAACTTTGGATCAGCATTTGGCTTGTGGTACAACAACAACTACGGTACTGGTATTGAGCTAACAGATGATCATGTGGCAACCCTAGATGTCACCAATGAAATTCGCGGTGTAGATTTAACTGGGTATGGATCATGTACTGGTAATAGCCCAAGCAAGGCTGTTGATCCTATTCTCAGGACGGATTGTACAACGTGGCGTGCGGCCACATGCAACGATGGAGGCATATTCCGAGCCACAGAGACATACACCAACTCTGGTGCTATTAACTTTAGTGGGGGCTTGGGATACAGCGGTAATTACTACGGATTGAGAAAATACACGGAACTCATGCCATCTGTAGCTTATAACGCTACCATGACCATAAAAACCGGATCAATTGACCCTATCTCTGTTCCTCCAACGTTTGAGGAATGGGGTTATGGTATGTGCGGTACTGATTGGGATTGCTGTACTGAAGACTGTGATCAAGACTTGGTATTCTCTGGTGTTAAGTTTATAGGTGACGATGCCGCCAGTGTGGCTCCATCTGCTAACCTGACAGTTGATTCTCCATTCATTGTAGCTTCTGGTAGAAGTGCTGGCGACGAATATGGAAGTCAGGTATCTGTCAAGGGTGACCTGATGGCTATCTCCGCTCCTCATATGACTATTCCAGAGTTTGACCAGAATCGAGTAGACGCTTTTGGAAATGCTGATCCCGGCATGGTGGATGTATCTGGTGCTGGCTCTGTATTCCTATACCGTCGAGGCACCGATGTAGCTGGTAAGAGTGCCTCTTGGAACTTGATTGAACCACTGACCCTTCCAACTGGATTCAGAAAAGATTATATTCAGCGTACTGCTGAAAACCTGTTAACATTTGATCAGTTCTCAATATCTGGAAACAAGTGGCAGATTGGTCAAGAGGGTCGTGAGTTTGGTAGCTCATTAGACATGGCAGTAAGCGGTGACCGTGAGGTTGTTGTTGTGGGTGCTCCCCGTGCTAAGTGGAACAGGGAATTCACAGACATTGAAACTTCTGGCATCCCAACTGCTGGCCTAATATTTACCGACCTGTTTGATTATAACAAATCTGAATTGGCTTCCGTGGCGTCTACGGCTTCACGTTTTAATATCTTGTGGAAATACTTCTCAGCACCTTGGAACGCTGGACCTAGTGAATGGTACGCAGAGATCAATCCTAAGATAGTTGTTCTTCAACTTACCTATTCCAATAAGGAATATCCTGTTGTTCCTTCAGATGAGTCAAGCTGGTTTACCCATAGGTATATTCCAAGACTTGATGACCTTGCCTTGTTAGAAGATGTTGGTTCTGGGCTTCTAGGAGGTAGTGGCTCTCTAACTGATTGGATTGCGGCTGCTCGCCCTGTGATTTCAGATCAACAGCATAGCGGCGTAATGGAAGCGTGGTTTGAGTCATTCCCCGCTGGTCAAAATACGCTGTATAGTGGTATCCCAGCAATAGTTGGTATGTTTCAAGAGCAGACTGGATCTACGGCTGGTGCCCTACAGTATGCTGATACTGGTGGGAACGCCATTAATCTCTATGATAGGTTCTCTAGTTTCTATCTAGCTTACTCATCTCAGAGTGGTGTGTTTGATCCAACTACAAACCTAGCTCAAAGTGGACACCTGAACAAGGTATTTGGTCAGTCTGAAAATTGGGCTACTACGGCAAGTGCTTTACTTACTAATACGTTCGACTCCGGAAGACTATCGTCAACATACACTAATTCGACCCTCAACCGCAACTTTGTCGCGAGCGGAGTTGGGCAGGACTGGGGAGATACGCACGGTTCTATTCTTACTGAGTTCCAAGTTCCACCAGCTTCGGGTGGTCGAGTTTACATATTCGAAAAAGAACGTGACAACTTCAACTGTGTTCAGGTCATTACATCTCCAAATGATATAGCTGAACTGGAAGAGGACAATGCTGATATATTTGGTGCGACATATGCTAATACTTACAATGACCGCTTCGGTCACAGTGTAGCTATCAGTACTAATGGCGAAATAGTATCCGTAGGCTCTCCTTGGAACAGTGTTTCCTGTAGGGTCTTTGAGAGAAACGCTGATGAAGATCAGAGGGTTTATGATAACGTTTTAGCTTGGTGTCAGGCTGAGAGCAAAACCGCTGCCGAGTCCTACTACGCACAAATCGTATTACTATCTGGTGTTGCTACTGCTAAGACAGCCACATACGACTTCCTGTCATCTAGCGAACGGTTTGAATTCCGTAATGACATCAACTTCTGGACTGTACTACCTCAGTCATACTCTCCTTCATACTCTTATGGCTATGGAGATATTGCATACATTGGTACACGTCAGTTTCTACCTAAGACGTTTGCTCCTACATCTCGTTTGGGATGGAGTACAGCAGTAAACGACGATGGAGACGTTGTGGCGTTTGGAGCACCAACAGACTCGTTCAACGAGTTTGAAGACTCGAATGTTTGGGGCGACGGTAAGATGCGTTGGGCTTCACATCATAATGCTGGTGCTGTCCGTATGTTTGCTTCACGTAAGTATCACTCTCATAGCGGAGTAGTTGAATTCGGTAGGTTTGGTAACCTTGACCGTTCTTCTCATAAAGCAGAGAGGGATGCTGGATACTACGAAACTATGAACTTGGTCTTCGCTTCTGGTGCCAACGGAAGCTCAGACTACCAAGGAAAATACTGGCGTCGTACTGATTTCTCGGAAATAGAAATACCACAAGATGCTGGTCTTGCTTTCATCATGACTCCAGAGTTGGATTCTGCCAGCGATGAGATCATTGATAACATCAAGAACTGGTTAGCTCTCGGAGATAGAAACCTTGTCCTAGTTGGTAATGACCCAACTTGGGAAGAAAACGGTTTGTACGCAGATTCCAATGGTATCATAAATAACGTACTTGAGAAACTTGGGTCTCGCATGAGAATCCACGCGGCTAAGAGTATTGAACACTCTATGCAGGGTTGTGTTTCTCAGGACGACCTGAACGCTGACAAGTACAATGTTACCAAGGCTAAGATTCCGTCTTACTCTACTGGTGCAACCATTGGCCGGAATAATTACTACGCCAAGGGTGTTGGTGATATCCGTATGCACCTAGAGCGTGATAGTCTTACGGGCTATTCTGATGAAATGGGTTGTCCGGAGGGTGCTACTTGCGACGGTAGTCCACCCCCAATCGTTAACTCTCGCTGTGAGTTCCCGATGGAGCACGGTGGAGACTTACGTGCTGAGTGGACTGAGCAGTGCTTGAAGACTACTCCTAACACATGTAAGGTTGTAACATATAAGAAGAACTGGCCTCTACAGTTTGGTAACTTTACTCCAAATTGCGACGATCCTCCCACACCCCTATTTACTAAGGTGAATCAGGAACCCGTACCTATTCTTACTACTGCTGAACACCTACCACCTAGTTCGTGGTTGAGGCCAGCTACGTCCGGATACTACTGTGACTATCGTACGCTTTACAAGTGGGAAGTACATCAGGCTGGCTCTCTTAGTGGCAAGTTCGCAGAAGATAACCTAGATGTAGTATCCTTTAATATCTCAGAGGATGTTGATTCTAGCGTTAGTGGTGAGTACAATTCCTTCACTTATAGTGGTGATTTCTTTGACCCTGATTCCCTGAATGGTCGTGACGGTCTACTACAGGGTGTTGGTAGGTCATATTACCCAGAGGATGAAGAGAGAATAGAAACTAGGGTCATCTACCCAGATTCCATCTTGGGTCTAGTTGAATCTGGCCGTAAGACCAACGGCGATCTTAACAACTCACGAGTTTACATTATCGGCTCCCAATGGGGAGAGGACGATGCTAGTCGCGGTATAGACGCGGCGACACAAAATGATGATAAGAACACTGAGTTCTACATCAATATGGTGCGTAAAGATTGTACCTCTGCACCTCGTGGTATTCAGATTAACGGATTCACTGGTCGTACATCTCTCTCAGACGCATATGAAAGTGGTTTAGATCATGGGCTTGGAGATAAACTTAACGTTGAGTTCTCTGTCAATGGTGGTGCCTTTGATGAGAACCAAGAAGCTACAGATCTGAACAATTTGGTAGACTTCGCGTGGGTAGCTAATCCATCTGGTAAACCGTCTGCGTCAGAATTACAAGAACTACAAAATTGGATGGATCTTGGGAATAAGAAATTAGTCATCACGTTTAATGCCACCTCGGAGTCATCTAGACAACAAATTGCTGACAATGTCAACTACTTGTGTAGCGGTCTGAGTGTAACGAGTCGTCCAATCTTGATGCCAAATATTGGCGAGTATTTTGTTACTGAAAACATTATTAAGAGCTACGACCCTACAGATCTTGATGTCCAGAGTATTAATACCTCTACGGATAGTGTTAGTGGTTGCGACAATGGGTATACGTTTACATTCCCCAATTACCAAGCTGCGTCTAGCCTTAGTGGTCTACACTTCAGCGATAGTACACTTTCCGAAAACAAGGACGTGTTCATTCCTCTGTCTGGTGGATCTAACTACGAAAAGATCATCTGGTGGGAAGACGACGTTACTGAGCCATACACCGTTTACCCAACAAATAAATGGAAGATTGACGCAGATGCTACCGTTGAGTTCCCAGCGGTTAGTGGTTCTGGCTATCGCGTGTTTGTAAACTGGGTATCTGAGAAAGTGTCTGAGAAGTTTGACATCTGCGGCACTATTGTTGGTGCTACACACGACCCTCTTGGAGAAGAAGACTCTGAACTGTTCACCTCCGATATTGATGGCAGTATATGTGGTTCGGACATTGATTTGTCTAAGACGACCGTTCTAACACCTTCGCAAAGTATATACGATCTCAAGGCGATTGACAGTAAGATCACTATTAACTTGTCTACCTCACCGTGGAGAACATTCATCCCTCATGGAGACCTGATTGACGGTGTTCTACCAACTACACCTAGACTGATCTCTATCTCTGGCTGTCCTCTTCCAATAGATATTGAAACCGTTATTACTACAACGAGTGGTCAAGTACCAACGGGTGTAGAGGAATACAACTGTAGGTGGGAAGTAAATCCTCTGGAAAGTGGAAGTGTTCCTGCTGTGTCACGTCCAGTGTCCAACAAGAGTGAAATTTACTGCAACTCAGCTATTAGTGCTCAGTGTGAATATCTTGGTGACGAGCTTATTGAAGACGGCCCCGTGGTTGCTGCTGAAGAATTTGAGAACTTCTCATCCTTCCAAACTGGTCGTAGACGCTCAAAGATCATTGTTATCTCTGACTCCACACTTCTACAGGGTCAATGTGCTCATTACCGTGCGGAAACTCTAAGTGGTAACCAAGAGTTTATTCGTAGTTTATACCCAGATTCTTTGGATGTAGTGACTACGGGACTGGGTTCCTTTGGGGATGATTACATCTATACAGATGTTGACAGCGTAGACGTAAATGGTCGTAATTGGTTCTTCTCTCAGAAATTGAGAGCACCAGAACGTGGAAGTGCGGCTAAGTATCATGCTATTAGTGGTCACGCAGTTAGCAACATACAAGATCCACTATACGGTGGTGCTGGAGTGGTTGGGAGTCTAGATAATTACTACGACGATGAAGATACGTATGACCCTTCAACCCTGACTCGTCCAGCGGAACTGAAGAGTCCGGAACAGATCAAACAACGTGTTGAGAGTTTCTATACTTCTGACGCTCTTGGAACTCACGGCATATACCCAAGATTTAGTGGCGACTTCTTAAATATCAATCCTCCACAGACCTACGAAGAGTTAATGGGAGAATCTGGTAACAAGAAAGACTTCATCACTGACGCTAAGGTCGGCGGTGGTCTTAATGACCTAATGAAGGCTACCAATACTGACTACCTAGACCTAGACGTATATTACTCTGGATGTTTAGGTGACTTGTTTGGTTATTCTATCGACATGAGTGATAATAAGCTGGTTGTGGGTTCTCCATTTAATGCTTACTATACCGAGGGTGCTATTAGTGGTGTTAGTGGTATCGTACAGTGGCATGAAATTGAAAATGACCCATCTCGCTCTGGAGTAAGAATTGCCGAAGACGGTGGTGCTGGTGCTGTGTTCGTATACGAGAAAACAGGAAGTGGAGAAAATGTGGTCTCAGAATTCCTGCCTTGGGAATTCCAGCAGAAAATTAAGCCTAGCAGCTTAAATGTGGGTATTGTTGACTTCTCACCAAGCCCAATTGTAGCTTTAGAACAACAACGTGACGACCATGATATTTTGGATGCTAGTTTTATAGTTGAGTTCGCGAAAAGGTCTGATAACTTTGGCGTATCTGTTTCTATCGATTGTGACATGATAGCTATTGGTGCTCCTAATCATGATTTTGAAACAATACACGGCCACATATATAGTGGTGCTGTACAACCAAACGGACTAAACACAGCCTTCCAAAGAAAGAGCTTCAATGCTGAGTACGATATTCCCAATCATGTTTTCTATGACCTTGGAAGCTCTGGGGTTCGCGTTGATCAGTTCAGCAACACTAGTGGGACTATGGTTCTCAACAACGGGGCCGTATTCAATTACCGCAACGAAATAGTTGACTTCCAGAGCAGGGGTCAGTCTTGGATATATGCTGAGAAATTATACGCTCAGGGACATAATGATAGGGTTCCAACCTTATATACGGACGATGGACTTGGAGGATTCTTTGTTACGACTAGCGGCACAGAGAACGATAGGTTTGGCAGTTCTGTTTCTGTTGATCGTGCTGGTCGTGGTGATAGTGATTATGTTATGGCGGTGGGTTCTCCAAGGCACTCTTGGGCTACTAGTGGTAATCATCCTACTAGTGGATTACTAGATGCTGGTGCTGGATATTCATTCGATGCTATGCTTAGGGGGCAAGTGCCATCTATTCCTAATAGCGGCGGCTGGATCGAGGCTCACGTATTTGGACAGAAGAAGGACCGTGACGCTACGGACCGCTTGGAAACTAGGGTTTACCAAAATATATCAGGCGATTCCCTATCTTACCAAGTATCCGGGATCATCTTCAGTAATCCAAATGGTGATATTTTCCTAGAGGTTTCTGGGTTTGACCCATCAACCAAGGGATTTGTTGCTCATCGTCCATACGTAGAACAGGTAGATTTAACATTGTTTGCACCTACGCCAAGTAGTGGAATGTTCAATCTGGTGACCTCTGGCCGTGCGGTAGATAACTCTGGAGATATGAATCTGACTCTAATCGGTCCAGATAGTGCAAATGTGTATAATACAATGAATCTGTATCAGTCTGCGGTCCTTGGATCTCCTAGTGGAACAATGAATCTAAACATTGAGGCACCAAGTGGGCACTCAGGAATATTGAACCTGAACATGACTAATAACCAGACCACAGACTCTCTTAGCCTAAGAATACGGGGATACTAATGCCAATTAGAGTACGATATACCAATGACGATACTCAGGACTGTACTATAAGGCCCACGCCCTTTATACAGATCTCTGAGAACGTATTGAAGAACAAGGAGGGTGTATTTGGTATTACGTACTCCATTACCCTAACAGGAACCCTAATCGCAGACCGTGGAACCCCATATGCCTTGAATCCAGCTACCAACCTACCATTTGATTTCTTTAACGCTGGACATATTCCTTCGAACTTCATTGGTCCTTATGGGCTGTATGATGACGAGCCAATCAGTTCCAGACCAAAACCGTGGCGTCAGCAAGTGGGAAACAAAAACGCTTCCGCTATGTTGAGCAAGCAGCGTGCTCTACGTGGACTGTTTGCCCAAGACGGTCAAAGGGTTGAGTTATCTGATATTTTGGATGACGCAGGAGCTACCATAGTATGCTACCCTAAGGTGGTAAGTATTGATTTTACAGAGGGTGCTTATGTGACCGTCTGTTCGTACACTATTGTACTTGAGGCTGACTACTTACTCAGAGAAAACACCGGCGACGACGATCAGGCGTTCGTAGACCTAGAGGGTACATACGCTAATAACGGGAGCCTAAGAGCTACCAACACAAAGTTAGTTGATCTCCTTAACAGTAGTGGAACACACTTTGTTGAAGATTATGGTGAAGACTGGAACTTGGAGGCTGACGATGCTCAGGGCGAATCTGTAGAAAACCCTCGTTCTTATCGTATTTCCCACACGCTCAACGCTACTGGTAAGACCGTCTACAACTACGATGGAGACATTGATAAGCCAGCGTGGCAACAAGCTCGTGATTTTGTTTTGAGTCGCTTGGCGACCAATCCTAGTGGCTCATATCCAAATGTAGCTGGTATCATAGGGTCGGGAACGGTTAACTTAGTAGATTCCTATGGTGGATTCAATCATGTAAGAACAGAACAGATTAATGTAGCTAACGGTACATATTCTGTAACCGAAAACTGGTTGCTTAGTAGCGGGACTTCTACTGAGAACTACAGTATGACAACGGCCACATCTAACTCAGATCCGTTTATCAATGTCTCTATAGATGGAACTATTAAGGGTTTATCCAAGGTCGCCCCCGACAAACTTGGCGATCAACAGGTTGTGGCTGTCAGCGGTGCGTACGCACACGCCCTACAGAAGTACAACAGCATTTCTAACAATGGTCAATTTGGGATGACTAGTGATATCTATCACAGAGCTAATAATCTAGTTGCCGTACAACTGAACTCACAACCGGTCTCCATAAGTATTGGCTCTAACCAGTACACTGGAGATATTTCGTATAGTCTAGCTTTCAACAATCGCCCTACTAATATTGTGTCCGGTGTAATTTCTGAGAGCATTCAAGTCAATGATACATATCCGGGAGATGTATTTGCTGTAATCCCAGTACTTGGAAGACAAACTGGCCCTATTCTGCAAAACATTGGTGGTAGAACAGAGTACCGTAGGGATGTAGCTATCAACCTAGTAATGGACTATACCAAGATACCCTACAGTGGAGACAGACGTTCATTAATTCTGAAAAAACCAAGTCTGGTAGAGCCTACGGCGAGTCAGTTGGCTACGCTTCTACAGGAACTTAGCCCTCAGGGCGAGCCGGGAGTAAGGAAGTATTTCATTACTGCACCAACAGAGAGTTGGACACCTAAAGAGGGTTCCTACTCGTTTAATATCGCATTCACATATGAATTGGACAAATAGGAATGGCAAATCCCACACCAGATTGGGACGACTTCTACGATGAGGGGTTGGGTCCAGATTTACCACTCAGTGCTGCGGCTAGACAGCAGCTACCATCTGGGGTGTTGCCCTCTGGTGAAGCTAATAGCTTTGACTTCAGACAGCACGGGTCTGGTATCAACTCGCCATTCCCCTATCCCAACCAGAATACTCCGGACGAATTGGCTGGAATTACTAAGACTGATTTCCCAGACCAGTTTAGTGATGCGTGGTGGCAAGCATCTGGTGCCCTAAAGACATACGGCCCTGATGAAGGAACACTGGTCGATACGGAACAAGAGTCTGGAATATTTCATTTCAACAATCTCATCTCTAGATTTTCCAGTGCTTCAGGTGTTAATCAGAGTGGTATCACAGATTTTACCATATTCAACAACTACGTTCATCATCAAAGATTACCATCTAATAATAATAACGCGGACGCAATAGAAATACCGTTTGTATCAACATATCGTACATCGATAGATTTCAACGCATACAACGGACAACAAGGATTCGGAGGATAATATGGCACTTGACAACAATTATGGAATAGTTCCACCTTCTGGGGCACATGGGACAGACTGGCCCGTACATCATACGCTACCTCAGGGTGCTAGTGGGTCTCTATCTACTGCTGGTTGGACTGCAGATAACATTTCCTCAGGGAATTTTGGCAATGAGGGTTTCATTCAACAAACCTTTTTAGGTGCTTCTATTCAGAATTTCGACCTAAACGCCGGTTTCGGTGACACCACATCTACGCTCAGTGTTCAGTTGGTCAACGATGAATTCCACAAATCTGATGGAAACCCACTAGGTGCTGGCGACGACCCATACCACAGTGGTATAACAGATACATTCCTACCTCCAGTAGTCGGCACCCCAGTCTTTTTCAAGTTTGGGAAAAACCCATCAACGGTTGAGCAGGCTTTTCGTCAAACATATGATGATCTATACGGCATCCAAACTCTGCCGTCCAAGACTAACCCTAAAAACGCTTGGGGTTGGTTCTTCCCGCAGGAAACATACGACGCTGATAATTTTGATTCACTTGAAACCTACCATCTAGTAGACCTAGTAGACAACGTTATTGAAGATCGTAGTCTATTATGGAACGATGATACTGAATGGAGAGGTCGTAATCACTTTGCGTTTGGCGGTATTCTACAGAGCTACACTCAAAATAAGAGTCAGGCTGGCTCACCCCTATATTCAGTCTCAGTATCGGACCCTAGGGAGATTCTTTCTAGTGTCGACGTATTACTAAACAACTATCAGGGCACCACATTCAATAACAAGAACATAATCAACGTATATGGGTTTCTGGAATATGACCCTTCTACTCCTCTCCTTGCGGACTTTGAAGTTTCCAAGCGAGAGGCTGGCGTCGTAGAGAAATTCATCTACGCCAATGGAAGCGTTGACTATATTGGGGTCACTGCCAATTGGAATGACATAGGAGGCTGGCAGACGGTTTCTCCAAAAACCCCAGCTAACGTAACTACCGATTCTACTACTTGGACTAAGGACGGCTTGGATTCCTACGTCGCACCCGAAGGTTCTGCTAATTTGAAAGACCAGTATTACTTTGGTAATAGCTCCTTTAACGGCACTGTCAAACCTGAGTACTTCCCAATTACTGGGCAGGGTTTTTCCAGACGTAGTGATAAGGGAATTCCGTGGTATAGGGTTGGTCAGGGTCTGGCTGCTATGTTCCAGTATCACGGGTTTATGCCTCAAGAGTATGTGACCGCTGGGTTCGGTGGGCAGATCAATTTCCGTGGGTTCAACTATGTAGTAGATTTCGCTGGCATCCCAACAGAGAAGATTCCCCTGCTGTATTACATGGACTTTGATAAGATTGACCTACTGAGCTTGGCACAGGAATTGTGTGATATTATCAGCCATGATCTCTATGTAACCCTTCTTCCTATCATTGATCACCCAGCTAGTAAGTTTCTTCATGATTACAATAATAATCAAGTAGATCGTGGAACCCCTGAAGACATGGTGGTTGGGATTATTCGCCTAGACGCCATTGACCGCTCTGTACAGCCAGAATATGGTGCTATTAAGTCGTACTTGGATACCCTGTCAGATCGCGGTATTGAGGTAGAGAATCAAGACGTTGGATTTGAACTAGCCAATGTTACTACTGATAAGTTTGTGGTAGGTGGGCAAGAGGTAGATATGCACCTCTTCTCAACTGAGAAAGATAGGGATGATCTCTGGAAAAGAGAGGAGAACGCAGACAACCTAAATACCCTACAGATGAACCAGTGGGATATTCGTACTCAGTTACAACAACAAGTCATTCCTTACTATGGAAAACTTGGTAATAATGCTGTGTCCGTACCTAGGGGCTTTGGGTCTTATCAGCAAATCCTTTTGGATTCCTCTAATCTTGACGCTTTTGGTGTTGGAAATTACTATGTAGCCACCGAGATGGAAATGAGGGCCGCTTTAGTTTCCTATGAAGCGTGGAAAGAATTCCTACTGCTTTACAACGACATATACATTGAAGACATATCCGAACACCGTGCGTTCTTTGATGCATTGTCATCTGAGAACGATCAAATAGAAGATGCGTTAGATACATTGAAAAGCGAGATAGGTGTAGACGGACTACCAAACGGCGTTGCTAAGGATAAGATAACGGAATACTTGGACAGTATGAAAGAGAGGCAGTTTGCCGTTACGGTTCCCCGCTGCGTTTGGGCATCCGACAAACCAGAAATGACAGAAGACGGTTACCCTGCCAGCCCATGCTCTCCACCTCTTGGTTATCCATTGTATTACAGGCGTGCCACACGTATAGGTATTATTGAAGCTGGTGTAGGCAATATTGTAAACGCCAAAACTCGAATTGTTTCTGACGTTGCTAACTTGAAGCAAGATCTGGAAAATCAAGATTCTCCACTCATGGGTCTTGGAGACACCAAGTTACATGACTACCTCGCTGAGTTAAAAGTTAAACAGGAAGAACTAAGAAAATCCTATATTACGTCTAACAAGCCTGATGAATATAAGAAGTCAGCTAAGTATAAATCGTTAGTTGCGGCTATTTCGGAAGGCGAAGTTATTTATCAAAACCTTGATAGTTTAGCTAAAAACGCAAAGGACGCAGGTGATATAGTTTCATATGTGGAAAACATAGAAACAAAAGACCCTACTATGGCTCAGTTTATGCTTAATATAGGTAAAACAGCCAAAAAGCACTTTGAGAATTCTAAGAAGGTATACGAATTCGTTCGTAAGATCGCAGATGAGTGCTTGGGTAAGAAATTCTTGGTCAGACTACCAAAAGCGTGTAATCTGAACTATAGTGTGAATATCAAAACGTTTAGTGGTACAGACCCTCATAATGTAGAGTCTGGCCCATTCGGATTCGCACCAAGACCTATTAGTTCTGATCCAAATTATGCGTCTAGCTCAGATTTTGCCCAAACTATAAACACACTTAAAGGTACTCGCGGCGTAGACGAGAATGGACTATTTCATCACTACCTTGAGGATTATGCCGATCCTGCATTTCCAGATGGTAGTGCTAAACTAGGAAGTTCTGATAACTATACCGACGGTGCTATGAAGGGTAACTATAACCCATTTTCCGAGAAGTGGGAATGGAACTACAAGCCAGAGCCTCAGGGTGGATTTTACAGTCACTCCTTGTTTGGTAGTAATTTTACGTCCCTAGATTATGTGAACGGAACTATTCCTTTTGGGTCTTTACCCGTTGCTATGAAGCAGGGCTTAGTCCCTATTGATACAAAAAATTTACTCTCAGATTCCAACCGTCTTCAGTGTTATGTGAAGTATAATAATAGCCACACTCTAGATTTTACTGGTGTGAACACAGAAGACATGACCCAGCAGGTTATCACAGAAGCTGGTCATTTTGTTCCAGATATCATTGAAGATCTACCCAACAACAATATAGACGCAGAGACTTCGTTTGATTCTATTAAGGAGCTTGAAAAAGACCAACAACGAAAAATACGTAAGCAAAATTCAGTAGCCTTTGTCAAATGTTCCGTAGAAGAAGTTGTGTTTCTTCCTCCTCAATTAGAAGCGAAGGATAGATCTGTATGGGCTAATCTATACAATATGAGATTTGCCGTTCCTGAGGTGGAATTGGTAGAAACCGTTAATGAGGACTGTACTGTAACATTCTCAAATCATATTCCACGTTCTCAACCTATTTTTGGGGTTCCCAAGGATGGTGGCTCAGACTCATCAGCTAATTGGACTGATTTCAAACGTGTGTACGATAAAAACCTTGACGCTTTCATTGTAGACACCGCTATTCCTAACCTAGACGATGAGCATGTCTACGCACTTATTACAGTTCCGGGTAGGATTAAGAGTACTATAGACGCGAGATGGAAGGATGGGCCTAAGCAAGCGTATAATACTGTACAGATTAAACACTTGATGACGCAAGATGTTGTTAAGATCCCAGAGTTTTCTAAGCCTAGTATGCCAAAGGCGGATATTAGTTCTGTGAATCCTCCATGTGGAGATCCTCCTATTCACGACTTTAGCCTCGATGGTTTAAAAAAAGCTAGGGCAAATGCTACTGAATATGGTCTAACCAACGCATATTTTCGTCCTACAATAGCAGAAATGAAGGTAAATCCATCTGCACCCAGTGGGTATAGTCCCGGCTCGGAGAAAGATTGGATAAGATTAACTCTAGAAGAGGTGAGTTCCGCAAGGACTCTTACTAAGACCGTTTTGAAGGGTTTTTCTCTTGCTCAACCTCAAAACAAAGTAGGGTTTTCTTCACCATCTCCTATTTTTCCGGATATTGTAGCTATTCCCCTAATGTCTGAGGAACGCTGTTACGGACCTTGGATGTCTGCTAGTCAACTAGACTTTACAGCAGACGCTAGGGTCAAATATTCGAACATTGGAGGTAGGGTTGAATTCGTTAAAGATGAAAACTTGGCCCCTTGGAACTATGCTGGATACCAACTAATGGACGAGGCTGGTTCTCTACAGGCTAACTTCTCTAATAGCTTACTGTTATTCAGTGAGCGGGGTGGGTTTGTTATGCCTGATGCCCCAACTGGAATCGCCCTAGCTTCAGCTTTACAAGCTGGTGGGCCGTTAATTACCTCTATTGGTATAGCTGTAGACGGTAGCAACGGTGTTAAGACGACCGTTAAAATGGACTTGTATACATCCAGCTTTGGTAAATTACAAAAGCAAAAAGAAATGTCGATCAGTCAAGTGGCTAGGGAGAGACAGCGTACCCTAGACGAGAAGAATAATGCTATTCGCAGAGGTTTAGGTAAACGTCAGACAAGTTCTGACTTAGTAAATACGGTTATGCAGGCTGGCGGTAAAGCAATGCTGGACATAGCCTCTGCTACCGCTAATCAGGCTCAGGCTCATGCTGACGTGGGAAAAGTTGTGCCACAGCAAATATTAGCTATTGGAAAAGAGGGTGGAAAAACAACAACTCCAGAGGGTTTCAGCGATGATATGTCGTTGTTAGAACGTAGTAGCGAGATAGCACAAATCGCTGTAACTCCATTGGCATCTTTATATAGAGCTATCACATCGGGACCGAACGCTAATTTACCTAGCGAAGATATTAGCGTAATAAGCTGGATGTCGGAAAGATTTAATAACGCTTTTCAAAGGGAATAAAGGAAGAACTATGGCTCAACCAATAATAACAGACAAAATTGCTGGAAACAACAAGTCAGATTATCACCTGATTACCACTACTCATCCGTATTTGATAGAGTTGGGACTTGGATCATTTACGATCCCCAGCCTTTCCGCTTGGTGGAATGAAAAAAGCCATGAAGGCGTGTATTTACATCGTAAATGTATCAATAATCAGATACCTTCAACGTTGGGTGATCCAACTAATAGTATTGGAGATCTCCTTGGTATATCAACAGACACTGAATTCTTTTGGAATGGTTGGAAACCCAATAAGGAGTTAGAGAACGCTGGTGTATACAAGAAGTACGACTTGTCTACATATGACGGTAATACGGGATCTCCTTCGGGTAGTAACCCTTGGACGTTTTCATCTGCTGTTGGAGAGGTAACAATTGACAACACCCTTATCTCGACGGTAGGTGATCCAACCAAGTATATTGTTGGTGGAACACTGGATGGTAGTCTGAACTTCAAAAACAACGTGTATGATTACGATGCGACTGATGGGTTAGAGAACTTATCTCCCATTTATGATGTGGTCAACTTAAACCGTTACATGTCAGCGTTCTCTGACTTCAATCCGAGATCTACATGGGATAAAGACGAGCCTAATAGCAATATAGCCGGTCAGAATACCAAACAACTGTTTGCTTCCCATGAATTTCTAACAGATATTAAGACCTCTAAACTAGGGCCGTATATAGAGTGGAGTGGAGAGGTTACGTTTTACATTAATGAGGGTCATCTTTGTGATCAAGGTATTACCGAGTGGATTCCCTTCAAACTACATCTCTTCGACAGTGCCTCTTCGGACGTTTCGGCTAATACGGTCACCCTTAAGAGTCTAAAATACGTAGCTCCACGTCGTGATGTAACAGGAAAACTATTCGGTACTAAGACGGACGGTGGACACACAGAATACAATCCTGACGATGTGGCTTCTCAGGGCGTTGGAGACATAGATCTGTCTATGAATCCCATAACCAAGAAATGGGAGGGCGGTTCCCCCACTCTGTTCGCTAAGATGGTTACTAAGATAGGTAAGCCCAGCGTACCAACGGTTGAATATTTAGAGTCTTCTAATACTACCGACGCACTGGATAATGATGAATATGAAGGTGTGAAGTTTATTCCCACTACTGGGATTGCTATGCCTATTCGCCCCCAAAACGGAAACCCTCTACAGTGGCAACCAAACTATCTTGAGCCAGATGATGTCAGGTGCTCCACTGGTAGTGTTGAAAAAGAGACCCTAACAGTCTACAACTTCAGTACCCAGCGTCAGTTTAATCGGGACGAAGAGGTTATGCTTACACGTATTGACAGTGTTTGGCATGTATCTGCTATGGGTGAGAATCTACTAGAGGACGATGATACTGTCACTGGAGAGGTAGGTAAATGGGGTGAGTTCACCTACATGATGACTAACTCTCGATTCTTCTTCAAAGACAAAAACCGTAAGGACTTTACACCAAGAGAGGCTGAGTTATTCTTCCACAAGCTGTATTATGAGGGCGATGACATAAATAGTAATGTAGACTATGGCATTAGTGGTGGTTGGGATAAAATCTCCACCTTTAATACTAACGACATCAAAGAGGTCTATCTAGACAATGGATACGCACAAACAACATCTTTTGATTACCTAGATCAAAAACTTTGCGGTATTCGTGGTAAGGAAAATCATAATGGGGATAAGTGGGAGGATAAGTGTTCTATATCAACAACTAGTGCCACATTGAATGCAGCGGGGCACACAATTCCCGGTCCTGAGTCTTTTGGTTCAAGAAATGCTGCTCACTCTGCGGTTTTCTTTGGATGTGTCTTTCCAGAGGGATATGTGGATACATCTCCACATCTAGTTAAGGGGCGTGGATACAATATCTCCGCAAAGTCGGTTGGAGAAATAGTTACTACAGCAAATTACATAGATCCTCAGTCTAACAATTTTTCCGAAGCAACACTATCGGCTCTAGATGGACAGGTTGATAGAAATAATTGTAGACTTCCTACTAGAGCAAGATTTGATGAACAACTCTCTGATTCAAATAATCACTGGGAAAGATATAGTAATGAATATTCTGCTAGCCTGTTTTATGGTCACACAGTAGACAAAAACCAGTCTTGTATACAATTTCCAGCAGACGTGATGACTAATGCGTCACCATCTGGAGCTAATGGTAGCCCATTATATCCAGTACATAGATTTAAAAATTTTCACACTCCTAATGGGGTTATCTACAACGCCAAATATCAAGAAGTTAGTAAGGCTTTCTTACAAGGTATATGGTTGGGTAAAGGATACTCTGGTGAAGATGTGGTATCAAAATATGACAGTGCGTTTGACTTTACACCAAAAAAGAGAGACACCCTAATGTTCCGCCCTCTAAAAATGGAGGGATATATTCAATTTGGAGATGATCCACGTTCTGCTGATGAATCTCGGGTTACAGACCTATCTAAAACGTCGGCTGGCAATCACAGAACAGGGTTTAGTGTTGAAGCACGTAGAACTCAGAAGGATAATGAACGCCCATGTACGGCATTCTTTGAAGATAGGGAAAAGGCAGACGGACACGCAGACCTGTGGACAACAGAATATGGTTTAAAATGGGGTGGAGACATAGAGAACAAATACAACAACGACACAACCGTTCAACGTTCTTATAATCAATATCACGATTATTTATATTGGAATAAGGAATATGGACCCATGAAGTGGACTGAGGGGTTTAGGGAGTCGGGTGCCGGTTTCTGGAAAAATAAGGGTGGTAATGCTTATGGTGTAATTACAACATTCAATACCATCAAAGCTAATGAAAGGATTGATTTCTCTACTGATAACATTTATGGTATGGGTGCAGCAGGTTGGGGTAACATACCTTTCTCTATCTCTAATGGCTATCAACACCAAGATAAAACTTGGGGTGTGTCCCAGCTTCGTGATTCTTACAGACAAGAGAATATTCCAGACTTAAGTGTTCGTATTTACCAACAACACCCTAGGGACCAGACCCTCTTTGACCCTAGGACGTTCGCCGTACATCACTTCAACCCAGATGTGAGATATGCTAACGACCTGTATATGAAAGACGACGGCACAACTGAAGCCTTTTACCGTACACCGCAGCTCTCAACCGAGATAGATGGGGTAAGTAGTAATGGACAGAATATCAAATATCAATATTATTATCAGGACTCTTTCAGCGTAGTGGATCTCAGGGGTATGACTAGGAATGCTAAACATATCAATCCTAACTTAGGCGAAGGTCATGAAAATTTTGAACAATATTACCCTCAAAATGTACAGATTGATGATCATATTTTCTCAGATGTGGTGATGAACGATACAACTCCGTTTGGTCCAGTTATGGCGGAAAAATATTGGGTTATTGATAGTAGTCGTACTGGAAAATTACTACCATTTAAGTATAGAAAGCAAGAGGTTGGTATTTCAATCCCCGTAGGAACCAAGTTTGTTATAGATGGAACTGGATCGCCCAATGATCCCGCTCAACATCTTGACACTCCAAACTTTGATAATATGCCAGCGTCTACCATTTTAGGTAAAATGTGTGTAAAAAGCAAAGGTACTGGATATGTGGCTGGGGATACCGTTGGATTGGATGATATTGTGTTTAAAGTTGAGACTGTGGAAGAGAATTCCGGAGATACTCAGGGAGCTATAAAGGAATTAAAATGTATTAGTAGAGGGACTGGCTTCTCAGAGTCTCAGACAGCCGCTCACGACGATAAGTTCAATTCTGATACCAACGGTCCTATTACGCTTGGTACGCTCTCTACGGAGGCGGGAGAGGGCTTTGATGCTTACTTTGTGTCCATTAGTGTTTATTATGTAGATATGATAGACCCTAAGCCCTACCTAATGAAGCGAGACGGTGAGGAAATTGTGAGGGTCGCATCTGATGTTTCGCAAAGTACTGGGCCTAATACTGGGCACGACGCGGCAGCGGAAGCGGGAGCCTTCGTCAATGAAACCTATGGAATTAGTTATACCTTAGATCCAACTTTATATTCCGACAACAAAGAATATGACGTATTCTTCCATTTCCACAATGATATCACTATGACGTGGATGGCTTCGCAAGAACATTTTCATGGATCTAGTCCTACTAATTATATTGGTAACAATCAAACACCAGCCCACGAACAACATATCACAGTTAAGATTAACCCACGATAATCACACCTTTTGTGTATAATACTACAGAATCTTTCAAACAAGGAGATCGATGAATATGGCAGCAATCACGTTTCATGCTAACAATAACAGCATTTACCCTAGCAATCCGACAAATCCCCCTGATTTGATCGACCACGCGGCAGGCTCCGGTATGGGCTTCTTTGGTGGTGGTTTCGGTATTTCTGTCCCGGTAAATGACTATCAGACCACAATGTACGTAACCAACTCAAATGGTACTGCATCTGGGGTTAGGTGCTCCAACACTAAATACAGTGATACTGTTGCCTTCCCCAATAGTGGGGTTCAGATTCAGGGCGGTGTAACCACTGGCACATCTGGTATTCCCAACATCGCGGCCCCTCTCAATATTCGATTTGAGCACTCTGAGGGAGTTAGGGTCCAAAACTGTAAACTACGTATCTTCGACCGCTCTGATATCGCACAACATGCTAGTGGTGTGACTACACAGGTTTACGAAGTACGCCATCCACATCCCACTGAGGGAGTTGACTTTGGTAACGACATTGGCCCATTGAAGCATCGTGGCGTTACTGACGCACACGGTTGGACACAGTTTGCTGACGGTTTCTCTATGACCGACATGGTTATGACCGCTGGTCCCGGCCCAAGTGGGCTGAATACCAACTCCAGCGAAGTGCTGGCGACTGGAGACGGAGCTTACACTAACTGGATTTCTCAGTCAGGTGAATCCTGCCGTGCCACTCGTCACGACTGGTTCATTGCGATGAGTGCTTCACCGGACAGTATCGGAAGTAAGACGGATTTTGGTCTGTACTTCACGCTTGAGTACCTGTAAGCCAACTCAAAGCCTCAAATAGAAAAAGCCCCGACCATTTGGCCGGGGCTTCTTCGTTGGTAGAGGTATCTAACAATGCCTCTTATTCGTTCACACCCTTCTCTTTATTCCACCGTACCCAGCCACCATTAGGTAGCCAGTCATCGCCATCCTTGCGTTTAGGGAACAAGCCGCCGCCCTTCTTGTGGGCACCGAACGCCAGCTTGGCTCGACAACCGAGATCCTTACAGTGTAGTTCGTGGTACAGATTATCGTCATTGTTTCGAACAACAAAGCGAATATCCTCGTTCCCACATTTACCACAAGTGTTCTGCTCAAACACCTCTTGAAAACGTGAGATTTCGTGGAAGATATCAGCCTGACCATCTCCCTCTAGTGCCACACTCAATCGACCGTTTCCTGTTTGGTAGTTAACCTTCATTTGCTCGTGCTTCTCCAATCATTTTGGTAAGAAAAAATAGAATCTGGAATCAACGACTTATCGCCTTGATACTCGTTTAGTTTTTCAATCGCGTCACTCGCTTGCCGTTTGTCAACCTTACGGCTAACATTGATTTTGAATACGTCTTTGAAAAATTTCGTCACATTGATATCCAACTGCTTTGCTTTAATGTCAATGAAGTTGGCTTGAGGATCTGTCATCCTCCCCGAATTGTCATATTCACCCTCCGTCGAAGAATTCTTCTTGCCACTCAGTTCTTTTACGATACTGGCGGTGTTCTTGCTTGTCATTTCCTCTGAAGAAGCTGTCTTGATTCCAAGAGCCTTCCGCAAAGCACGACTCTCAGCCCGTGTAGCTGCTGTTGCAGTGTTAAACACACAGAATGCGTCATCTGTGTTTCCTTCCCAACAGTCGGCTACGTCGGCAAATACTTGCCCCGTACAAAATCTCACTTCCCATACGACCGTTGCTCGTCCAATCTCATCATGAGTGCTTGGTGGGAATACCTGAGTGGGACGACTCTCAATCACTGGCCCTAATACCAATTCTGCTACACGTCTCAATCCAGCACAGGTTGGACGTTCAGCGAACATCTCACTGTCTTCAAACAGAGACATGACCCAGTCGTTCCACTCCGGAGAAGTCCTACTCGGACCATCCAGAACGATCTTGTCCACACTTCCAGTCGCTTTCATAGCTTCCGTTGACGGACTCTCTAGTTCAGTACCCTCAAACAAATCATCTTCTGCCATTTACTCCACCTCTATAAAACGTTTGTTTCTTGACGGAAACTTATCATTGATCTTTTCAATGTGAGCCAAGACCTGTTCGATTAGGTCTTCTCGTTTCGCCAAGGATTCCTGTCCTAGTGATTTCACGCGAATCACAGCATATCCTTTCGTAAGCAGAGAGCCGTTCTTTCTCAAGTCTGCATTCATCTGTTTTTGCAGCTTCTCTTCTCCCCAAATTGGTAAGAAGTGAGAAGGCCCGTCTACCTCTATTATAGTCTTCAACTCCGGAATATACAGGTCAATTTCCAGCTTTTCTGCTGGAATTATGAGTTTATGTAACTCAACTTTGTACCCGGATTCTTCGATTCTTTCCTCGAAAATCTTCTCCAGTTTAGACCCTTCTGAAGCGGCCACGCGGATCGCTTTGACGCCCTTAGCACGCATGGTTTCCTTCTGCTTGTCGGTCATCTTATTCCAGTTTTCTTTCGCCATATCTACACGGCGATTACGTTCCTCATCGCTCATGGTATTCCAGTAGACTTCCAGACTACTACTGATCTTAACACGTTCTTCCTTAGAGCGTGTCTTACCAGCGGTTGGATGTTTACTACGGCCTGAGTCCAGTGCGGCCTTTTGGGCACTACTTCGGTCCTTCAGCTTACGACCGTGCTTCAGCAGGGTGCGGCGAATCTTATTAGGGTACGTGTCAAGATGTTTAGCAATAACATATGTGCTGTTATCGTCATCATACATCTTTAGGACCGTTTGTTCAAAATCACTCATCGAAAACCTCTCTTATTTGTTGTAGAGAAAACCCTTCCATTAATGTTGGTTTAACACCAGTTAGTCGTAGGAATTCCTTCTCATCCAATTCGTTTGTTACCAATACCTTATGGTTATTGGCTATTCTAATCAATTCAAAAATAGTACGCTCATTCTTATCTGCGGCATTGAAAAGATATGCCACCTTGAATTTGTTGACCACGCTCTCTGCTTTTACAGTGCCAATTATAGATGTAGTAATCAGATGGCCCGTAAAGTGCCACAATTCTGTTGCGTCAAACATCCCGAATTTAGTCTGGATCGGATTGAAATCGACAGTATCGAAGAACACAGCCGCATCCTCAAGGGTGTTATTTTCCACCTCTTGATTGAGGAAGTTGTAGATCTCCGAATTGCGTGGAGTGCCACCGTTTGTATCTACATAAAACCCTAATTTCATTAGTTTGTCTCCTTTTCTTTTAGTTTTTCGAGGTCGATATACCATTCAATGGTCTTCTTGAGACCCTCTTTTAATTCAGTCTTAGCTTCCCAATCCAATAATGTCTTGGCTTTATCTACATTTAGACACCTACGAGGTTGTCCATCTGGTTTACTAGTGTCCCACTCAAAATGACCCTCATAACCCATTTGTACACTAATCTCTTCTACCAAGTCGTGGATTGTGATTTCCTGACCCGTTCCAATATTGATTGGTTCTGGCCCCACATCCTTCTTGATAGCCTGAGCTATCGCTTCCACGCAATCTGGGGCGTATAAGAACTCTCTTGAAGCCTTGCCAGTGCCCCAAACTGGAAGCCAATCATCATCATTCTTGATGGCTTCGTGGATCTTCATGATCAGGGCTGGGATTACATGACTGGTAGTAGTGTTGAAGTGATCATAAGGACCGTACATGTTGACGGGAATTAGGTTAACTACATCCATTCCGTACTGCTCTACATATGCTTCTCCGAGCCTCATTAGGGTCTTTTTGGCAATACCATAAGGTGCGTTAGTCTCTTCGGGATAACCGTACCAGATATCCTCTTCCTTAAAGGGTACAGGAGTGTGTTTAGGGTAAGCACAAACCGTCCCCAACATTACAACCTTAGGGATTTTTAACAGTCTGGCCTTTTCTAAAATATGAATTCCCATCATCAAGTTCTCGAACATGAACTTGCCGGGGTTGTCTCGGTTTGCTCCAATACCACCCACACTACCAGCGGCATGAACGATAACATCTGGCTTATATCCAGCTAACATCAATTCCGTGTTAAACTCATCGGTGAGATCAAAAGCCTTAGACCCTACGCCCTCAACTTGATCATCTGGGAAGTACTGTTTGAGGTTATCTCTAATATTCAACCCCAAAAACCCTGTGCCTCCTGTTATCAAAATCTTCATTCTATTCCCTCCAAGAATTGTTTCCCAAATGTCACCAACTCCGGGACATAGTGGTCTCTGATAAATTGCTCATACCCCTTAACGTCTGCTATTTTGTCGTAAATTGAGGCGTCAAAAGTCATATCTCCAAGAATGTATTCTGGGGTATCTTCCTCATGAAAATTGAAACCGTTGACTACTGGGTCATACCTCTGATTGATATAGTCTATTGGATGGTTCCATTTCTTGTATTCGTAATGCTTGTACCACAGTTGTTTGAGGGCATAATACCGTAGATTGATACCCTGTAGATGGATGACTCCAGCATCCTTAAACCTACGCCTCTCAAGGCACACAGGAGGGGTGCGTGGAGTGTGATACTTGTATTGACCTAGATCAAAATTTCCCGTACTCTTCATTGGTAGCATGAATGTACGGTAGTTGTCCTGATACATAGGGTCTGTTCTGAATTTTCCTATCTCTCCCACAACATTATACCAGAAGAATTCAAGGTCGAAGAGGGTGTTTAACTCTAACAACGGCTCCCAATTATCCAACCAAGACTGAGATAGTAGCTCGTCGGCATCTATTGCTAACACAAAGTCAGCATCGTTCCATCTAGAGCAGGACAACATCTCTTGCCTATTGTGACTCTCGTTGAACTCTGTTCTCCTACCCTTAAGGATAATGGCTTTGTCCCCAAACAGATCGCTGATCACCTCTACGGTATTGTCAGTGGAGTTGTCGTCGTAGAAAACCCACTTGTCCACTGGGTAATCCTTCCAGTATTTGTATACCTCCGGGAGGATCAACGCTTCATTCTGTATCATAACGTTAGCGTGAACTATCATATTAGATTCCAGTTTGATAATGAGATAGGGTTTTTGAATATTTCGTAGTGCCCACGCTGGCAGTACACGTTGACGGTCTTATTGTCTAGCGTTCCATATCTAGAGTCTAGCTGATACAGCAAGCAGGCCCAAACAGAGTCTACCACATGTATTTCATGTGCGTTCTCAATGATCTTAATGTAGTCAAAGAACGTATTGGTTGCTTTGTTAAGATTGACATAGCTGAGACCCTCTTTCCTATCTAGCTTAATATGGGTCGATTTGTAGGGAACCCCAACGCCCTTAGTCTCTTCACGTTTCTGATCGTCGTGGTACATGACATAATCTTCCCCATGCTCCCTGACGAATTTCTCATAAGCGGCATCTTCTAGCTCTGTATCTCTCTTAATACTGAAGTTAGTGACTCTTTTTGAGAAATCGATGTTGTAATACTCATAGAAAGCCTTTGTGAAGTGTGGGAACTTGAGGGTGCCCGGAACAATCCTGTGGGCTACGAAGTAATTATACCACCTCATACCCAACTCGTCTTCTCTCCACTTATCATGCTCTCCATGAGTACACATTACGTATTCTGGGTTGAGTAATAAAGATCCATTGTTAGCGGATGAGTAGTGAAATCTGTCAATACTAAGGCTTTTTTCAATAGTTCCATAATATCTACCGTCGTCACCCTTGAAATAGATAGGCTCGACATTATCTTTACCCCGTAGGTAGAAGTCCATCATATCCCTAACGTCTGACCTCAGGAATACTAACACCTCATCATAGAGAGAGCTATAATGGTCTATCAAACCCATACAGACTACCAGATCTGTCATTCCTTGATGGTAGTAAACAAACGCTTTAGTCTTCAAAGTGCTCTCTCCAATAGTTGTAGGTCTCATAGTCGTCAGGGGTTCCCCAGCAGATGTAATTATCTACCTCAAACACCTTGACATTAAGCCCGGCTTCTATGTTCCTGTTCAAAACATCGTCCACATAAAATTCGCTGGCGGTACGAATATCTTTTTTACGGTTTTCTTTGAACCCATCGTTGAAGTCCCGTCCCCTTCTGTAGTAGAACGTTCCAATGATAGCGTGTGTCTTCAGTGGATCTCCACCCGGAAACTTTTTACAGGATACGTTCCGCACGCTGTTATTCTCGTCTACGTCCAACCAAGAGTACATGTCAGGATTGATTTTACTCGTCTGATTATTCCTAAACGACCACACGATTACGTCAACGGTCTCATCATTTACAAGATCTAGGAACTTAGCCTCGTCGTAGCACGCTCCGTTGTCGCAAGCTGAGATCAGGATGGGTTCGTCATCCAAATACTTGGTAGCTAGGCGAACCGTACATGCTTGACCATCAGTGACACCGCCCGTGGTTAAAACTGATGCGTTCGGGTAATACTTCTGTATCTCCCTATCTATTATAGGGTCGTTAGTGTGTTTTTCCAAGCAAATAAAGCAAGAATCCTTGAATTTAGGCAAAGATTTCACCGCCCTGATAACCATAGGGTCTCCATTAACTGGGATTAGCGGCTTGGGTTGTTTATACCCACGAGATGAGAACCTCTCGCCTTTACCAGCCATTGGGAGAACGAGGGTGAAGTCCTGCTCTGGTGCTGTATTTTGCTCCTTTTTGAGATTAGCGAAACAATTAGACCACCCTTTGTAGATTTCAAGATCGTAAGGAGTGCCCCACTGTAACATCTTATCTATTTCAAAGATCTTAGTCTTCAGTCCATCTCTTAGTAGTAGCTTGTAGACTAGGCTTACGTAGAACTCACCATTGAGATTGATATCTTCATCCATTAACTGGTTGAAGTATTTTTTTACTGTGGCCCCGGAGTTGAAGTAGTAGACACCGTTGGAGGCGTACTCATCCATCTTATTCTCAGTGAATGATTCCTTCTCTTTGATATCTTGGAGGGTCATATTCTCTTCTTTACAGAAGGCGTAGTTCTCCCCTCTGAGCATGTGAGGGTGAAACCCAGTGTAACATGGTATTCCGCCATCGAAGCCCTCTACGGCCCCTAGGAAGCCCTCAAAATCCCACACGGTACCAAAGTCACAGTAGCTCACGATAACAGGCTTATCCCGATCTAAGAGACGTGCCACGCTGGATACGGCGTATACTGGTCCCTTCTTATGGGGAGCGATGGAAATAATATTACATGTGGGACATAGACCGTATAACACCTTTGACATATTGGTATTACTGATATGGTCCTGATTACAGATAAACGTAACATCCTCTACACCCGGAAACATGTCTAAGACGTGAGCTATAATTGGCTTACCGTCCACCTCAATCATAGACTTAGTGGTCTCATAGCCAGCCTCTATAAACCTCTTGCCAATTCCCGACATTGGGATTACTAGTTGTACATCTTTCTTATTGATCACTCAACTGCTCCTTGAGATAGTTTGGGTAATCCGTACATATACCATAAATACACTTAGCTCTCTCTAGATCAAAGTTGTCGATATCTTCTTTAGAAATGAGGGGAATTACACTATCTCTTGTGAGTTCTAGGGATAAGTCGTGAACCCACATAAACCCATTGTTACTAGATATCCACGGACCATTTGTAACGATGGAGAAGGGGTCAGACTTATGACAAAACGCACGTCCCCCTGAACAGTAGGAGAACGATAAGATATCCTTACAGTGCATCCATAGTCTTTGTCTTCTATCTTTTAGGTCTAGATAATTTATCTGTCGATCCGGCCTATCGTGCCCCAAATGAAGAACGCCATGCTGAACCCTAAGATCAATCTCCGCGTCGTACCCATGAGACAGGGCTTCATCTATGTAACTTAGGGTATTTTCCCTCTCAATATTGGGACCGTCTAAATTCCCTCTATGTGATATAATCTTCATCCTAATTTACTCCATACCATTTCAAGAAAAGCGTTTTGGTCAAACGTATTTTCGGTAAAGTATGGGTTGTCTATGAATTTGAACATCTGTAACTCTCTTCCTGTTAGTGCTATTAGATTGTTACAGTGAGAATATACTACTTGCCCTCCGCCTTCCCCTATGTGGATATTAAACAGGGAATGTCTAAGCCAATCTATGTTTCTATCGATAATCCTCTGGTCGTACAACGAGGTGGTTTCAGGTTGAGTAAGATCTTCCAAATTCAGAAGATCCCCATTAACAATGTCTTTATAAATGGAGAATGTTTTATGTATATCATACTCCCGACAGTGAGAGGGTTCTTTCTCTCCTATGATTATCACTTTAACACCAGAGTCATTTAGCATATGAAACAGTGGTGTTTTTATAGCATCCCATTTTTCTTTAAGCCCATAATCTGAGACCGTTATACATTTTGTGTTCAGGACTACGTGGTTTTCACGTATCGTAGCGGGAGGAATTGCTGTCTTAATAGAGTTGGGTTTGATATCTAGGAATTTAGCTAGATCGTGAGGAATGGGACGTTTGATAAGAGGGCAGTCTTCAGTGCTCGTGCTATCATCTGTCGTACGCACATTATCTAAGTCTGACATTCTTGCTCGAAGAATATCGTACATTTTCTGAGAATACTCTTTCCAGTGCTCTGGTCGGAGTTGTTTAATAAGGTCGTCATTAAAAACCACTTCAAACTGTATGTGTGGGCATCCGGCAAACACACAATAATAATCTAGGTGTAGTGACATGCCGTATAATGGTTCTATTTTACATCGTCTCATATTTCTTCAATCCTTTTACTACGATCTTCTATGAATAGGTCATAATAGGGTTTATTACACTCTAGCCCGTGAAATTTTGCCCCCCAAGACTTCAGTTGATTCTCTGTGAACTCATGCCAATCGAGTCCACTTCTACTACCTCTCGCGGTCCAGTAGATAATCTCATGTCCACCGTCGTATAGGTTGTTGATCTTAGCGATGTTTATGTGGTTGGGTATAGCCTTGTCATAGCATTTCTTTCCATCCAGAGCTATATCCTCTTCGTAAGAACAGATGGTCTCGTCTATGTCTACTCTGATCTTCATGCTAAGTTTCTCCTGTGAATTTCCTTAGGGTCTTCTAGAATTTCTTTAACCTGCTCATAGCTCAGTGGATTGTTGTCCATCGAGAAGGAAGCCGCTGCCTTCTCACATATATGAGTCTTAATGACGCACTCCTTAGCGGTCTTTCCGCAGCAAATGATACCATGATTAGCGAGCAAGATCACCTCTGGAAACGAACCACGCCAATTAGAGATAGATTCAGATAACGCTAGAGCCAATGGTTCACCGGGTATAGCGTAGGGAACTACACAGGATTTCCGACCGTTGAACACTACTTGATCTGGAAAGAATCTATCATTGGCGAATGTGTACATTTTATCTGCGTTACACACGATCTTCAAGCAGTTTAAGGGGTGGGTATGTGCTATGAAGTTAACCTTAGGGTTTTCCTTGTATATGTAAGCGTGTAGAGCACTCTCCATGCTGGGTTTAAGATGTGACGACTTGCCGTTTCCAAGATTGTCACACTCTACAAAGTCACCGTATGTGATTTTCTTAAACGATTTTCCACTAGCTTTTATAGTAAAGCCCTTACCCATGTTATGTCTACATGATGTATTTCCCTCCGTACCTACTACAAATGGCTCCAGTGCCAGTGTCATATCTACAATGTCCATCATTGTTCTTTCCTCATGTAAGCAGTTGGGGCGAACCAATCGGTAGAGTGTACGTTGTATTTAAGACCCTTATCTTTCAGGAATTTCTCCACACCAACGCTCTCGCTAAATAGATGGTATTCATACTCGTCGAATAGAATTACGCCTCCGGGTAATAGCCTATCCCACAGGTTCATTAACGCATGGTATGTTGGACGCTCAATGTCTACATCAATATAGATCAAGGATGCCCTGAAGCCGGGGTTATCTTCTAAGAACTTAGGCATGGTCTCCTGTACGTCACCCTTGATCAGTTTGACTTTGTCAACAACACCCTCTGAAATGCCTAACAGTCGATCATTTACAACCTCTAAGGATAATTCATCGTTATCCACCTTGCTGTAGACGGCCTCCATACTGTTCTTGTCGATCTCTGTGTCTTTATTATTGAAGATGAAACTGCCTTCACCGGGGTCAAATATGTCAAACCCAACAATTTTCTTATTAGAGTTGGGAATGAACACTTCTAGGAACTTGACAAACGTTGCTACTCCAGACCCCTTAAACACCCCTACTTCCACTATGTCACCGGCTAGGTGTTTGGTCTCTTGAAAGAAGTGAAAGCGATGGAGTAGCTTGCCGATCAGCTTGATATCGCTGGAGAATATGAACTTGTTGAAAGCCTCATAAACATCATTAGAAATACAGTTCTTGGAGTTGTTATTACAAATGTCTATTTGGTTATACTGATTCATTTAGTATCCTCACTATTTTTTGTGAACTCTCATTGTCATTAACAATTTGAACAGACTGTGTTTGTTTTTTATCCCAGAAATACGTTAAGATGATATCTGCGACCTCTTTCTGTGGTAGAATGTAATTCTGGAACTCAATTTCCCTGCTCTTAATCTTAGCCATTATGTCGTCTATTTGATAGCCACGATATTTGAAGTCCCTCTCCAGCTTCCACAGGTATTTGAGGTTCTTCTCCGTGTCTATGAAGATCTTTACGTCGGCAGAGATATGTAGTGTGTGGAGGCCGCTGACAATGATTGTTTTCTCTGGACTTATTGCTTGTGTCTCAGTAAATGTCCCAAGGGTATGATCATAGTCTCGCTGGAAAATTTCCTTGCCATTCCTTAGTTGCTCAACGTCGCTGACCATTAAGTCTAGATGGTTTGCCAACGGATTGAGGGGCGTGTAATACTTCCAGTGGTAGTCACTTCTCTCCCACCTGTGGTATCTGTCGCACTCAAGAACCATAGAGTGGTTTATACGAGACAGTAACTGAGCGGCCAGCGTGGTCTTACCACTACCAGAGTCTCCGCAGATAGCTATGACATTATTCATTCATCATCTGCTTAAATTGTTCAAGGTTCATAGTCCATTCAGAATTTAACCCTTTATCTAAGAGTTTTAAATCTTCTTCACGTACTAGCTTTCTACGGTAACTTGCTTGAAGATTCCATCCAGCGACCCTCTGTTTATCTAGATACTTCAGTCCGATCATACCCGCCTCATCACCCTTCATCCTACAAATTTCCCCAACATTACCCTGAAGGTCAGATGCTCTCATATGGTTCTTGTAGGTTCTCTTTTCTACGTGCTCGGTGCTGCCAAACATCCTAGTGCCAGAAGGAAGTCCATGAGTGAATCTTACATTTACATCGAAGAAGGTGGGAGACACTATACACTCAATATTAGTTGTCTTTGGGCAAAACAGGGTATTTAGCATTCCCCCACCAATAGCACCAACCACATGTGTGGCCTGCTTGAAAACCCCTATCTTCTCTTCCGTAGACATGGTTTCCGTGAATACTTCAGTATAACCTATGGATTCAAGAAAGTCAACCAGTTTGTCTTCATTTGCCAAGCGTCTCCGTGTGGTGTAGTCTGTACCTATGTTAGATTTGTCGTTATGCTTCCACGAGCGTCTGGATATATACAGCTTTTGTCCATAATTTGTATTGGGCTTGATATCCTTCGCTATATCTTTGAGAAAGTCGTACACCTCTGCTCTAGGCGGAGCGTTGGAGTCATGTCCATGAGTGTAAGATTCTGAGATAAACATGGGTTTACACCACATTCCAGAGTCTGCGAAGACAACGTCTTTTTCCATATCAATCCCTGCCAACTCCAGAAACTCTACTACAAATGGGTACAGTTTACGAGCCTCCGCGTTTGGATATGTCATTAGAAGACGGAGATTTCGGTAATTCTGTTTCATCCTGAAGTACGACAGTAGATACGGCATAGTGTCGTACAGGAAATGGTAGTAATTATCTGTGTTATACATGAAGAAAAACACTGGGTCTTTAACAGCGGTTCTTCCTCTTGGAGCTACATCTTCGATAGAATCCTCTGTATCCACACTCTGGAGGGACATAACCCTCTCGTTAATGGGGTTGTATACCTTATTATCCTTAGGGGATAACACTCGGACGTTGGGGTATATCAGATCACCTACTAACTCCGCGTTATCTAACTGATACACATTTATATATCTGCCATTCATATCGGAGTCAAATAGTCGTCGGTGTTTATCGATACTGCTGAGTCTATGAACTCTCATAATTCACCCCTGTTTTCCCAGTAAAATGGCTCAGTTGTGTGTAGGGGCGGCTTAGGGTTCTTCAACACTAGTGGCCGTGGGTTAATCCCATACTGCTGACCATCAGTGGGATCTATCTCATATTTGTGCCAGTGAATAAAATCAAGATTGAACTGAGTGTATTTAGTGTTCACTTTCTTAATATTCTGTAGTACATTTTCTGCGTCTACATGGTTGATGATATTTGGTACTTGTATTGACTTTATAGTTCCCCCATCAGACTGGACACCAATTTGCCACTCCATGTCGCCGTCTTCTTCGCCAACCCCTAAAAATCTCTCATCAAACCAGTTTAATGCGGAGATGATCCTTCTATCCAGCATGGTGTGGCTCCAACTGCCGTTGATCTTAAAAAACCCATCTGATTCTAGGACTCCCTCTAGGGCATCAAAAAACGCTTCATTGGAAATAGAAACATCGTCGTTTAACAGTAATACATGATGATTACTAGCGTTGATTAATAGGTTGTTCCATAATTTGGCTAACGATCTGAACTCTGGATGTATATTGGGAAAGATATTGGAATATTCACTAATGAATTTCAGAATATCGGCCCTGTAAGTTTGATTGAAATCAGCTTTATACTCTCCATTGATAGCAACCATTATCTCAATGTCTGGACGGAACTCTTTGATCTGCTTAATGAGAGGCTTAAAGAACTTCTCGAACCGATGTTCAAACGTTACTATTCCTATTGAATATTTAATCACTTGTAATCCTTTCTTTAGGGAACCCTAGGGCTTTTCTTTGCTCGTACACCTGAGCGTCCCGGCCTGAGTAGTGAAGTGTCTTCTGAACAGCTAGATCCACCTCGTTGTGGTTCTCAGAACCCTCAATACTCCAATGCTCGTGGCTAACAATAACCTTATCAATATACTGTTCTCGGCCCATTCTTCGAACTTCGTCTGTGAACTCGTTGTCGCAGTAGAGGCTTTTGTAGTCTGGGTGGTAGATGTATCCAAATTCGTCATACAGCTTTTTCCCTAGAATTGAGAAAGTGATTAGCTCTCCATTAGTGTTGCCGTCGTCGAAGTGAACACAGCCGTCAAGGTCTGGGAAGTACTCCATCATCGCATGTGAGATCTCCCTGTCCCAGTTTTCCACTTGTGGAACCATGTCATCACTAGCACATACAACTACATCCCAACCATCCTTAGGAATATGATTGTTGATAGCACTGATCTTCTCAGTATTCTCGTCGTAGTAGATTGTCCCGTGTGTGCTGGGTTTGTGACCCAGTAATAAACGAATAATACGACCCTTCACATACTCACTTGTCATAGTCGAATCAGACGTGTCGCAATTGATGTTAAAAGTGATTTCATTCTCATCGCTACACAACTCCACGTACTTAGATAACACGTCTATAAACTTAGCAGCCCGACCGTATGTAGGAAATTGTACTAGAATTCTCATTTATATCTCCTTGATGACTTCTAGCACGACTCCGTGAGCAGGATCAACCTTATTGGCGGCTTCTTCATCACCTAAGAGTCTCATCAGGGTTCCAACACGATGGAATGGCGTGTGGTGACTCTTCATTTGATTCTTAATCTGTATAGACATATCCTCAGTAGATCCCGTGTCTTTAAATAATGACGTTAGGACTTTCTCAAACTCGTCTGTATTATCTGTCTTAACGATGACATTAGTAGCATTCATTGTGAGATCGAAGAATATCTGAGAAGAACAGAAGTCCATATCTCCTACGAGGGTAAATGACCCATACCTCTTGTACAACTCATGAGCAGACGTTGCGTTAGACCGAATATCAAACTTCGGGTTGATTTCACCGTTAGTGAATTGTACTAAGTGGTAAACATCTCCATCCTTAGTTTCATGTTCAACTGCATCGTCATATACATTAGCAAAGATGGCTCTAGGGCATAGCGGCTCAGTGTGTTTAGAACGCTGAGTAGCAAATAGATCAAAAGCCGGTGGAATCTTCTCATATCGAATATTGGTTTGTGGCTCGGTCTGATCAAACGAATTGGTAAAGACGAAGGGTACATTTATCCCCTTGTTGGCTGTGAATTTTTCAAAATCAACAAGTTGATTGTCAGACATACCTGTCACATTAACAACCAATTGAATACTGTTATTTTGTTCCAAATACTTAATTATATCCGGAGTGATCATTGTGTAGTGAGTAACAAACACATTTGGCTGTAGCTGGTCGCATATGTCAAAAGCACTGACACGACTATCATTCCACAACGCGGCATCCACACCACAATACTGTAGTGCGACCGTCATATACCTAGGTTCCGTGGTTAGTTCACTTGAATAGTCGTGAAACAAGATTTTCATTGTTCAGTAATCCTCTTGAAGGTCTTTATGTTGTCCACTTTGATAATTTGTTCATCTTTATTTTCTGAGAGGAAAAGTTGCCTTCTCCCACGCCAAGCGTTGATAGCCTCAAACAGAAACTTGGTCTTTAGTTCTGGTTTGGAAATAGTGTTATAGAATGATCTAATCATAGCTTCACTATTAAGGTAAAGTAGGTCTGTCCACACTTTATCTTTCACCGCTAAGGCGAAATTCTCCAGACGGTCATTGTTGTTGATAATCCCAATATCAAAAGAAGACTCTTTAGAACTCTTCTGATATGGTATCGACGACTTCTTAGTATTGAGAGATCTTAGATAAGGAATAGTTAATAGTACACCGCCTCCACAGACGATAATTTTGTCATTTCTAGTGTTGTTCAAACACAACCGAAGACCCTCACAACAGTTGCTGTGATAATAGACCTGATTCTCAACAATGCGAATGGGAACGCTGGGGGCAAAGTTCGCCTGAACGAACTGGTAGATCTTTTGGGTCTCAAATCCAGAGCATAAGATGACTTCGAAGTCAATAAATGTCGCCTCAATAGCGTGAATTTGGTGCTCTAAGAGGGTTTTTTCTCCAATATTGATTAGGGGGACTGGACCGTACGATTTCATACGGTAGCCATAGTTTTCTGCTAAGAATATGAATGTAACCTTTTCATCACGCTTCAACTCTGGGTTGTCTGTCTTAGCACTCGTTATGTATCGGCTATTTTGTTTCATATTTTTGGTATAGCTTCTGTTCCTGTGACATAACCCTGACGCTATCTACCATTTTCTTGTAATCTCGGTGTTCCAAGTACAGGTTGTTTACTACTGCCTTGTGGATAATTGAAAATCCATCACCCTCATACATTACATTGCTAAGTACTTCGTCGTTTTGGGATTTATCAATGATATCGAAAATATCTGGTGGCAACACGCTACCGGCCTTGATGTTCACAAAGTAAGCCGCTTCAACCAGCTTATTAAACACGTCCCTGTCTCTAATTCTGATTGTGTCTATTACATGAAAAATAGCACACGAGGTGTACATCGTCTCCTGTATAACATTGACCATATTAGACACTTCGTTTACACCACGTTTGTCAAATGTGGATATGACCAATTTCATTTTTCCCACTGGATAATCCATAGCGAGCACTGAGTCAATAGTACGCTGTAGATCTTCTAGGGTACTACTTGGGTGATCATAGATAGCAATCCCAAACAAGGGCATAATTTCCTTGCGTGCCTTGTCCTTATCATCACCGTTTAGGTCTACCCAATCTGAACCCCTGTACATATTACAGAACTTACTCAGGTTGTAGTAGGGTTGTCCAACGGTCATAGCGGCCTCATGCCTCACCTTAAACAGGTCTATACGATCAGCCCTGCATCCAGTCTGAACTTGTGGGAACAGTAGTCCAGAAGCACCAAAAACAGTATTAGGGTGCTCTGAATATTCGGCAAAAGTACAACCCTTACAACTCGTCGTTGCTTCCTTCATTATTCAGACCTCTTAGCTTTGATCTCGTAATGAAGACCGTCAATGTGACTAGACATGATATCCAGCCCAAAACCCTCTAGAATACCCTTAACAGTACCCACAGAGGTCATTGAGTTGTTTTGTGTCACTACGTTAGACGCATCGTCTGGGGTGATTAAGCCGTTGGCTACAGCCTTAGCAAAAGCACGTACTTCAGTACCGCCCACAACCAACTCTCCGTTGATCCTGAGTTTGGAACGAAGTGCCCCAATAACTTCATGACTGTTACCCACGGGAAATGAATCCATAACGTCAGACGCTAGGATGACTTCACACTCGTTAGACGTAACACTTCCCAAATCCAGACTGTTATTACCAACGGTCAATACTTTGTATCCAATAATAGCTTCCTGTGCTTCACGAACAATTTGCAACTTCATTATTTCCCCACCTCTGTAACAGTGTCAAAAATTGAATTCCACTCTTTGATATAGCGTTCTTCACCGAACTTCTCTTTAATAGTTTCTCGTCCAGCTAACCCAATTTCCTTCGCTTTCGCCGGGTCTTTGAGCAGCATCTCGATCCTCTCACGTAGGACGCTCTCATCGTTCGAGATAAAGCCGTTGACGCCATTCTCGATGATATTCGGGATTTCACACGTTTCTGTCGTAACGACCGCACAGCCGCACGACATAGCCTCTAGCATGGACGTGGGGACCGGACTGAGGGTGCTTGGGTTGATATAAATCGAAGCAGCCTGATACGACTTGATCAAATCCTCTACTGAATCGCTTTGTTTGGATAATCCCGGCGTATCTCCAACCACGACCCTAGGAAGATCCTTAGTAATACGTTCCCAACCCTTGTAATTTAGGGCGTAGTCACGGTTAACAAAGTCGTGAGCGACCGTTAGAACCTGATCTAGAGGGTTTTCTTCAGCGGGACAGAACAAGTCGGTATCAATTGAGTGATAAACAACCTCTCCGGGTATTCCCCAAGAACGCTTAGAGTATTCAGTAATGAATACGTTTACATCACCCTTCATTCGTCGAAAAGCAGCTAGTTGATCGCTGGGCCAATTCGGTAGTGGCAACGTGTGCTCAAGACACAGAATGGGCAACTGTAGTTTCTGGTTGATTTCCATAGCTGTTTGGAACTGCCCAAACTTACTATTCACGAAGATGAAGTCGAAGACAACACCCGGATACATAGAGTTTTTTGGTAGTTGGTAGTAATTCTCAGGCATGGGGGCGTGACCGTCATACCAGTCTTTACCGCCATTATAGTTGAAGGCATAAAAGTTATGCCCAGTCTTAGCAACTTGGGTCTGGTAACGCTCGTGCGTATTAAACGTGAGAATATTGTACTTGTCCGACGTTCTACCTACGTCGTTAAGGATGTTCAGCGATCTAAACACTTAGTGCCTCCTTCATTTTTTCCCCAACGGTTTCAAGAGAAAAATGTGATAATTGCTCTCTAGCCTCTGGTATAAATTCTGTATCTTTCAAAAATTTGTCATCACACCAAAGGTTGTACATCATACGCATGGTCCGTTTGATGTTACGCTCATCGGGCTTAATCCAGTAGTCATTACCATTGTTAACACCTCCAAAGATACCACCTTTGGATTGAACTACTTGGTGAATGGAGTTTACTGCGTTAGCTGACCCTCGCAGATACTCACGAACAGAATTCTTATCGGAGATGATTGGGGTGTTTCCAAATCCAGCAGCATCTATTTCAGCTAATGGGAAAGTAACTCCTGTGTTACAACTCACATAACAGTTACAGTATTGATGTAGCTCATACAAGTTTTCATCGGTAAGATCTGGTGCGGAAATAACAATCTCACGATTATAGAGTTCCGGACTTGTCTCTAATCTCAGAAGTGACTTGATATTCTCAGAGAGATCATCTACAAATTTAAGTTCCCTCTGACTGTCTGACGACTGCGGCTTCATGTAGATAACAAGGCTTACATTGTCATTAACATCGAACTCTGAGTGGAACGAGGCTAAGATCCAGTCAAGACCCTGAGCGTCACTCGTAGAGGCAAATGTATAGAACTTGAAAGTGTTCTCAGCCTCTTTGATAGCCAACTCTTTATATCTTTTGTTATGAACGGCTGTATCTATGGCTAACGGTACGTACTTAACCTTATCTTTACACTTGTAAGAAAAGGCACTATACGCTGTGTCAGATGGAACCCAAACTTCGTCCATCATATCCAGACGCTCAACCCAGACAGAGTGTTCCAACTCAAAAAAGTTGTTACCCAAAAACCCTATGTTCTTCTCAAATTTTCCAGTGCCCACCATATGTTCTGGAAACACATGTTGAATACAGTGGGTCGCATCCCCAATGTCTTTGTCTTCAAGATGAGCGATGGCTTCTGGGGTTTGGGTGTGGCCCAGTTCAATACTGCGGCAGACAACGTCCACACCGGCTTTCTCCAGTGCTAAGATGTTATTGACCGTCTGTTTTCCCCAGTCACTTTTTTCCCTGTAATAACCTACGTAGAGTACCTTCATTTTGTTCTCCTGATTGCCCAGTCTGGGAATGGAATTTCATCGCTAACTAGGGCACATAGTTCTAGTCCCGATTGTTCATTCAAAAATTCGTCTACGGCCTGTTTAATTCCGTAACCCAATTGATTGTTGTAGGTAGTACCCTCTTGAACAAACTCCCTAGCCACACTTATGTAGTCGTGTCCACCTAAAATACCATCCGGCTGTACCTTTTGGTGGTAATCTTGTAGGTCTTGTTTCACAGACTCGTATAAGTGGCAACCATCTAAATATATGAAATCAAAGTGCCCAACCTCAAACCTGTGAACTAGCTGGTGTGAGTACCCACGGTGTAAACGGACAGTGCCCATCTGAATTTCTTTCTCATATCTCTTTTCGATGGCTTCTTGCATACCAATATTACTATGAGCAGTAGGGGTGTTTCTCATGTGCCCCTCTGAGTATATCTTGCCGTTAAAAGGATTAGACTCCCAAGGGTCTAATAGATGTAACTCTTCAGGCTCCAGCACTTCCATAATACGCTTAGAGAAGTGTCCAGCTTCTACTCCAACTTCCAACACTTTTGGATTGTCAGGTAGCAATTCTTTCATGTACGCTAGATAAGCGTCTCTATCCTGTAACGTTTTCATATTACTCCTAAGTCGTAATTGTTAATGAAATCCATGCCGCCCTTATTAAACTCCCCGTGAAATCCAAATGACCCATAGCTAAACAGCATGTCTCGATTGAAGTTTCTATAGTGCGTGGGGTGCTCAACAGAGAACTTAGCGGCCAGTTCTGGTGGTGCGAACTGAATCCCAACCTTTCTCATTCGGTCGTAGTTGAATATGCAGATGTTCAGGTCTTCGTTCTTGTGTTCCCAGCCTAGCTTGGCTGATTCTTCAACAAACCGTCTTGTTCTCAGGGAAAATCCCCCGTTACCAACAACATTTGGGATATCCTCGATTTGCCCGGCGACCATGTCACTAGCTTGGATGATACTCATGGGCCAAGGGGCACCAATGTAATCATAGGCCAGAAACCGTGCTTCCCACTTACTAGCGTCGATGATGGTAGAGTCGTGCTGGACATTCAAGCAATAGTCACCAGTAATGTAGCGTGCCGTCTGTTGAACGAACGACTCACAAAACCCTGAGCGGTTAGTATCATCATCCTGAAGATTGCTATTCAGATCGACACTCATATCATACACTTCGATACCGTATTTGTCAATGACGGTTTCGAACAAACTGAGATCAGTCTTACTAGGGTCTGTGATTAAAACTTTCTTACCAAATTCTACCTGATCCATACCAATCAGCATGGCCCTGAGGGACTTACGTACGTGCTCCGTACCCCAGCAGAATGTGAACATGGTTACTTGCGGTAACTGAAGTTTATTTCCAACAGTCATACATACCCTCCGTTATCTCATATTCCATAGTCACTTGTTCTCTCTTGGGTTGTTTTTTCGCCCATTGAAACATTTCATCTACGGTTTTGATAAGGTAAGTAGTATCCTTAAATCCTAGGCACATTTTTGCCTTAGAATGATCACATTGCGTATGTTTAGCTTCGTGACGTGCCTCCACATGTTTAACCTGTACTGGATTGCACCCGTTCCATATGGCTACACGTCGTACGGTCTCAGCTAGTTCATTAAGGGTCCAATCCTCTTCGGCACCTAAGTTGAACGTTTCTCCGTCGTGATTGTCAATCAATTGCTCGAACGGTTTCATATAATATTGAACATCAGAGAATTGACGAGTCTGCTCACCATCTCCATAAATTAAGAGCGGCTCACCTTCAAGGGCACGCCGTATAAAGATTCCCACCACATTCCTATAGCGGTCCCAGATATTCTGGTAGATACCGATAATATTATGCGGTCTAACAATGGAATAACGAAGACCGTGTTGATCTCCAGCTATCTTCATATCCATTTCTACCGCGTATTTAGCTACACCGTACGGGTCAATGGGTTGTGGAGCCATAGTTTCAACGAATGGGGGTTTTTGAGCACCGTAAACCGCCATAGATGAGGTGAAGATCATCTTAACGTTATTCTGAATACAAGCGTTTATTACATTAGCACTGGATAATACGTTGTTGGAGTAGTTAAAGTGGCGAATAAAGGGTGATAGACCCTCCGCAGCGTAAGCAGCGAAGTGATAACAAGCTACTACATCTTTCTCCATAGTAAAGATATTGTTTAAACATCCCTTAGCATCCACGTCAGATAGGTCAATAGGCCAAAATTCAAACTGTTTTATGTTAGCCTGAGGTAAGTATTCTGGATACCCACCGCTAAGGTCGTCAATACCAACAACTCTAAAACCTTGTCTGATCAAATAACGAGAGAAATGACTACCAAGTAGTCCAGCACACCCTGTAACCACTACGGTTTTCATTGAATTACCCCCTTTTGCTTCATAACTTGGACCCTCTTCTGTTCCCAGTTATTCCTCTTATCGCACTGAGCCACCATTTGATTGTAGGCCATATTGAAATCAAACGATGAACGATGATTAGCACCGTCAAAAGCAGCCGAAGATTCGTTGAAGTACATGCCCCCCGTAGACCCCGTAGCCGACTTGTATGTCAAATCCCTACATAGACGTGACTCGAAGAAAGTATTGAGTTTGGAAGGGTCTCCGAGAGCTTCAATGATCAACCACTTAGCAAGCTGACCAGCGTCCACGTTGGATATCTGCTCATCGCTTAGTTTTTGAACTGGTCTATGTTGCTTGAGCGGTGACCCCCATGTTTGTTTGGTGGGTATTACCTCAAAGCTATCAAAGATATCTTCCCACTTCTTACCGCTCATGTCCCATTGATAGTACTTTTCGAAATTCTCACGGGTTTTTGTGCCCATTTTTTCTCTACCTTCATCCGTCATCTTTTCAAAGAAATGAAGAAATACTTCTGAGGAATATTCGTTATCAGGCACAGCCCTGAGACAGCCAGTTTCTAGCTCTTTATAAAGAGCGGCTGGCGTCAGGGTGAACCCTTCTAACTTACGAAGTACAGACTCCATAGCAGAATAATCAGTGCCACAAACGGGAACCCCACATGCGGCGGCTTCAACCTGCGGAAGTCCAAAACCCTCACAATTAGCATACTGCGTGTAGAGGTCGAACAGATTGATGATGTTGGACAAGTCCTCATAGGAGACACCGTTTTTAACGTTTGACAGGGTCGAACCCCACTTACCAGTGAATGGGGACTGAGCAACCGCACCTTTAAAGAGAGATGGGAAGGGTTTCTTGGTCTCTGGGCAGATATATGTGAACAGAACGTGAGCAGACAGATTGTGCTGCAGAATCAGTTCTGGGATATCCCAACCCAAGTCTGGGTAGGATGTATGACAATACAGGTAGTAGTTGTCATTTTCCGCCTTATCTAGAAACTTACGGAAAGCCTCAAAGAGATCTGGGTACAATTTACGTCGTTGATTACGCATAACCGTCCCTAAGATTTTGAAATCTGGGTTAATACCGTAAGATAACTTATGGGCTTTCTTATCAGGGACCGGATTGTAAGCCGGGTGAGCAGATGGGGGTGACGATCCGTGGTACTTAATTTTCCCACCAGATTGTTCATTCAACACCCCACCGGCCCAGTCCGAATAAGTCAGGCAGGCGTCAGCATTGGCATATGTAGAGATCCACTGACGGGCCTGTGGACGAGCGTCAACGGTCGGCATAATAGCCCACTTGAAGTAATTCCTAAACGGAGAACGTTCAGCGAAGTCCAACATCCAGAAGTCACGGATATCACACACTACATCTGGCATGAAGTCCAGACATACGTGCTCAAAGATCCACTCACCAAACTGGTTAGTGCCAGAGTTGTTGTAAGCCTGCATTTCCTCTTCTGTTGCCTTAGGTTCGCAGTCTGTATTTGGAGATACTCCGTAATACTTCCAAGGGATGTTAGCGGCCCGAGGGTCATTTCGCTGACCGTAGGAACCCATCTCGGCAATTTCGTACTTACCAGTTCCGTGCAGGTAGGTCAGAATCTCTCTGGTGTATGTTGCGTACCCAGTATTGAGAAAAGTTGCCTCACTACAAAATAATATACGCTTACGCCTCATACGTTTTTCCCTTTTTTATATTGTCAATTGCCCACGGGGTTGAGGTATCGTGTATTACCAATGGTAAACTCGTCCATCCTTTCCGCATGTCTTCTCCTATGCTCTATAATAGTCTATGAGTCGAAATATGACAATCAGATTTCGTGAATTTTGTTAACAATGAAGGAATTATCCTGCTCTACGTCGCCGCACAGCATTAGATTGTTGCCCTCATATAGAATGAACCTGTACTTTTCTCTGGTCTCAGGAAATACCACGACGCTATCAAGAGAACAGGAAGCATCTTCGACGGTTAGGAATGACATGAGTTTGCCAAAGTTCTTGCCCTGCTTCTTGATCTTGAAGTTGTTCATCCTTGTGATGTTCACTACAAGACAGATATCCTTACCAAACTTCCCATTCGCGATATCCTTACATGAAGTGTTGGAGATAGACGTATCGACCGCTTCGACTTCACTTAGGGAAACTGGACAGCCCAAGAACTTCTTTTCCATCTCGACGATCCAAGAAGGGTCATCCGACATTCCGTATGGTGGGCTTGCCAGCATACCCACTTCGTTCAGGACGATCTGACTACGGTTGGCGTTACTGGTCCCTCCACCCATCTTCTTTGTAGGAGACAGGTCTTGAAAACACTCACCAAGGGTTTCCCATCGTTTTTCCGGATACTGCGTTGTAACCCACTTCATTTCCGCCTTAGTCAGTTCACGGAATATAAGGTATTCGTACAGTGCCTTATTTCTGCTCACACCGGTAGATTTGGTAGAGAAAAACCCAATAGAACACAGGGCTTTGAAAGCAGTACTAGTTATGTTGGGAGCAATGTATAATAGAACATCCATCCAAGTGAATTCCTCTAGTGATTTATTGGATTCCCACACAGCATCCTTAATGGCTTTCACCACCTTGTCACCAGTGACCCCAGTAAGACCCTTAACATCCTTGACCCCAAAGAACACGTCACTACCCACACGCTCAAATTTCAGACCAAAAGAGGTTAGATTTGGCGACTTCACCTCAATGTCAAACAGTTTAGCCTCAGAGACTAGTTCATAGATCTCCTGATGGGTATCCTGTTTTTCATTCGCGTGGTATAGGTAAGACGTGAAGAACTCAACCGTGTGATTAGCTTTATACCAAGCTGACCAATAAGAGTTCATGGCGTACGCCACAGCGTGAGACTTGTTGAATGAGTATCGAGACGACTTTTCAATCCAGCTAAAGATTTCTTTAGCTACATCACCGTCTACTATACCCACCTTCTCACAACCCTCAATGAACTGCCCACGGATTTCCATCATCAGCTTGGCTTTCTTCTTGCCGATAGCCTTACGTAGATAATCCGCTTCCTGCTCACTGAAGCCAGCGAGTTTCACAGCGATACGCATCGCCTGTTCTTGATAGACCAACACCCCGTATGTTGTATTGAGAATATCCTCCAGAGAGTCGTGAAGGTAAGTAACCTCCTCTCGGCCAGCCTTGCGGTCAACAAACCGCTGGCTCATAGATTTACCATCGCTAATAGCTTTGAGCGTTCCGGGTCTAATGATAGCAATGAGTGCTGCCAACTCTTCGATATTACTGGGAGACACCTTCTTAGACCAAGACCTACCAAGATTACTCTCCAACTGGAAAATACCCTTGGTGAGACCATCGTGATATAAGGCCCACGCTTTTTCGTCCTTCAAATCCATCTTACCATCCTAACAGTGACTTAACATTGAATTCCACACAAAGGAAATATACCAGACAACCTATGGCAGACCCTAGTGGTAGACCCAAACACAACCCTGTAATAAATCTATTCTCCAGAATACCATCTTCCACAACGTCTTCTGGGTTTGCTTCCGCTCTCTCTTCTGCGTTGTCCAGTTGACTGATAGTAAACAGATAGTTAATTGTGTTACCTTGACCATCGGAGTCGTGAAGGTGGTAATAGTAGGGTTGAGCAGTCCTATACCTGTTTTTGTTCTCTACTTTTCTGAGCATGATTTCTCCTACTTAATTGCTAGACCACCATTGGCAAAACACTTGTCCACCGTTAGATTTTGATAGACTAGACGGCGGGACTTTTGAAACTTGATGAAGATGTTGGCTGTATCCTTAACGTCCTGTAGGGCGTCGTGAGCGTTCTCTGAGGACATTCCCATACGTTCTCGCAGAGAGTCCATACTGATAGACTTGATGGCAGGGTCGCCCTCTGTCCACAGCCACATGTCGTCCATAACATCGATCTTGTAGATCTGATGGAATAGCTTCTGACCCTGTCTCTTATCATCGAAGGGTCCGTATTCCTTACACAAACGGTCTACGATCTTCATGTCATATCCCAAGATGTTAAACCCACATGGAATTGGGGCGTGGAACTGTTTTCCAGACCAGTTGTACTTATTAACGAATGTGCAGAACTTCTTCCACACACCCTTGGGTAGCGGTGCTTTCGCAAGCTGCTCTCGCGTCTGACCTGTGACCTTGAGTGCCCCTTCCTCAATGGGGTCAACGCCAGCAGCCAGTGCCTTCTCATCGTCAATGATGGGACGCATCATGCTCTGGAATTCACCCTTGGGCCTGAAATTGCGACCATCTAGGGCGATAGCAGCGATTTGAGTTGGCTGGCAACGAAGTGGGTTACGTCCACCCGTTTCAAAGTCGAAAACCACGATATCTCTTTTCATATCTTTTATCCTCTATTTTGAAATTCCTGTGGACAAATCTTTGATTTACAGTTGGGACAATGATAGTACCCAACGAGGGAATACATCCCCTGAAACTGTGCTTCCTTATGATCACACCAAGTGATATCTTTGAGTTTACGTATGGGATAGTCTGGCATAAAGACAACGTCTTTCATTCTTTAAATTCCTTCAAAAGTTCAGGGTTTTCAAGTACGTTTCCTATAACTCTCCATTGTTTACTTGGTGATGAGCCATAATAGTGCTCAAACGCTTCCTTTGGTCCGTCTGGGTTTCCCTCCATTAGGTTCCAGCCTATAACCTGACCATAATTATCGCTGTTAAACTCCACGAATACGGGTCTTTTTGTCTCATGACCCTTTTCACCAGCCCATTTACGTTCTAGTATGTCGCCCTCATAAACCTCTACATCGTCACAATCTTTAGCGTTGGTGTATTGTTGGATTACAACATCTTTCCTAAGACAGTTTTTATTAGACCAATCGCCAGAGGCCCTATCATATAGATAAACTTCACAGCCTTCACCGGAATCCTTTAATGAGAGCATAGGGTCTTCTTCCGCCCACGGATCTAACCATCTGTTTTCGTTCTTGTGCCATATACGAAATTTGATTTCTCTCATGATGACCCTCTCTGGTTGTCTTCTAGGCGGCAAACTCGTTTCTCAACTAGACCTAGCATCTCTTGTAGCTGTTTTATACTACGCCTGTTCAAATCGTCACAAACCCTGTCTTTCATAGGCTGTACCCATTTCTTCTCGCGTTCTGCGTTGATTTCGATCATAGTGATCGCATTCTCAAGAAGGTCTGAGATATAGATCTTGTCGTGACCAGATCCGCAGCAATCTAACTCTGGTAGAGATCTCATTATCTTAGCCGCTGATGCGTAGCGTTCTTTACTGAAGGGTCTCATTGTTCAACCTTTAATACTAAAAAAGAATTTCTACAACTTAGACAGTCGCAATCTACTATGAAGCATATATCACCAAAGGGTAGATATTCTATCTGGTCGCAAAACATAAAGTTCTCGTCGCCATCGTGAAAGTTAACCACTAACTCTCCACGTCTACCTCTGGTTTCTTCGCGTTTATGAAAAAACTCGTCTTTTTTGTATCCAGCCTTTTTCATTTTTGGTAGGTATTTCCCTTTCCACCACTCAACAAAGAAGTCTGCGGTTTCTCTAGGGTTCGCACAGCAAATCACCGCAGCACCGTCTCCTCCAGCTTCTGTAACGGAGTAATAGAAGAACTCCATCAAGTTCTCTGCCCATATGCCTTTAACTCTTACGCTTGGTGGAATGATCATATTAATTCCTTCACATACATCAATTTATCCAAAAGATTTATCCCGAGAACATCAAATTTAACATGCCCCAGTGCCTCCAGATCGTTCATCTCTAATCCAGCGATCTTTTCTCCACCGCTTTTTTGGTTGACCATAGGGCACACCTCATGAAGCGGTTGAGCGGAGATAACCACACCAGCGGCGTGTTTACCCTGAGTCTTAAAGGTGCCCTCCATATCAATAGCCTGTTGGAAGTACTCAGAGTAGTCACCTCGTAGTTCACCGTCATCATCAATATGACAGTAGTCTCTAAGATCATCTGCGTTGTTCAGGAGTGCCCAACGAATGATAGAGCGATCCTCTTCATCCATCATAGCTAACTGGTCAGAGATAGCGGCCTCGTCAGGTATGTACTTTGTGATGTAGTTCATCTCACCAAACCCACAGGCTTGGTTAACACGTAGTACTTCTTTGATAGCACTACGACCCTGAAGCCTACCAAAAGTACACATTTGACTTACATTTTCCGCACCATACCTCTCTTTCAACTCCTGAATAATTGCGTCACGCTTACCCGTAGGAACGTCCATGTCAATATCGGGTAGGGATACATGGTCTTCTGTATTACGACCGTCATTATAGAAACGCTCGAACAGTAGATTAAACTCAATAGGGTCTATCATGGTAATCTGCATGAGATAGGATATCAAACATCCAGCAGCAGAACCGCGACCCGGACCAACCATCCAACCGTTATCACGACAGAATTTGAGAATATCCCAAACGATAAGGAAGTAACCTGAGAGATTAGCATTCTCTATAACCTTGAGTTCTCTGTCGTAGCGTGCCCTGTATTCTACACAGTTATCAGATGTAATAGTGCCGTCTTTCTCTAGCTCCAACCAACCCTCTTTACACAGTTTTACCAGATACTCACCTTCGCTGTAACCAATGGGACAGGGGAATTTAGGAAGCATTGGCTTACTGAGGATATTGTAGTTCTCACACTTATCAAAGATCTCATCGAAGATATCCATCTTAGGATCATCTACTAGAATCTGTGCGGCCTCCATCTTGTCTTTTATGTAGAATTCGCTACACTCAAAGAATATCTGGTAGTCAGCAATATCAGTGTTGTTTCGGATCATCCGCTTTACTTGTGACATAGTCTTCTTTAGGTGACCACATATCAAAACCCTGTGCAGTTCAGCTTGATCTCTCTCTACGTAATACGTATTTGGGAAAGCAGAACTCTTCTGATAGAAGTCTTCACCCGAGATTGGTGAGACAGAGGGATCTCTAGCCAGACAGATTAGGTTACCCTGATTAGCCAGCTTGACCAATAGCCCAGTGTCAACATTTCCCCTGTCGTCGAGGGTGGACACGATGCGGATTAGTTCCAACCAACCTTCTTTGTTCTTAGCAAAGAGGGTGAAACCATCAAACGCACAACCAATAATTGGCTTAATATCGTTCGCGATACAGGCTTGGTAAAAAGAAACGGCCCCGGAGATAGACTTGTAGTCAGCAATCCCGCAGGCTCGATAAGAATTCTCTGAGCATTTTTTAGCTAGTTGTTTGGGCTTTGAGAAGGCTCGCTGTAGAGAATAGTGCGTGTAATTGCACAACGGAAACCACTTCATATCTTGTCCTTGTTAGTGTCCTAATTCCTGTCTTCTCCTTTATTATAGTCCAGAATCTCTGAATGTAAAGGGTTACTTTGAGCGATTCTTGATTTTTCTGATAATTTCTGGCCGTACGATACAACGGAGACAAAATCAAGCGTGTTCAAAAAAATACCCAAACTTATCTATATCTATAGAGTGTTTGTTTTCGACCAGTTTGATCGTCTCGTTATTGTAGTAATGAGAATAATGAAGATGGATGCTTTGATTCAGTAGCGGCAACTTAATATCTAGATAACTTTCTATCTTATCAAGTTGTTCATATTTGAACCACATTACACCTCCGGGGTGACGCTCGTTGACCCAATATGTACATGTTTCAGCGGAATCATCTTTATAATCCTTCAAAAAATTATGGAACCCCTTGGTTATTACTTCTATGTTTAAATCGTTAGCCCATTTGCGGACCCCATCTTTATTACTTAGTTCTTCCACAGACGATGGGTTGTTTATAATCTTCCACGTCCTTTGTATATAAAAACAAAACAGGGATAACATTCTTTCCCAAGGATTTCTTGACACAGCGATCAATTCATAGTCATTAAATTCGTCAGGTAATGATCTACTGTTCTGATGCCAAGACTCGTCTGGCTTTATTATACTTTCCCACCCCTGATCAGATTCCATCAAAGCATAATGAATTGACGTACATGCAGTTTTTGGAATACGTACAAAAATCATCTTCTTGTCTTTATTTACTAACATAGTACTCCAATATTTTTTTTCGTAATTGCTTGTGTTTTTCTTTGTTCTGATACCAACTTTTTCCCGAAAGGTTATGTTTGCTGACGCGATAAAAGATAATGATATCTGATAAATTCCTAATCTGAACACCTATCATTGCGTTGATACTGTAGAAAATTAAATCGCCGTACACATTCCTATCGAGACCTAACTCGTCTTGAATTTTTCTTATCAAACCGGCGTCAAACTCATCTACAACAGAGCGTCTCATGGCCGTTGAGGGGTTGTTTATAACCCACGATTTGGACAAAATGTACTGGTTTACATTGTAAGGATGTGAAGTAACCCCTTCGCAATCTGGAGTGTTCATATCAATGAATGGTGATGTTCGGTCGACAAACATTTGCATTTGACCTCCTACTATTCCTACGTCTTTATTTGTGTCTAAGAAAGCAATCTGTTTCTCTATTCTATTGGGCATCATTATATCGTCGCTATCCATAAATATAAGCAACTCACAATCTTTGTCTAAAAATTTTTTCGCAAAAAGTCTAGCTGAGTCACACCCAAGGTTTTGCTCCGTCCTGACCAGTTGAATATTTTGACTAACAATTGATTCAAGAAATTTAATTGTCTCTAAGTTGGTACTGCAATCATCTACAACAATAAGTTTCCAATGTTTATAAGTTTGGCTTTGAATACTCTGAATCGCCTCTTTTAACCAAAGAACATTCGTATTGTATACTGGCATAGCAATATTCACAATCATAATATCTTGTTCCACTCTACTTTGAAATTTTCAATAGAAAAATTTTCTCGAATGTAGTCTCTATTTTTTGCTTCTTTTGTTGTCTCCTCGCACGACCTTATCGCTTTAGCCCACTCTGTTGCGTGAGATTTATATTTTACAATGGAGTCAGAAAACATACCTACGCCAACGGGGTGAGAAACTGTTGGTATACCATGTGCAATGCTTTCCGCTACGGATAAACCGAAAGATTCGTCATAAGATGTAGATAAAGATAAAGAGCACGTTTTGAATAATTGTGAAACATCTTCTACGTACCCATAATAGAACACATTTTGTATACTGTCACTTAAAATCCTATGGTTGACCAAATCTCTTGTTTCTTGATCGAAGTATTGCTCTAACCAACTACCAGCTATATGGAAATTAAAATCTGGTAAACAGTTAATAATATCGGCAAGGACTTGGACGCCCTTATATTTCTCTATCCTATGATGCCACAGGATATTTTTTGGGACCGGCTTTCTTTTTAATTCTTTGTCGAAGAATACTGGTGGAGGTATACATATACCGTTATAATGTGTTGCAACAGTCTTGTCCACAAACACACTAACGTCTGGTTTGAGAATATCAATTAATATATCGTGCAGTCGGTTATGTCTAAATCCAGAGTGAGATACATATACTATCTTCTTGTTGAGTGGGTTATCTCTTATAAACGTTGGTAAGGATTCATTTAAATAGTATGCCCAATAGATGATAATATCAGATTTTACATAAACTTCTTCCATTTCTTCGTAAGAATAACCAGTCTTCATACCCGTTTCAAGGCTATGGAATCGGGGAAAGTCCACAATTGGCACTATACCAGTAATGTCGTCACCAAAACATTGTGCAAAAAGTTTCATCCACGTTAAGGCACCGCCGGGGGCTATTTCACCTTGAATTAGACCTATTTTGTTTGCTTTAAAAGTGTTTGACTTTAGATTATTTAAATCATTTGGTTGCCAGATCGGCTCCATGTACGGGTAAGAGTTTTCATACCTTTGAGGCTCTATTGGGCAAAAATCCCCTAAAGATATTTGTGACAGAACGGCCTCTCTAGTTTCTTGGTCCCTTAAAGAATTTACATGTATGAAATAAGATTCTGAGGCATTGTACCAGAAACCATCTTCACAAGTGAATAGACAGTTCCACTTGAAGTCAAGTGGGTTAAAAACATCTTCGCCATAAACTAAAAGGGTCAAATAATTCTGGTCAAAGCACCACTGCTTAGGATATGTATCTGTGGGCTGTTGGTAGTATTTTGCACAAGACTTTGGTATAACCAAAACGCCCCCATTAATCATTACCTTAGGGTAAATTGTTCTACCATTATCTAAAAATTTTTCTGCCTGCTTGTCTGTTAGAGTCTTTCTTATTATTATGTCCTGCTCTCGTTCAATCCAACTGTAATCTTTTTGAGACCAGATGCAATATTCATCAAAGCCAGATATTTTATCATCTGGTGTTATCTCAAAGATATTTGGTGCTTTATCAGATACAAGTATATCACAATCTAAATACAATGTTTTTTCGTATATAGAAGTTACTTGTCCTACTCTATACTTGTTAGCCATAGGCCAATCTGGATGTTGATCTCCAGTTAGCTCTATGTAATCTGCACCGCATTCTTGTGCGTATTCTTTGATTCTCTGACGTGTTACTCTGAGTAGTTTCCTAGCTGCCTCATTAGCTGGAATGACGCATATAGCCAATGTACTTTTGGGTTCTGGAATATTATCATAAAAATCAATGGTGCTAACTCTATGTTCCGACGTACTCAAACTAAGCACACCCCTACGCTTAGATGGTCGTAGATATTTTTCCCTCTCTGCTTGAGATGCATCTTGGCACCATTTCCAGTTAGGTGGTATTACACCCATCTCTTTTTTAAAGACCTTGCACCAACCCGGACCAGAGCATTGACATGCGGACAAATCATTCATTAATAATCACCTTATAGGTATGAGTGTCCTACCGTTCTTTTTGTAAATTCCCTGACGTTTAAATTCAAAAACCTCTCCGGTGTGAGGGTCTGCGTATTTGTATGTCTTATTCGCCCCTAGACGTTCTAGTTCCCCCGTGACTTCTTCAAGCCACTCCTTGATGTTTTTCATTTTAGACAACCTCCGTTAAAATGTTCTTAGCATCCTTCTTAACCATCTCGTGAGGACGACCGTCCAGAGCAACATATCTGGTTCCACGTTTCATACCAAGGTGATTGTACACGGTCCAAGCTAAATCTTCTGGGGTGCATTCACCCTCCTCAACTACGTCTGCATAAGAGTTTGTTTTACCAATGACCCTACCCATTTCATACTGACCACAACTAATCATCAATGGAGCGATACGGCCAAAGTGGTCTCTCCCAGCATTAGCGTTTACCTTGGGGGTTCTGCCAAACTCAGAGGTAACAACCAGCATGACATTCTTGTACATACCTCTTGCTTGGATAGCGTCCATGATTTTAGCTAGGTATGTGTCGAGTTCCACCTGTCTACTATTGAGAGCGGGAACGATGTTGTTGTGCATGTCCCAACCACCAAGGTTCAGGGTCACAAACTTAGATCCCGCCTGAATCAAACGGATGGCTGTAAGGGCATCGGTACCAAAAGAGGAACCCTTGAACTCATTGTAGTCTGGATCTTCTTCAACTCTGAATGCTTCAGAGGCGTCACCCATGATAATCTCAACAGCCTGACCCTTCAGTTCTCCCCAGTCTTCCACAATTTGAACACCCGGTTTATATCCGCCATCTACAATATCGAGAACTCTAAGGCGATTCTTAAACCTAGCATCTCCACTTAGTAGGCGTAGGTCTTTTCTACCCTCACGAGTTGCGTCATAGCCAGTATACTTACCTCCAAGCCAAGCCGCAGCGTCATGTTGGAATGACCCAATCTTAACGTAAGTGGGTAGACCATTAGGTGTGTTTGTACCGTGATACTTACTCATCATACTGCCATAACTAGGCCACTTAGATGTAGTCCCAGCACCAAAATTAGCTTCACCAGTAACAACCCAATGGGTCGCACTCGCGTGGTTGGCATCACGATGACCAAAACCTCTAGCAATAGCGATTTTGTCTGTACGTTTGGCTAACTCTTTGAACAACCCACCTATTTGGATACCTTCAACGTTGGTATCGATAGCACCAGTTGTCCCACGCCTCTCAGGAGGAGCGGTAGGAATGGGGTTGAACGTTTCAATATGAGTAGCACCACCAGATAGAAATAAGAATAGAACCGCAGGATCGTCTGGGTTCTTATCCTTTCCATAGCTTGCTGTGATGTTACCAGTAGAAATACAGGCACCACCGAGGGAACCCGCATTATATCTGATGAAATCTCGCCTTTTCATGTCATCTTCTCCGCTTGCGTTTCCGCACTTTCTTGGTCGTGCGACCACCCATAGACCAGTGACTGTTGTCGTGTAGTCTTTGTAGGTCGTCTGTTGACAGTGTTATTAAATGGTTAGGGTCTTTTCTGTGAACTGGCCCACTGAGGTGTTTGATGAGTTCTCCTCTATCCTCAGCCTTATCCCAACTACCGTCTACGTTCCATCGCGGTTTGTACTCATCTACCTCAACAATTTCCTTAGGTGGAGTGAGTATTTCCTTCTTGGTTTCCTCGTCTAACTCTTCTACCCCCCAGTTCTGGATATCCTCCATAGCCTCTTTGGATATGTAAAGGTCGTCCAGCTTGTGTTTTGGTGGGTAGTCGGGGTAGACAGGTAGTTCAACATTCTCTTCCACCGAATCCGACACGGCGAGGGCTGAAATGCCCCCAACCAGTGCCAGTTGGATGAATTCCCTACGTTTCATGACTATCTCCTATCAACCCGGTGCTTCGTAGAAACCTATGTCAAAGCCGGGTCTGGTACATTTCTTGACGGTCTCTTCCATTCCGTGTTCTTTTATGTGTTTCTCTATAAATATACACATATTTTCGTCCGTACCCTCCCAATTGGTCTTGCAATAGTGGCACATTCTAGTGCATTTAAACGATCTACGACTGGGGTCCATTAGCTTAGGACTAGTGTTTTTCTTGATTTCCTCGAATCTAGCCTTGAGCATCCCCAAAAACCGTTCTTCATCGCTCTTGTCGAAGCACATACTAAAGGGTTTTGGGTCCATTTCTCCCTCGGTATCCTTACAGAAGAAGATACTCATGATCCGATTCGGATAGTCTGGGTACAACTTGGAGATAGCGTAGAAGTAGAGTAACAACTGGGGGTCACTACTTAACTTTTTGAAATCTTTTTCTTCCCCGGTAGCCCAGTTCATACGTCGCCCGGTTTTCCAGTCAATAACCTCAATGGTTTTGTCGTTGACTAGCGTTACAAGGTCAATTGTGCCCTTAATGGCTAGCTGGCCCTCTACCGTCTTACCGTCAATCTCATACTCAAACTTTGCCCAGTCTTCCTCGATAGGAATGTCGAAATGAGGTTCTGGATGATGGATATTTCGGAAGCGTGGATCGAATTGGCCGTCGTTCTGCTCAATGAACATATAGACGGAACGCTTGACTTCCTTAATATCTCTTGGATACCACTTATGATCCGTCATTTTCACCTTATATGAATTGAAACTTAACTCACATAACTCTTCTATGAGGTCATTAGTCAGTAGCCTGTCTTTTTCTATTCTTACTTTACCACAGGCATCATCTTCCACAACCAACCACTTGTTCTTGGGTTTATCCTGTTGGAATTTCTTTAGCCCAGATAGGATCTCCATAACCTTATGGGCCATTGTTCCCAGATCCGCCCGTTTATTACTCTTAGACGGCCAGCCGAGATTGTAAGTAATGAAATACTGCATCTGGCAGTAGTCAAAGTTGTTGTAACTCGAACTACGCATGTAAGTGACGATCAAGATTATCTCCTGTGTAGTTTTTTGACTGCTGCCACAAGGTGATCAATGCTACTATCAGCGTTGTCAATGACAGTTTTGAACGGGTAATCATCTAGTGCAATTTCGCTGGAATGCTTATCGTCGCTAAAGGGTACTCGGTTCAACCTCCACAGGTCTCCACCGATTTTTTCTACTGCTTCTGCCTCATTGGGAAAACGAATATCCGCAATAATGGCGAGTTCTGATTGTTCCTGTTGAATTCTTCTAATACATGAGTTGATCCAGATAGGACCGTACATCTTACGCATCACGTCAGTCCCTAGGAATTGTAAGAATTGACGAGCGGTCATTGGGCCGGGTTCATGAGATATTAATCCAACGCCCTCTAAAAAGTCTTGCCTACCCTCCTCCCAGCTTGACATCATTCCATCGACCACCTGAGGGGTAACAACTCCCGGCATATTCTCCCACAGAAGGTGTTCCTGTACCGTATTCTTCTGGTCGTCAGTACCCCAAACACATTCAGGGGGAATGTTAAACAGTTCAGTACACATTTGCTTGAGACTATCAGCGAAACTGTACAGCTTCACATAGGGCCACAGATTCAACTCTGCGTACTCTACGAATTCCCTGTCCTTGCGGGTAATGTCAAAACCGCCCCACCCCAAATTTCCGAAGGTGTCGTGGGTTAGAACGTTAAGGTCTCCCTCAGCCCCAATATTCCAATCTTCTGCCAACCCATATTTCTGGAGAACCAGGCCATTGAGGATATTAGCAGTTGTGTTCTTACCAGCCTGCTTCCTACCTGAGATACCAATAACCTTCATTAATACAATCCCCTTAGTCCTGATAGAATGTCCAATTGAATTTTCTCCACAAACAGGTTCCCCAAGTCTTTGGAGTGCATCTGTGGAAAGATGAGCGTGAATAAACGACCGAAGTCCCTCTTGATCTTGATCTTACCTTCTCTGCCCGCTGAGTCGTTATCTGTGAGGATTACGAGATTGGTAATTCCGCTGGTGAGCAACAATCTCTTCTGCTGCTCTGATACCGACTTGCCAAACAGCCCGACGCAATTTACAACGCCAGCCTCAAACATTTTCCATACGTCACCCTGACCCTCTACAATGAAAAGGGTTCGGGTTTCCAACGCACGTTCAATAGCACGGTCCCAGTTGTAGCAATAGTCAGTCTTCCTAAGTCCGTTTGAGAACAAGTACTTAGGCTGTAACCATTGCTCTGTGGATCTAGCAATGTATCCCATCTGTTTTCTCTTGAAATAGATGGGGATTATGGAGCGAAACTTCATGGGCGACTGTTTATCGTCACAGTCTTCCACTCCAAACACCTTGAGGGTCTCTGGCTTGAACCCACGAGCCTCGAAATAGGGTGAGCGACCGCAAGTGCTCACTTCGTCAAACGTGCTCTCTATGAGGGTCTGAGAGGGTTTGTTGAAGATCTTGTTCAGATTGGTAAGATGGTGACACTTAACCTGCTTAGACTCAAAACCCTGTGCGTCGTTGATGTTGTATATCTGAGAAATTACCCTCAGAACGTCACCAAAAGAATCTGTGTCCAGTAAACCCTTGATAAACCCAAAGATATCACTACCGTAATGATCGTGACACCCACGAGTCCAACACTTCCAAACCTTGAATTTGGGAGAGATTGAGCAGCCGTTACGGTTATCGCTACCTTCGTGGATAGGGCAGCACATGAAGATGTTGTCGCCGTCCTGATCGTACTTCAGATTGAAGTTGTCTAACAACTTGTAAACATCATCGAAAATGATATCCTTGACCTTCTCTAGGTCTAATCTCTTATCCGACGTGTTTGTTGTATTCATACCAGAGCAATCCTGTGTTTGCCAGTGCGTAGGAAAACCACGTTAAAGCGTGCGGATAATCGCCCTGTCGGAAGTTATCTACAGCACAAATCAGATACAAGAAAGAAGCAGCGGCTATTGCGTAGATTGACATTCATCTTTCCAACTATTTGCCGCTTCTTGTACTTTGTTGATTACGTCGTTGAAAAAGTCCGCAAACTCATTCTGAGCCATATATTGTACTAGACCATCAGCCACATACCTCCATCTCTTAGTGCCTTTGTGGTCTACGTTAATCGCACCCCCAAGTACGTCATCTATTAATGTTTCGTTCATCTTTCCCCCCTCGTCTGTGGTGGCATGTAGCCAAAAATATGTCCGCAAATAAACCCAACTGTAAAGGTTACAAAAGGTGCCTCAAAAGCCGAATTCTGCATAAACCGACTGACACTCAACTCTACCCCACCTACGGCGACCGCGTACAGGTCATATAATCCAAGGGTGATTACAAGTGTTGTGACAACCAGTGCTGTTCTAGTCATTAGTTCGCCCTCTTATTTAGTTCTTGATACGCCTGCTTTCTACTCGGTAGTATAATGGTGGTCTCTCTGGTTACAATATTTATGTTAAGCTGGTGTTTGTTTCTCATTTTTGTAAACTCCAGACCACGCTCATCCCACTCGTCCGGTTCTACTAGATAGAAGTTTAAGATTCCATCTTTTCTCCTAACCCAGAAGTGACTGTTTTCATCAACGTTCTTACAAAACAAGTATTCATAGTCATCGTCTGGCGTCACTGTAACTTCCAGCCCAAGAAACCCTAGGTCTTTTCGTGTTATCATTTCATATCCTAATTTTGGTTCTGCGTGTATTCCACCATCTCTTACAAGAGTGGCACTCTGTACGGTATGGAGCGTCTATGGTTAAGATGACTGTTTGTAAGGGTATTTCGGTACACTTTGTATCATGACACAGTGGGCAGATTGGAATCACTGCCTCTATACAATTTCTTGGAACATCCAAAAATTGGTAGTCGTTAGTCCCCATTATGGATCTCCTTGAATAAACCGTTAGAAACATTAATTAAGTAACAACGGTCACCGTCACGCTGCCACATAATCATATAGCTCTTAACCATCTAATTCTTCCTCAATAGGCTGGTTGGCACCCTCAAGAGCACCATTAGGATTATTAATTGCCTCATCCCTAGTACTGATCTCTGTGATCCTAGCGTGAGCACCGTCCATAGCAAAGTTGATATAGTTACCGTCCACTAAACCTCCACCATGTCTAGCTTTCTTAACGACAGCCTTATGGGTTCCGCACTGAGGACCATCTTCGGCTATTTCCTCTTGGGACTTTAGCTTAAAGATAGCAAATGAGGTACAAAGCCAGATAATGCGGTCTGACCCAGCAGCAACAGAGGTGTCTTCTCTAGTGATTCCATCTCGATTCAATTGAATAAATGATATACAGGCAAAGTCATACTTAACAGAAAGGTTGTGTAGAGTAGTAATCTGAAACCCTAGGGCTTGATACTCTGCCACGTTGTTAGAAATACCAGAGGAGGACATAAGTTTGAGATAGTCGTATACAACCAAACAGTCGTTAGTAAGACCCTCTTCATCCTGTCCAACCTCCCGTAGAATCCAACGTTTGATCGTGTTTACAATCGTCTCAAATGGAGCACCAGCAACACCAACGTAGGTGTATGGTAGAGCCTTGATCTCTTCGAACGCGGCCTTGACAGCGATGTACTTTTCCTCAGTCTCTGAGAATTTACCCGTGGCAATCTCGTTAATAGGCACACCACTAATATGAGCGGCCAGCCTGTTCATATGGTCCTCTTTACTCATCTCGGTGTCCAGCATAATTACTGGAATACCGTTACGAGCGTTGTGGAGTGCCACGTTGTCAGCAAATACAGACTTACCAACGCCGGGACGTGCGGAGACGATATCAATACACTTGCGTCTTAGTCCACCTCCGATAACCGCGTCATACCTAGGATATCCAGAGGTCAGACCAATTTGGTCACACTTATTCTCTATCAAGAATTGTAGGTAGTCATCGGCACCATCGCCAAGCTGTTCGGGTTTTTGACCGTTCTCATCGTCTCGTAAGAACTCCATCAAAGGGTTTTCTACGATGCCGATGATATCATCAATGGATTCGTCACCATTGATATCGTCAATACCCCTCTCAATCTTCTTAGCAATACGTTTGGCACTACGAGCAAACTCAAACTTCTTAATCTGTGCCGCGAAGAAAAGAACATTGTCCTGCTTAATGGGAAACTCCATCAAGGAACCGATGTATTCCAACTCCTGATCTGTACTGATAACGTCAGATAGGTTGAGTTGTTGTGCAGCAGATAAGATGGCTGGTACGTCTACAACCGCCTCATTTTGCAGAACCTTCTCGATACATCTATAGATGACCTGATTGTTCTGGTGGGCAAAGCTACCGTGGTCGATAACGTCGTTTATCTCTACATAGGCATTAAGCCCATAGCTAAAGAGTCCTGCCAAGACGGCCCGTTCAGCACCAACGTCTGAGAGTTTCTGATCCATACTCAATTATCTTCCTACACAACGACCACAACGGTGAAATGTTCCATACAAAGTACTTACATTTGCCGTGAACATCTTCTTACAAACATGACACTCTACATCTACTATCTCTGGGGCTTGTCTAGTACGAGGTGTCCTGCCTATTTCTTCGTACTTAGAGGCGTCAAACTCTTCGTCGCGACTTTCTCCCGTATCTGACCACTGATTGGTCTTAGCTTTGACAGGTGTCCTATGACCCTTGGGGTTCTCAATAGGTGTCACAGAGAAATCTTCGTTTACGACCGCTTGTCGTGTTTGAGGTTTGTACACTGGTCTCTCGGTCTCGTTTCGCTCCACAGGGTCCACCTCAGGAGCTTGTGTTGACGTAAGTCGTTTGGTGACATCTTTCATGATTTCCCCCATGATTTCTTTCTTATCTTCTGGAGATAATGCGTCAAACATCTTTCTTAGAATTTCCGCACTCATTTTCGCCTTCCTTTATCAATTAGAATATCGGCCTTTCGCCGTATGTTTTGTTCACGGTTTACTAACTTTGCCAATCTGGAGTCCGCGACTTCCTTCCAGTCATAGATTTTGCTGGCTAGTTCATTCTCCAAGAGAACCCTAGCCACTTTAATCTCATGTTTAGCAATCACTTGGCTATCAAACTCTTGGGCGTAGATGCTGTTAAGAGATGTGCTACACCAACGGGCCACATTTTCCTGACCAGCACGCTCGCTAGCAATGTGGTCGGCATACTGATACAGCATAAAGGCATAATTGAAGCACTCGTCTTGGGTTAAGGTATCTAGGGTCGCCAGATCAAAGGTTTCCGCCATAGCGAAATCAGCTTTAAACACCGTAGGACTAGCGTTCTTCAGAGTAATATACTCATCAATTCTTCCGAGAAACTCTTTCAGCCTGTCAGCAGCAGCACTCAATTTGCTTTCTCCAATATTCTTCAGGGTCACTGTAGTTGAAAACGATTAGCTCAATCTCATTGATCTCACACCAGTCAGCCTTATGGCGATCCCTCATCTGAGAGAAAAGAAATCCAGCCTTCGTTTTGTGAAAAAAGGGAACGAACTTGAAGTGCTGTTCTCCATGAACCTCAATACCTATTTTAGCGTTCGGGACGTAAAAGTCAAGGTATAAAACGGATTTTTTAGCGGGATTAACCGTTCCCGGTAGTTTTACCTCTTCATAGACAGAGTAACCCTTGAACTTTTCTCCAAGGATTTCCCTAGCAATACGGTGGTAAGACGAACATCTAGATCTTTGTTTTGAATATTTCTTTAGGTCTAAAATGTATTCCAGACCATTTAGTCCGGTCACTTTCATAGTAGAATATCTCTTACTTGTTGAATTAAGAATGCTTGAAGGTCTTCCTGCTCAGTGATAAAAGATGAAAGATTATCCATACCTTGGAACTTGAACGCTTTGATGACCGCCTCTGCGTCCTCTGGGTCCACCTCATTAGCCTTCAGGTGTTTTTGGATGGTTGGGTCATCTTTGTTATCGACGAAGCACCCAACGGTATACCAAGCCCCCTTAGCGGATATCAGGGCGAACTGTGTAGCTATGTGACAGATCTCCTGTGCCTCATCGATTCCAACGCCATATTTAATCCAACTCTCAGCAAGACTGTTGGGTATACCTCCAGCGGCAGAGGTTAGGATTTTCCAGTTGGCAACTTGACCCACATGGTTACCAGACTCTTTTGGTACTTCCCACTTACCACGATGTGTGATCACCATATTTGTATTAACTTGGAACTGTAACATGTTTCCACAGTCGGCCATCTTCTTTGGGGCGAAGCGGCTACCACCAGTGTTAGCAATATTGTGAGTGATGAAGATAACGATAGACTTCATTCGAGCTACGTCTCCACTCACACGCTTAAAGAACATAGACAGTAGCCTAGGTAGGGCATTTCTCACACCCGTACGGATCTCACCATCTAATTCGTCTTCCGGCACCATGTTTGAAGCTGAATCGACGATACACACTATACCCGGTTCTTGCTTGATTAGGGTTTCTAGTGTGTTTAGGAATGTCTCAGCAGAGACTCTGGGTTCTTTATCTGTAGCCTGTACAATACTAATAGCTCCAATATCCAAACCTTTGATACCAGTGAAGTTCTCTTTGGTTAGTCGACCCTCAGTGTTTAGGTAGAACACTTTCTTCCCGGCTTTCTGTGCCTTAGCAGCGAAATAAAGGGCTGTTGTTGTCTTGCCAGTTTTTGGATCGCCTGTAATATTAACACATTGTCCCTCTCTGAAGCCGCCTCCTAGGGCGAGATCTAACGCTGGCGATACACTCAGAACGTCAAATGTCTCCAGTGTTTCCAACACCTTAGTTCCAGACTCAATAATCTGACCGTACTTCTTAGTAATACCATCTATCAATACGTCCCCTACCTCTTTGTTATTATCCTTCTTCGCTGCTTTTTTTGCCATTCTCAATATTCCTCAACTTTTGTAGGATGTTCTTTTTACCGTATGTCTTCTTGCGTACAGTTGGATTCTCCGTGTACACAACTTCTTGTTTTTCTGCCTTACTCTGTTCTTCCGCTATTAGGTGATATTTGCGGATGATTCTCTCTGCCTGAGGATGGTTGAGAGAGAATATCTTTCGGAATTCATTAGAGGTGATAGCTTTAACAATTCCCGCCTCACTAAATTTCTTGATCAATTTGTTAGCTACGAATAGCTGTCGTTTGAAGGTCCAGTCCCACGGTTTTTTACTCCAGAACTTATGCGGTAGTGAACCCTCATTCTTATTCTCGGCGTTCTTCTTACACATGATTTCAGCCACGTAGGCCGCACAGGTGCAGTGATCGCCTGTTGACTCATGTTTGTACCTGCTCTTGTCTGTTCGTTTTCGTTTTTTCATTGTAGATCAAAGCCTCGTCGAAACAGTTGTCTAATGTGTCTTCGTACTCTTTTTCCTTGATCAACTCTGGTACAATATACATACGCTTCACCATCTTACCGTCAGATAAGACCCCAACGGTAAGATAGTGCTTCGTTTCCTGACCCATCGCACCCAAAACCGACCGTACAACATAAATAGCGTCAGCTTCTGCTACATCTATTATAGTTCGGTTAGAGCGAAATTGCAAGTGCAAATCCTGAATAAAGACGGAATTCTTGTCACAGTACTCCTTTACGTCAAACCACTCTTCGTAATCTTGACAGAAAAAGTGCTCACCGTCAGTAGTCATCGCCTTAATGAAGACGTACTTAGTGTTACTCTTCTTACTGCGATAGAATTGTGCCCATCTTTGATTATCCATGATTTTCCTTACTTAACAGTAGTAGTACAGCGGCCTGCTCTGGGAGTTTGAGTTGGCTTCTTTCTCATTTCATCAGCCATTTCAGCAGCAGCGGGCGTCATAACAGTCGCACCACCCTCTTCGTTTCTAGCAAACTGATCAAACACTCGTCCTTTACCCTCACTTTTAGTAGTTACGGTATTATTTTTAGGAAGCGTGCTGATAAACTTTTTTACCGCCGTTTGTGCTCGGTCCAAATCCTTACACAGTTCCTTCACTCCCACGTCTACATGGTTCTCAATGTAGAACTTCTCCGCTTTGCTTAGTGGTCCCTTCTTAGTCATTCAAAAATCCCCTTTGTGCCTTCGTTAAGTAAATAGAATTGTTAGTCTTGAGGTAAGTCAAGTACAAATCGAACGTGCCCTTGGAAACCCGCTTCATTTTGGTATCAAGATTACGTTGTCTCTTACTGTACGGCCCCATAGGGTCCATCAGCGTTCCCGTGTGTGTCAGGACATAGTAAACCGTCGAAACGTTGGCTTCTATATTAGAAATCGTTTTAGCGTAATGTGGTACTTTGTGCTTATTTTCTTCTTCTACCAGAGAGCCAGTTCTATCGAAGAGTTCTTCCTCTCGCGTATCTGAAATAGCAAGGGGTTTGTCAACATAACGCATCTGTCTTTTTTCTGTCATTTTTTACCTTCCATAACATAACGTGTTTTTTGATTAGGAGACATTTTGTTGATCTCCTGACTAGTGGCGTCTCCGCCAAATTTGTCCACCCAAGTCTTGGGTTCTTCCGGCGTCTCTTCTTTTTTCTTAGCCGCCGCTTCCGCAATTTGGGTCTTATAGATCTTAGCGTTTTTATTCGCTAATTGACCAATAGTCTCCACCTTCTTCACTTGGAATCCTAGTCCACCAGAAATAACTCTGAACAACGCGGGTTCCCCACACGCTGGACAGAGTTCTAATGGTTTTTCAGTTATCCCCTGTGTCACATCCTCAAGGAAGTGCTCACACTCTGAGCACTCATAGTCGTAATCTGGCATTTAATTCTCCAGTGCTTGAATTACGTTGCCCAGAAGACCGTTACGTTGAATATCGCTATACTGTAACTCACAAATAGCACACCCCTCAACGTCTTCTAATTTATCCATACAAATAGCTAGCCCGCTTGAGCCATACAGGTCGTTCTGGTTGATATCACCATTTATTAACACTTTGGTATTCCTACCCATGCGTGTTATGAACATCTTGATCTGATCTAGTGTACAGTTCTGTGCCTCGTCCAGAATCATAAATGAATCATGAAAAGTTGCTCCACGCATCAGTTCCAGAGGGCGATATTGAATAGCACCATTATTGAAATAGTGTCCGTAGTAAGTCTGTGAAAGAAAATATTTGAGGTTCTCTTCCATAGGAAGTAAATACGGTGCTATCTTCTCGTTCATCTCTCCGGGTAGAGAGCCAATATCTTTGCCTGTAGATACCAATGGGCGAGATACGATTATTTGCTTAGTATCTCCGCTATGTAATTTGTGAGCAGCCATACCCGAGGCGATGAAAGACTTGCCAGATCCAGAGGGTCCGGAACATATCACGATATCATATTCAGCAATATCACGAATGTAGTCTTTTTGATTTTCAGTCTTAGCCTCTAGGGGAGTAACTCTCCATCTTTCCACTTTCGCTTTACCTTTTTTAGCTTTTCTCATGTGACCCCTTATAGATCAGATTCTTTGACGAAGATTCCGTCGATCATTTTGCCCTTACGGTCTTTAATGTCGTCCCATGCTTTCTCAAGACAGTCTTCGAGAGAGATATTGTTTCTCTCAGTAATATTCAGCATGACGACTAACATATCCCCGATATCGTCCCTGATATCCTTACCTTTACACACGCTGTCGGACAACTCACCCAACTCCTGTGCCAGCTTTAGGGTTTGGTCCTTATCTGTGCTACCATCTATTAGATTTCGGTCGTAGTGCCACCCAATAACATTGTCAATTAACTCTATCAGAGGGTACTTGTGAGTAGTACCGTGTGAACACGAATAGAGATTGGGCATCATCTCCGCCACATTGAACACTGGTTTGTCGTGCTCAAGAGCCAACGCTACCCCACATGTCATCGGCCAGTCACTAATATCTATTGGAAAGATATCTCCGTTCTTATTGGGTAGACCATCCCTATTCGCAATAACACTGGTAAAGTAGAAATTATCACCATTCTCATCTACTCCCGCCTCACATACACCAGACATGGGTATGTCAAAATGACCCCGCCCCATTTCCTGAAGCTGATTCATCATATTCATTCTCGCCGTCTGATCCGCGTGCTGCTCTGTCATAGTGTCATATCTCCAAAGTCCATGTCTTCCAAATCGTTCTTACTAGCACCAATCTTGTAACTGGTGATCTCGTGTTCCTGAGGGGCAACTTGCACTGATTCGCTGCTCATCCAGTGCTCAGTCCAACCAGCAATAGGGTTTTTCCCGACATTGTCATAAGGCAACCCAATTGTCTTTCGGCGTGACATACACAGCCAATCAATATACTGATGTAGGATTACTTCGTTGAGACCAATAATTGAACCGTCCTTGAACAGATATGAGGCCCACTTCTTTTCTTCTTCAGCGGCACGCTCAAACATCTCAATGGCATCACTCTGGCACTGTTTAGCGGTCTTGATAAAACCCTCACTCTCTTCCTTGTGGAGGATCTTTAGAATCTCCTGAGTGTTCGCTAGGTGTAGTGCCTCGTCCCTCTTGATCAGCTTGATGATATCAGCATTGCCGACCATCTTCTTGTTCTCCGCGAAAGCAAAGCTACAAACAAAGCTGACGTAAAACCGTACAGCTTCCAAGATGTTGATACTGATGACCGTCATATAAATCTGACGCCTCAGGTCTGACAGTTTGGTGCTCTCGCAAGCCATCCCCATCAGGTTATTATAGTCCTGAATAGCACTACTTGCCCGCTGAATTATCTCTTTATCGTCATAAATCCCACTAAAAACCTCTGAACTGTCAGCATAGACGTTCTGAATGATGTAGGAATAGCTCTGAGAGTGAATTTTCTCAAAGAATTGCCAAGTCATCAGACAGGCTTCAAGTTCGGTATTTGTGACGAATTCAAGCAGCGTTGGTACACCACGGCAGATGACGCTGTCCAGCATCGTCTGGTACTTGAGATTGGACGTAAAGATAAACTTTTCGTTATCTGACATTTCCTTGAAATCGCCTCGATCTTTCTTGAGTTCGATTTCTTCGGGTCGCCAGAAGTTCATCATCTGCTTGCTATCCAGTTCTTTGAAGACCGGATACTTGAGAACATCATAACGTTGGACTCCTAGATCTTTCCCCATAAATAGGGGTTGACTCATAGGGTCCACGTTTTTAAGATTGAAAATTGTTTTCATTGTCACTCACTGTTACTATGTCTGTGATTAAGGCGTCTCGCATGGTTACGCTACCCGTTGCATCATTCGTTGAAAATTTAAGAACAATGTCGTACCGCTTATCCTTCTGGATATCCATGAGGTTAATTTGATCACCATCGTTTGGGAGGAACATTTCTACGGATTTCATCTCATAGTAACACCTCATAGCACTATCGTCTATTACACGGCCTACGACTTCGCCCTCTAAAACATTAGTTTGATCACTAGGTTCCGGCTGAGGCTCAGATACTACATCCCACTTCTTACTTTTCCCCTCAAAGAAAACCGTGTTTTCGATGGTGCGTTCTTCGTCTGCATAGAAAGCGAACTCACCCTCTACTATTGGTTCTTCTTCTATATCTATAAAAGGTTCTAACTTTCCACTTCCTAGTATAGGCTCTAACGTAAAACTGCTAGTCAGTCCAAAATGTGTCAAACCAAAGTGACTTGGCATATGAGCCGCACCCGGCACTATACCAGCTACTATAGGCTCAGTAATAGGTAGAAACGCCCCAGCGAATAATCCACCCAACGCTTTGTTAAATGTTCTTCTGTCCATTTTTATTTACCTCTCGTAATTCTTTAAGCTGTTGTAATGTCATGACGGCAACTTCAATCTTCTTTGTCTTTGAGTTTCTTAATCTTAAAAACAAGGTAAGTCAACGCTACCGCAGTGGCACAAAATAAGAAGGCAAAACTTATTGGGTCGTTCTCTAAGACAACCTTACCTCCTGATGGATGCTCAATAGAAACGTCCTGTACTAATATTAACAGTTTAGAATATATATCTCTCATATCGCACATGCTCCCGATTCACAGTTTATCTCCTTCTCGGTGTCACCATCGCCGTCAGGCGTGTTGGCGTAGTAAAAGTTCTTCAACCCCATCTTGTAACCATAAAGCTGATCCTTAATAATTACGCTCAGTGGAATGTTCCCATCTGCGTACTGACCGTAGTTGTAGTACAGATTTGTACTCATACTCATATCAGTAAACTTCTGGATAACAGCGGCGGTATCTATGACACCCTTGTTGTCTTCCATTTCCCAAGCCATAGTATAGAAATTCTTACGCATATGGTAGTTTGGCACCAGTTGTTTCAGAATGCCGTTCTTGGCCTTTTTGTGGATCAATAGACTACGTACTGGCTCAAGGCCGTTCGTGCTGTTCTGGATGACGCTGGACGACTCACAGGGCATAATGGCAGACATAGTTGAGTGCCTAAGACCCCACTTAGCGATTCTCTCCCTAAGACCCTCCCAATCCATGTTGTAGACTGGCTCAACCAACTGGTCTACGGTCTTCTTGTACCAGTCAATAGGTAGTAGTCCCCGAGCATACTTAGTGTCTTGGAACTTCTCACACGGCCCCTTTTCCCTAGCCAACTCACAACTTGCGTTTAGGAGATTCCACTGGATCTGCTCCATAGACTCGTGAACAAGTTGGAGGGCAGCTTCCTCACCGTACTTCAGTTTGTTTTTAGCTAGAAAACCGGCTAGGTTTGTTATGCCAATACCAAGAGATCGTCTGTTTTTAGTAAAGTTCTCACCAGCGAGAACAGGATAATCTTGGTAATCAATAACAGATTCCAGAGTTCGTACTGCCATCGTACAAGCATCTTCTACCTCTTTCTCACTGTTGAGTTCAAGTAGGTTTAGTGCTGACAGAATACAGATACCAATTTCTCCATCGGGGTCATCAATAGCCTTGATGGGTTTTGTAGGCTGGATGATCTCCTGACACAGGTTAGACATATACACTGGCACATCCCAAGAACCATGTTCGTTGGCAGTATCGATATTCATGCTGTACACACGTCCAGTCTCCAGACGTTCCCTAGCAAAGATCTCAGCTAACTTACGTGCTGGTATCTTCCTCTTAAACTTGAGAGATCTAGAGTTTTCGTACTTCACGTATAATTTCTCGAACTCTTCGTTGTTACCGAACGCCTCGTACAAACCCTTGGCTTCATGAGGGCTGAACAGGGTAATATCCTGATTCTCAATCAAACGGTCGTAGAACAGTTTACAAAACTGAACAGAGTAATCTAGCTTACGTACTCTATTATCGTCCGTTCCAGCATTATTCTTGAGGACCATTATGTCTTCAACCTCATAATGCCAAAAAGGAAGGTGTACCGTCGCAGAGCCACCACGTAGCCCGTTCTGGGACGTTGACTTGACGCACGACTCGAAGTTCTTTAGGTACGGGATCAGGCCCGTGTGGATCACCTCACCGCCTCTGATGGGCGAATTGATGGGACGCATACGCCCAATGTTCAGTCCAATCCCAGCACGACGTGCAGTATACCGCCCTACAGCGTGAAGACTTCCAAAGATGGCATCTAGATTATCATCGATATCAACCAGCACGCAGGAAGCGAATTGACGTATATTAGTTCGAACACCAGCCATAATTGGGGTGGGGAGATTAATCTTGAATGTGGAATAGCAATCATAAGCCCTTTTTACCTCATCTACAGTGTCAAACAAACACATAGCGATAGCCATATAGGCGAACTGAGGGGTCTCGTAGATCTCACCTGTACTGCGGTTCTTAACGAGATATTTGTCAATCAACTGTTGTAGGCCAGCGTACGTGAATTGATCGTCGAGACCGTGATTGATGTACTTACCGAATGCGTCTACTTCTGCTCCAGTCCATCTTTCTTGGATAGACGGGTCGTAGATAGCGTTGTCCACGTTTCTCTGTATGAATACCAAGAAGTCAGTTGGCTGGTTCCCACTACCCCACACTTCTTTGCGTAGCTGCATGTTCAGTAGTCTAGCGGCGACATACTGATAGTTTGGTGCCGATTTTGAGATAAGATCGTTGGCACTCTTAATGAGGACTTTGTGGATATCCTCTGTTGGTATCCCATCGTACAGAGATAGGTTAGCGTTCATCTCAATGTCTGAGAAGCTGACGCCATTGATTCCTTTCGTAGCCCACTCAAGTACTTTGTGGATTTTCTCAACGGAGAAATCTTCCTTCTCCCCCGTTCTCTTCTTCACTTGCATACTGGTTCCTTATGGTTAAGATCGACACATCCGGGAGGATCACTCTATTATATCCCGCAGACCCCGTATTGTCAATAAGAAAGTACAAAAAAAGTCCCCTCGCCGCATAAAAGCCGCAAGAGGACTATCAATTTGAATCTACTTCTTAGTCGAGAGGTTTGTCAGGCTGGACAATTGTCACTTCGATTCCCTCTCCAAGCTGTATGGTGGCAATCTTCTTGCCGTCTTCCACTTTAAACTCAACCATATCAATGATGGTTTTAACCCTTTCGACTTGTTCTTTTGTTACACCTAGATGTTCAAGGACTGTGTCAACAAGGCGACCTGTTATTGTCATTGACTTGTACCCCACGAAATAGCGGTTAGGATCTTCACAAGTCGTTCACGACGGTCACCATCTAATGGTACATTTTCTTTACCGATAGCAGAAATCACTGCTTTATCGATAGCTTCACCTAGATCTGGGTAGATGCCCTTGATATCTTGACCAGCAAAGTTCATCGCACCAGCCATGATGTTGAATTCACGGAACTGACCAGTGCTCTTTAAGAAGCCGGGGTCAGTCTCAATAACACTTGCCATCTCAGCGAAGAAGGGTCCGAGTACAGATGAATGCTCTTTGCTAATGTCAATATCTACAACGTTTTTAACCATCTTCTGGTATGAATCAGACGGTTCGTCTACGACAACTACATCTGGCGTGTTTGGGGTAAAGTCTACGTTATCCTTTACCCACTGAACTGATTGTTCCCCAAAGAGACCTGTAAGTACTAAAATGAAGGCGGCGATAAGTCTTGTTTTTTTGTTCATGCCACCTGTCCCCCGTCTTGATCGACAAACTCCGCACTTTGCACTGGTTCATCCATGACAACAAATAGTGGGAAGATCTTATCCAACTCAGAGATAGCTTCCGTCAACCCGCGATTAACAAGTTGGTTTCTGAGATCCTCCCAGCATGACACTACAGTGCATAGTGAATCTTTAGAGCACACCTCTGGATGGTCATTCTTTTCCGACGTAGGAACAATATCGTCTTCTTTTTTCGCGTCCTTGACCTGCTTTAAGATTTTAGGCAAGATACCCCTAATCTGCCCCCAAAATGTACTACCACCCAGTAGTACTCCTAGACCAACTATGATCATCTGAAATGTCGTCACTACACTGTCCCTCCTATAGGTTTTTCTTAAATGATTTGTGTGAGCTAATAACTTCGCTCAATTCTTTCTCTGATAGTTGACCGGAGACAGTGATTAGAGCATTGTAAGCAGCCTTCCGTTCGCTACGTAGTAATCTCTTAGCGATAACTCTACGCATGACAAAACGTGCCATGAATCCCGGTCGTTTAATGGAACCCTTAACAGACTCTTCGCTTCCTCTGCATCGGTAGAGCAAATTAATGAGGGTCATCATGATCTTGAAGATCGTTAGCAGCGTCAGTGGATCAATGCCAAATTTCTTGTTTTCAGCCTGAGCATAAACTTGTACCCGCTCCGCCAATTCAGTCAACTTGTTGTCATTCATCAATTTCAGCCTTTAAGATGGAAAGTACTTCTTGGTGTGTCCGAAAACCCTCAACCCTTTTAACTGGGTTATTCAGGTCGTCGCGACCCACAACTAACATAGTTGGGTAAGCACCAATCTTATAGTACTTGAAGTATTTTGAGTTGTCCTTATCCTCATCATCTTCATCTATTATATGAAGTGTTATGCCGTTGTCAAGCATAAATTTCTTCAATTCTGAATTTGCCCACGTTTTCTTTTTCATATCTCTACACGGTTGGCACCAACTGGCACCCATATGGTAAACCATAATGTTATTTCGGTCAGCCGCGTCTAGTAGGGCAACTCCTCCGAACCGTCCGTTTGTTTGGGCGTTTTGAACGTTTTGCTGTGTACACCGTGCGGCTTTTTGACCCTTGATGCAGTTGCAATTTGACTTCTTGCAACCGCACTGGCACTTTTTTACGATGGGTTCCGGGGCTTTATTCTTACAAGCTAGACAACCGGGGCACTCCGTCTTGTGACCGTCACCATGAGTGATCCATCCAGTTCCATCACAAAGGTCGTTTACTGGGGCTTCTGGAGAATCTCCCGAGGTCATGATAGCTTTAGCTAAGTTTACTACCACGTATGGTCTATAAACCCATGATCCTGATGAGGATGAAGTAAATACTAATAATGTAGCAAAAAGTAAGTTTCTCATTTTATACCCTACAAATATGTTGAAGTGCCGTAGTCTAGTAAATCCCTAGCAGGGAAACCGTCTACGTTACTGAAGACCCAAGACCCCTGACTAGCCAGCATTCCTCTCGCGTCCTTTTCGCGAATCCAGAAGCTACCATCAGGCTGTCCATGCACCTTAGGACCGGAATTCCATCGACCCCAACTGTTTTGTACAAGGAATAGTGTTTCATTGAACCTGTCGTTCGTGTCATCACAAGCAATCCATGCCATAGCGTGTGACCAGCCACTAGATCTTTTTGCTATGCCCTTGGCGTCTCTCCTAGAAGAAAAACCGTAACCAGAGCATACAGAGAGGGCATACCCGTTAGCGAGGGCGTCTCGTGCCTCCTGAATGGTCGTAACCATACTAATCGTTTTGACTTGGTGCTTCTTTGCCTCAGTCGTATAGATAGACGCTGGGATGCGTTTTCTTGCACCTAGACTTGAATTATAGACAGATAGGTCTATTTTTCCATAGTCTTTTCTTAGTAAGATACCACCCTTAGAATGAACATATTGAGCGGCCCCAGAACAGGTCATACCCTGCCCACTATGTCTACGCGATTGATAGATACCTTCTGTAGCACTTCTACATTCAAAAGATTCTGACTCGCCTTTGATATCAATTTCAACAGAACGACTGATATCTAACGCATTTCTCGTCGCGTGACTTACACAGTCTCCTGTTGTTTGCTGCTCATCTGGCCCGAAGTTAGGGTCAAATCTAAGTAATGACTTAAAGGGAAGGGAAAGTTTCCCCTCCCCTGAGCCATACAACCCGAAAGCTGCTGCACCAAATAAGGGAGTCTTTAACTTACCAAGTAGCTCTGCAGTCTCTTTAGGGTCACATACGCTCCCCTCAAAACCATCACGATAAGCGTTTAAGAGAGAGCGTGGTGTATCAAACTCCCTCATGACTACTCCTTGTCGTCAGTGTTATTTTTCATCCACTTAACAACGGTGTCAAGAGCTAGAGCAATGATAGGTACTACAAGAGCACCCATATCGCCCAAGTCTAGTTCACCAAGGTTTTGCATTACGTAAGTTACAGCGGCAGCACCGCCAACAAGTAGTGCGTTTTTACCCAAATTACTTAGGTCGGAAATATTAAGTTTGAACTTCTTAGATCCCATTTGTTACTCCTGTATCTTGATGTGAATTAGAAATCCTTCATGTTGACCATCATCTAATCGATAAGGGTGTCCAATGAAGCGAAGTTTCCTTTTATCTACAGATACGGTTTCGATGTCAATTCTTCTGCTCATCATTAAGCAGGAATTAAGTTCGTCTAAGAAATTCCCTCTTTCTTCGTCGTCTATAACCGTAACCCAGTCTAATCCACCGCTAATGTCGCCCTGACCAACAGTTTGTTGGTAGAAATTTTCATTAGCCCAGATTAGATTTCCTTCCCTATCAGTCTCAAAGAGACACATATCCTGATAATGCAACGCTATCTTCGAACGTTGATCAATAACTGTTTGGCGTACTTCCATGCGATCACAGGTGTTGGAAAGTTTCAATACCATATCTTTAATAGAACCACCTCCGTTGTAACTGACTTCGGATTTGATTTCTAAGATACTATTCTTGATTTCTTTCTGGTCTTTAAACCAAACACGAGTAACTTTGAAGAAACGCCACAGAAAAATAATAGCAGAGCCAATCGCACCCACCAGAGATGCGATGGCTACAATTTCATCTATGGTGACATTCATAATGACTCCTACGAACGAGCCATCTTAAGATTCATAAGAGTCTTGTGCTTTGTAGTCGTCACTCTGAGGATTTTTGCCACCAAACATATACGTCAACTCACCCGGAATAGCACGAGTTGTGTTTGCGGCAGCGTCGGCAGAAGCCTCATCTCCAGCACCGCTTGGACGAACAAAGTCAGAAGCAACACCAGTATTACCGCTCTTAGTTACAAACGAGTTGTAACCAGACGCAGGTGCTGCCAGAACGTCAATATCGACCGTTCCGTACAGATGAGTACCTGAAGACTGCGTAGTTGATCCTCTAAGAGGGTCAGCACCATGAACATCAGCAGCACCACCAATTAGTAGTGTGTTAGCTACACCACCCAAGGTAGTTGTTACATTACCACCTTGAACAACCCACTCAGTGCCATTAGCCTGATAACCAAGCTGAGTAGTACCTTCTGTTATAGCACCGGGAACAGCACCAGAAATACCAACTTTGTCAGTATATTGAGATCCTGTACCATCTTGTGCAATTACCTTAGAACCATAGCTTTGACCTACGTCGTCAGCCAGTGTGGAAAGAATAAGGTTGTTGTTAATAGGACTGTCTGAGGCGGGAGTTCCACCGTGTACAACAGTTCCACCATCACGATTTTCAACGGCTGGCTGGTCGCCAGCACCACTTGGAGCTACAGTAGCCACATTAAATCTCCTGTAAGTAAAAATGAAAAGTTTTAGATTTGTCCGTGTCCGACTGTAATTCCAATTCCTGTGATATTATACACTTTTTAAAAGCGAAACTTTCAGTTTTTCCAGATTTTTCTGAAGTCTAACACGAATAGTCTCGCCACAAACTTGCCTATCTTCCGCTAATTCCTTGATCGTCATGTTGTTATAGAACCTATCCACTATAAGTGACGGATCTTCACATTTTGCCGAAATAGTGTCCAACATGTCAATTTGAGCGACCGGATCGTGTTTATCTTCAACGTTTTCATGAAGAACAGCGGTTTTTTGGGATTTATTGAACTTTCTTTGACTGAGACACTCGTACACCACACCCGTGTGTAGATAGGAAGTGAATTTGGTCCCATTACGCTTATTGTACCGTTCTGACGCTCTCCATAGTGCGTTTAAAATACAACTTTGGATCTCATCCTGTGACAAAACCGTAGCAAAAGATGACGCCGCACTGTATGCGATGTTCATTACGTCTTCATCATTCAGGTACTTCTGGATTTTCTTTTTCATGTGTTTTTCCTTTACTTGTAATAGTTTCTTCAATCTCCGCTCTAACTTCACTGAAGTCGAACATTCTTCCAATCCCAACAAAAAACCTATATCTACTACAGATTTTTAAAACTTCCACGCCGCTAGTTTCGCTCAGTGTGTCCCTTATTTCCTCCGTTATGTTGAAGTTGGTGTGTCCCATCCAACAGTTAAAATTTGATGCTATAGAGATATTCTCCATTAGCCGCTCGTTAATAGGAATGAGCATTTGGCCCTCTTTCCTATCTTGTTCATCTTGATAAGGCACGTCTTCTTCTTCAAAGTCTTCGGCCTCTCCCGCTTGTTTGTGCAACATGTCTAACAATGGAGACTCAAGCTGACTTTGTAGTAAATCTTCGTATTTTTGCCAACCCACTTTGTTATTTGTTTTCATGGTAGTGCCCTTAAAAAAGGTCTGTAGGTTTAATTACTGGAGTATCTCCAGATTTCCTTTTTGTTAAGCCTTCCTCTTCTCCTCGTATGTATTGATCGCCATCCTCAAGGATAGTCGATTTAAGTATAACTGATTTGACAAATGTACTGAATTCATCCGATTTTGAGTCTCTTTCGAACGCCGTTTGCAGGATCTGCATAGATTGGACCTGAAAAGCCGTCGTTGGAATAGAAGCGATTAACAGGGCGAACTTCTTTATGGTTTCCGGAGAATAGTCATCCATTCCCACGTCTATGACAATCTCACCGTCTTCGTCAACGCTGTAGCAGACGCACGCAGGGCGACCCTTAGCTCCAGAGGCATCCCTCGACGATTTTGTCTGCTGTGTTTCTCCATGTGAATTCGCTGGCGGTAGTGATTCCTTCTTCTGAGACGGTTTTGGTGTCAGTAGCCGCAAAGGCCAGCATAGCGTCCGAAAGATCGCGGATAGTATTTTCATTGATTTTTGCCCATTTCCCTTGTCCAAAGAACCATTTGTTGTCATATGCCAACTCAGTATCATCGACGTTTATTGCCGTACAGTTATCAGCGTTACAAAACTCCGTATGAGCAGAGTAGTTGGTAGCAATTACATGTCTACCTACCGACATCATCTCTAAGAGTTCTAGATTCCAACCCTCTCCACGAGAGGGGAAGATGCCGCAGTCCGCTCGGGCCATCATATTATACACGCCTTCCTGTGTCTCAGCCCTCGGAATAAGTTCAACTCCGGGGTGATCGTACAGATGTTCCCACTTCCTATTCTCTGCGGGGTCGTTAAAGGGGTTGTGGCACATCATCCACAGTGCGATGTTGGGATTCTTCTCATAGGCCAGCCTGAAGGCTTGAATGAGGATATCATGTCCCTTACGCACTTCCCATTTGCCACAGTTGAAGAAAACCGTCTTATCCTTAGGGACTCGGTTGGCAGGCAGGAATACAGATGAGTCTACACCTAGGGGCACTACGTGGATTGTATTACCCAGTCCATGATCCTGAATAACACCCTTAGCCCACTCTGAGCATACCATCAGTTCATCACAAGACCGTAGCTGGTGTATTTCCTGCTTCGTGAAGGTGTCTAGCTCGAAGATAGGGAACCCTATATGCTTTCCGCGACCAACGTGTTGGGCTAGGTCAAACTGATGCCACAGACGCACTGAGGCGGCTTCTGGGTTGTACCCGTTTTTGGCTAGGTCAAGAGATCTCTGTACTATTGTATGGTCTTCTTGACAAGAAACGCTAATGCTATCCGGGCCAGATATTGGGAATAGTGATACCTCTACGCCACGATTCCAGAGTGCCTTGAGGACATTCATCCCGGCTACGCCATAGCCTAGGGTGTTGATCGGGGCCGTTAGGTTTAATTCCATTATTTGACTCCATAGAAATTACGAATGTCCAGATTTTCACCCACATCAACAATATACTGCTTGATAACCCTGAGGTCAGAGCCGCGTTGGAGCGTGGTCTCAATCAACGTTTGTGCAAACGCTAAGTCTTCATCCCACTGTTTACCTTTTCCAGTAAATTTGAAGGGCGTACCCACAATGCGTTTAATGCCGGTTTGAAGGATAGCCGTGGTGCATCCTGTGCATGGAGTGGGGTAGAAGGGCAAATACAACGTGGCACCTTTTAGAGATACGCCCTTCCGACCAGCATTGTAGATAGCGTTACGTTCTGCGTGCTGCGTAACCGCATATTTTGTGGGCCGTTTGTGTAACTCTGCGTTGTTGTCGTCAACACCTCTTGGAAACCCGTTCCATCCCACGGAGAGGATATCGTGGTCGTCGTCAACAATAACCGCTCCCAGCTTGGTACTACGGTCTTTGGACTTCTGAGACACATAGACACACATACCAATGAAGAAGCGATGCCAGTCGTCAGGGTCGCCGCTTTGGTTGTACTTCGGGATCTCATCATATATTCGCATTAGTTTTATCCTTTTCTACATACCACATAATTTCATCCTCAGTAAGATAAAGATCTATGGCAAAATGTTGAAATAAATGTTTTCGGAAACGGCCACGTACTAGGCCAGCATACTGGAACCTACCTTTTACTGACGGGGTGCTGACAAGGTAAAATGTTCCCTCTTTTAGTTCATTACAACTCATTTATCAACCCTTCCACTTACCAGTTTCTTCATAAATATCTTTAGGGCAATCGGGTGAACACCCACGATACTTTGTTCCACAGTCTTTAGTGTGATAGTGCCACCAATTTTTAGGGGGCTTATTGAATTTCCTGCGGAGACATTTAACTATATTCCAGCGGTCTGTGTCAATAACAATTTTCATTAGAATACCTCCGTTAAAAATTCCTGCACAGTTTTTGTACGTGGGTTTTCGGTTAGAAACTTGTTTACCGTTCGTTTCGCTGACCCTCGTCGTTCTCCAAGGCCCACTAGTGCGTCAACACAATCATGATAAGCTGGATGTTGTTGACGTTCAGGGAGCGGGATGGGTTTAGCCTTAGGTGAGGCGTTCTTACCCTTCTTTTTCTTCTTACCCTTCTTCTTTTTCTTCTTAGCCTTAGGTAGCTCAACAGCCACTACGGGTGGAGCCTCAGGAGGGTCGTCTATGTACCCAAGATCAAAACGCTCTGGGATCTTGAGTGGTTTCACGCTCTTGTTAGTTAAACCGTTGAAAAAACAGAGAAACCAGAAGGTTCCTATGACGTAGCTACATAGTTTTACCATCAGGTCTATAGATCTAGGGTCGTCCATTTGGGAAATCCTCTTTCAGTATACACCTACTTGAATGTTCTTCGATCAATCATCTTCATCCCCTTATTATAGTCTATATCGGCTGATTGTCAAGGGTTACTTTAGAGTATTTACGAAAAAACCCCGACAGTTACCCGCCGGGGCTTAAATAGTGGTGTCTATCCCCGTACCCATCGCATCATCGAAAGGTGGACCACCATTATCTGTCTGAATTTTTATCCCTTGGTATGATCTGTGATGGATCGGGACCGAGGGAGATATCGTCTGCCATAATACAGACGGAACTTTTCTTGTTTTTTTCTTCATCCTCGTAGTTGTCAATCTTTAGCTTGCCAGTAATAGCCACGCAACGGCCCCTAAGAAGCATAGGATTGAGGTTTTCCGCCATCTTACCAAAACATAAAACATTGATAAACAACGTGTCATCGTTACGATGATCATTGACGGCCAGCCTAAACTTAGACATGGACGTTCCCTTTCTCGTTGTGTTAAATTCCGCATCACTAGTTAGCCGACCCGCTCCGTTCCAACAATTCTGATTCATCTGATACTCCAAGATTTACAAATTCGGACTGATAATTATTACGCACTCTCAGGTGCTGCTTCCTGCCCATCGATACCCAATGTAGAACGTCCCTGCTTCAAGTAAAGCGATAGTCGTTCAATCTCTGCTACAATGGCTACTCGCTTTTCCTCAAGACCAACGATCTCTCGTTCAACATTCATAAGGTGAACTTTTGCCATTTCCTCTACTGAGGCCACTTGTTCTTCTGCCACTTCTCTGTTTCTCCTGTTAAAAGAATTGTATTTGGTTGTTATATTATAGTCTACAACCACCTAAAAGACAAATCGTTTTTGGAATTTTTAGACTATACCAATAAAAAAGACCGGCTCAAAAGCCGGTCTCAGGTGTTTAAGCATTCTATCTTGAGTAATACTTCAAAGTACGGTATTGGAAAGGTACAATAGCGACCCCTGCTACGGACCTACGCCGTTCCAACTCCCGTTGCTGTGCCTCAATTTCTTCTTTCTGACGCTGAATGATAGCGTCTTTACAGCGAATCCTCTTAACAGCACAGAGTTCTTCCGACGTTATAAACGCTGGAACCCTACGTGTCGTCAACGACGACTTCAGACGAGACTTCATCAGGCAAAACCGATCCTTCAGTTTTACACAAATGGAAGGTCGCTCAACGACGTAAATCGCTGGCACTACCGCGTGAACCTCAGTAACACAGGGACCGCCCGCCTGTGCTGAACTCACTGAACCAACTGAGGCTACTAGAGTAGCAAACAAAACAAGACCTCTCATACTTAATTCCTTTCTAAAAGATCTAAAGTTAAGTCTCAACCATTAGAGACTTTCAATCGTTTTTCCGCCGCTTCCATTATTAGGTACACAAAAACTGATGGAGACCGTGGGAAAAAGAATTGGAGGCGGCGGAAGTCGAATCCGCGTGTTGTATAGGTTTCAAAATCAACAGTTTTTACATGTTTAGTGCCTAAGGCACGGTTCTTGCTGTTAGCGATAGTTCCCGAAGGATCTCTCTGTGATTGAGTGATGAGGCTCACAGAAGCCCCACAGCTTACGCTGCAAGTGCAAAAGAGTTTACAGTTATCGTTTGGTGTGGTTTTTAGCTAGCCTCCACGCCACCTAGCACATGTTGTTGAAGTCTCCGTCTACCAATCAATTCCAGTACGCCCCCGTATTGTAAAACCATTCAGAATGGTTAGTGTGATTGACAGGAGTCGAACCTGCATAAACCGACCTGACACCCAATTTATGGGAAATAATACGAGAGTCAGGGTGAGTCGCCAATTGTCTCATTACGGCCACAATCACAAAAAAACAGCAATCGAACAGGGCTTCTCACCCCTACATCATACCTAGCTTCACTGGGATTTAACCCTCCACCGGCTAATTCAATTACCGCCTCCGTAGTTTTATAGGCAGTCAGCCTACTTCAATCATCGGGATTTAGAGGAACACCCGACTAGCCAGCGACAACTGGCGTGGCAACAAAAGGAAGTACAGTTTCCTGTAATCAGGCTACGTCGTGTTTTTATCACCAGTACCTCGCTCGCATATGGGAACGTCTGGTGTTTATTTCACGATAGCTACGGTATTTAGCCCCAGGAATACATTAACCTTCCAATCTCCTACTTGAATAGCTTAGTAAAGCTATCCTTTGTCAACTTATCCACAGAGAAGTCTAGGACTTCATCCTCTGGATCGATTTCAGTAACAACTTCCGCACCCAGTGTTTGTAGCAACAGTCCGAAGTCAAACACGCTCTTGTATTGTTCGTACAGAGCCTGCACTCCCAATGTGTTTCTACCTCCGACCCTTGCGTGACCAGCACCAAAGTTCAGAAGAACAAAAGACTGAGTATCGTTCGATTCAGGCAAAAACATCCCAAGGATCATTTGCTTCTGAACCGCTTCAGTCCGTACTTCCATCGTAACCTTATTGGGGTCCATCAGGAACTTCTTGTCAACACTGTCTCCAGCACCAACAATGATCTTGTATCCGGATGTATCAGACCCTGAGTATACGTTATTATGTACAAGCCAAGGCTGATTAGTCCCACTCTTACAGTGTAGGTATTCCACAGCCCCGCTAGGAGCGTTAGTAATGTCCCCACTGTAAGTAAGTAACCCCGTAGAGTACCCAGCGTTCCAACCAATCTTTTCACCAGTAATAGCACTGGCAGAGAGGTCAAGGTCACGAGCACCCCAAGCATTTTCCCAGTAGATCCCAACGCATAGCTTTTCTCCGAAAAACTTGCTGCCCGTAGGAATATTCCCCACAAACATCTTTTCAGAGGTAGGCACAGCGTATGATACATCCTCTGGAAGGAAAACCTTAGTCCCTAACAGATTCCAACGCTTAGTAGCGTAGTCAGACAGGAAATTAAAGTTCTGCACCATGTCCAAGACCTTAGGTGCATTACCTTCCTTAACCCAACTCTTACCATTACGAATACGGTAATTGAATACAGTTTGACCCTGCATACGATTGAAAACCGCAGTCATAGCTTTGAACACAGCGAAGGGCGTAGCGTTGTCCAACCAGTGAAGGTCACAAGTAGTCAACACACGACTTGTCACTTCATTCAAAGCGTTCTGTGGAACAGGCTTATGACGAGTCTTAGACAGCTTTGAGATCTTATTGATGACAGCAGGGCATCGACCCTTGAATGCCAAAAACAGTGGCTTAAAGCGATTGAAGATGGTCGCCAGACGGTCCACTCCATGAGCACGGAACTGAACAGATGGGTTAAAAGACGATTCCTTGATAGCAGCAATAGCCTTGTCATTCTTGATCAACAGGGTTTCCCCAGTCGCACGGTAGATGACGTAACGGAAGAACTCCATTGTATCGTCAGGAATAACGCCATACGCATCAGCAATCTTGATGATCGCTTCTTTGTTCTTAACGCCTTCCTTTCCGGTAAATGAGTAGTTCAATTCGTCATGTAGAATAGATAGCAAACTGTCAACGGTTTCTTCAGTCAGGGCGATACCTGAGCGAAGCATGTCCAAACAGCGTTCTGTCATTTCTTCCACGGTCAAACCACGAACAACCTTGAACGTCAACTTAACGTCAGGCACTTCCAGAACTTCGTCTGGGATGTACATTTCGTCTTCAAAGTTGCTACCGTAAGTAGATGCGTAGTGACGGATCTGCTCCATAGCAAGTTCAAAACGAGATGAGTTGCGTACCCTCGCGAAACTCTTATGGAAACCCTTGTTCAGGTCATTCCCGTCCAACTTGTTCTGACCATAGAACGCAACGATGCGATCCTTAGCCCAAGCAGCGTCTGGAGTAACAACAAACCCTTGGTCTGACACGAATGGGTCAACCGACTTGCTTGGCTTGGCTACAACAGCGTTAAACAATTCCAGAGTTTTCATAGCTAACGTCCTTCCTAAAAAATAAGTGGAGAGTAGATTTTTTGGAGCCGCCTTGCCACCGAAGTGGCCCTAGCGGCAGAGGTTTAATAGGAACTCTCTATACCTATGTTTTAACTGGGCGAAGAGTAAGTTTCAATTTTTTATAGGAACTCTTTATGCCCATGATTTGTATCACTGTGGTGGAAAGTATAGGATTTGAACCTAAACCCCCGAAAGGGTTTACCATGCTACCGAAGTAGCGGATAGGAACTTTCTGTACCACTAATGCAAGCGGCAGGATTCGAACCTGCATCTAACAGTTTAAAATTTGTTAGGAACTTGATTTTAACCGTAGTTGACAAGTAACATCTGGTGCTCTGCCAATTGAGCTACGCTTGCAAAAAAAAGACGAGGGGTAAGTTTCATAAATTGATTTTTATAGGAACCCCTGTTGTCTCATATATTATAGTCTACTGGACCCTGTTTGTCAAGGTCTTTTTGACTATTTTTTCACTTTCAATTTCAATTTTAGATCTGCGTCCACACGTTTTGCCTGAATGGACTCTTTGAGTAATCTAAGTGTTTTCTTGCTATCTGTACTTAGTTTGTGACAGCCGCCTTCTTCATCCCACCAGAAGTTTACCAATGATTTCTCACTATGACCACAGCTTATCCAGAACTCTTTTGAGGGGTTGCCTTCTATATACTGCTGAAAGACCGTCCCATATGGAGAGTCCAACATTTCAGACAGCTTCATAAGTGGCTCACTAGGTTTATCGGCTTCTGAGACTGTGATCTTGATCATTATTTGTCCTTTTTCTGAAAATTAGCACAATGTTCGCAAGCACCGTAGTGTTCCATATCTGACCCGTAGCCGTTATACCACAGTACGTATTGGCATTTGCCCACCTTAACGATATGAAGATCGTTTTGTATTTCCATCTTCAGTCGTTTTTGCCTACTTTGCTGGTAGTTAGAATCCGGATGTGAGTCCGGTAAACAACCAACTATACAAAGTAACGCCAACATAGGAGGTACTAAACACATAGCTGTAAGATCTTTAACTACTGACGATTTCATTATTCTTCCTTTTTAAAACCCCGGTCGCGAGTTTACAGATCAATTCCTGCCACGTTCAGACCCCGGTTTTCCTTTCAATCATTCCTAAGAGGTAATTGGAAACAACAGGGATCGAACCTGCAACCTTCGCCTTGCAAGGGCGGTGCTCTCCCAGTTGAGCTATGTCCCCATTATACAGTACATTCACCGTATGTCAACTCTTTTATTCGCTTTCTTCCCACTCGAAGTACCTATCCATAAACTTGTCATAGATATTTG